GCATATTCTAACGCTTAGCTGCTGATTGCCATTTAACAGGTTTCCAGCAATTAAGGAAATTTTATTTTTCATAATATCACTATTATGCGGCGCAGGCAGAATAATTTCTTTTTACGCCTCTAATAACATTGTGGATAATATCTCCGCCACGGAAAGTAAACATCATAATACCAGGAGTACCATTTGAATCTGTAGTCAGGTCAAGGAATATACCATAAGCCTTCTTAGGGAACTCTAGGTCTAATGACCGATCAAGACGGAAAATCATCTTATTCTTAACTTTAATTATTTCTAATTAAACCAGACTATATCATTATCTTTGTTAAATATATTTAAATTTAAATCCTTTATGACTGCGTATTATATTTTTTAACACTCTGTTAATCTGAGAACTACTTAAATTATTTTCCATAGCGCACTCATTTATTGAAGAATAATTCTTAGTAATTTTACCATCAAGACTTATCATTACTATTGGGGTACTATTGTTTTTAATACTATTTGTATAATAGCTATTTATATCAGAATCATCTTTGTTATAAACTCTTCATTGAAACCCACCAGCTAAACACTTTTTACTAATAGCCTGCTTGATCGTATTAATTTGTAGTTCTTGTTCAGCTTCTGTAATATTATTATAGTGTCTTATAAATTTACCACTAATAGTGTATTGAGCTACTTGAACTTTATTGCTATGATAAGTAAATTCTTTTTTATAGCTTCAAAAGAAGTTGTATGCTGAAGATGAGTATCCCAAACAATTATTTCTAATACTCTTTATAATAGTATAAAGATCAGAATTAGTTACTAAACTTAAAGCCGCTTCATTTATACTTTTATACGATTGTAAAAACTCCCCATCTAAAGAATATTTATATACTCTTTTTTGTTCAATATTACAACCACCTTCTCCCCCAACTTTTGAATTATATACATTCTTACTTCGTAATAATGTAGTATTTACAAGCTGAGCTTCTAAATCATACGCTTGTTTTTTACCCTCATCTGTGTCTGGAAATATCTGTATAATAGTTCTTCTAAAGTTATCATACCCATATTTTTTAACAGCTGTGTGTAATGGATATTTTTTTATAGCATTTGACTGCCTATAAATACCGCAACCAATATACCCATCAAAAATATCAGGATTTGTTCTGTGTACACCAAAGTATAATTTTCCATTACAAAGGTTAACAGTAACATATACAATATATTTTAATTCCATAAGATAATTATTATTTCGGTTAATATTAACCTATGCCTATTAAATAGGACTTACTAGTCGTTGAACGTTCTCCATGTATTATATTTACTAAGGAGCTTCGCTGCTGATTGTCCAATTTCTATAATTTTTAAACTTTCAAGTTTATATTTCCATATTACTTTGTAGTTTATAGAACTATAAGGAGTTTCCAGCAATTAAATAATTTTATTTATACAGCCTCTAAGCTGCAGCGGGCAATAAGATAGATTTACCCGCAAATTCATATGACTGATAAGTTGCACCAAGGTCAACATAATCCTTAGCACCTTGTGACCATACGAAACAACCAGTAGTTTTCCAGTCACGAATCCATGTAGCCATTGTTCTCTGGACAGATTGCCACATTTTAGTGTTACAAATAAATACCCAAGAATTGCCTGTGGGCTCATCTGACTTAGTAGCCATTTCATTCATAGCACCTTCAAAGATACGTGTAGTTAATTTATTAAATACATACTTCGTTGCAAAGCGTTCAATTTGAGGAATTATCATTTTTGTTATCGTAGATGAGTTTACCATCTACTTCATATACTTGATTTCGTATATGATCAGACTATATCTTCATCCATTTCTGGATGGCTCCCTTTCGTGGTTATTTTATCCTTTATAGGACTACTTTAACTAGTCGTTGCACGTTCTAAATATTACTATTTAGCTTCGCTCAGGATTGGCATCTCAGCTTTCCCTGAATTAAAGAGCTTATTTCCATGCTCATTACTAAGCATAGGGGCAAATTCTCTTACCCTCAGTAGTGACAATAGGACGACCAATTTCATCAGAAATAGTAGTCTTACCATTTACATCAAAGTTACCTTTGGAGAATAAAAGCTTGTTATTACGAGCAGCCATATAGCTATCAAGACAAACTTTTTCTGCACCAGAAAGCTTGTAAGTAAAATCTTTGTCCTTTGTTGCAATATTGATAAACTGATCTTCCAAAGCCATATATTTAGCTGAATAATCAATATCACAACGAGTTGTCCCAATCATCGTTCTATGCTTCTCGATGTTTGATTGATACTTAGTGACTTATATACTTTATATTACTATAAAGAGTAGACTATATCTTAATCTTATTCTATATACTTAAATCTATAACCATTACAGTGTTCACGTACTCCTTTTAATACAGCATAAGCATTTCTATATCCAGCTTTCCGCAATTCTGCAGTATTTTCAAATACTTCTATTAAATTCCAGTCATCATCATATTTTCCTACTTTCCTCATGTCTCTATTTCTCTGAGCATTTGAATAATTAGCACTATTTACTTCAGTTTTTCACTTCTTCATAAATGGTACTTTTTCATAAGAAAATTGATAATTATAAACTCTAGATCCATTTTTAATTGCTCTAGATATATGACTTTGATTACGAGCATTCGGAGCTATTTCATCTATACATTCTTTTAATGTATTAAACTCTTTAACAAAATCTCCGTTTGAATTGTACATATACACTTTCTTCTTTAGAATTTCTGGACATCCACCAGATCCTCCTAATTTTATATTATAGGTGTTTTGGTCTCTTACAAAAGATTCATTTACAATAGTCGCTTCTAATTTATAAGCTTCCTCTTTTGTGTCAAAAACTGCTAATGTTATTCTCCTAAAGGCATTTATTCCATATTTACACACAGCCCGTTTTAGAGGAGTTGTAGCTTTTTTGTAACTAGCTGGCCTATTAGTGTATATTCCATTTCCAATATAAAAATCCCAAACTTCTGGATTTTTAGTCATATGAACACCTATATAATATTTTTTACTGGTTATACAGTAAGTTAAATATACTAAATATTTCATTTTTTGATAAGATTTTCTCCATTTCGAACATCTCTGCCCTACTCCCTTTCGGGATAGTCGTTGAACCTTACTTAGAGCTTCGCTATGCGATTGCTTTATCTAAGTCTTGGCTGCTGATTGTCCTATAAACGTATCAACTTTATAGGAGTTTCCAGCAATTAAAAGAATTTTCAACTATAACTCGCATTATAGTGGGGCCCACTAATATCGACCCTGTTTCATGCAATTCAGGCATATGATTCGTAATAAAACGAGTGTCAGTACCTACAATACTATCTACATCAAGTACTTCCTTATAGTCATTATCAATAACACGGCATACATATTCTACAACCGCGTCAGAACGACGTACTGGAGACAGCATAACCATACATTGCTGGCGGGTCTCTTCAATTACAAACACGTCATACATCTCGTAGTAACGCTCTGGGAAATGGAAAATAACCTCAGAACCATTCGAACCATCTCCTTCAACTGCAAGGATAGGAATTCTTTTAACAAAATTAACATCAATTTCCCACTCAAGTAAGAATGAATTAAGAGACTGAAATTTACTAGGCTTGCCCTTTTCCATTGTATAAACATTCATCAGTGCTTCAGTAAGACTTGTTGCAGTATACTGTTTATACAAATTAGATACAATACCTAAACGCTCAGGTTTATCACCTAGCCACTTATGAAAGTCTTCATAAGTTCTGGTTGAACCCATCTGAGCATGGGAAGAACTAAAACTTGTAATTCTCATATTTATTTAATTTTTAAGTTTATAATAAATTTTCACCATATTCTGTCTCCGCAGATTTATGGTGATTAGTAAAATTATCTTTTGACTTATTTTTATCTAAAGAGACAACAGTAGTCTGCGGCTTATTATCTACAGATTTTCTTGTATTTTTAAGCTGAGATTTCCAATAATTAGTAATATCTGAAATAGCTTCCTTTCCATAAAGTGCAAACCATGCAAGTTCTACTAATGTCTTTGGGTCATTTAAATCTTTAAAGAATTGTGTTGCACCGTTCTCGTCTTGATTTAAAATATACTTATAAATCTCTTCCTTCTCAGACTCTTCTATTTGCAGACTATCTGACTTGTTATCTTTATAATCCATAGGAATAGAATTAAAGTCATTTAGTTGACTTTCAAGAGAAGTTTTAAAATTATTAAATTGTTCCTCTTGTTCTTTTATTCTTTCTTTAGCTGTTTCTTCTTCTTGTGCTTTATATTGTTTACGAATTATATCAACCTTTTTCTTAAATAGTTCCTCATTCTCTTTAGCAATCTCCAAATCAGTTTTGATGTCATCTTCACTCATATCGCTGAATTTTGATTTTAAATCAGCAATATATAGTTCATCATCTGAATATTCATCTACACTGTATTGTTTTTCAATTGGACCATTTTCTTTAATATAATCTTCTACTGCTTTTTGAGAATAATAAGTAATTACATCCTGTATTGTTGCATTATTTGAACGCAAATAATTAATTACCTCTATTTCATCTTTGCTAAGATTTGGAGAAGTAAGTTCTTTAAGAATATTTATTTTTTCCTCTGAGTCTAAACTATCAAAATCTACTTCTTCCGTAGTACCGTCATCATTCTCATAAGTTACTTTACCATCTTTAAGACCATACTCACTTAAAAAGGATGTCAAAAAGTCGCTATTGTTACTAGTTTCTATATTTTTATCTTGATCCGATTCTTTAGGCTCTACTGGATCTGAATCATTACTTGAGTGACTAAGAAGATTTTCTCCTCCGATAGTATCTGCGGTAACTGGACTATCATTTTCAGGACTTGAAACTGAATTATCCTCTCCTGTTAATAGCTCGTCAAAGCTATCCGCATTAAATTCAAAATGATTTGGCATATTTTCTTATTTTTTCTTATTAATTGATTATTAATCTGTTTTGATATTTGTGGCAAATATAATATATTAATTCTTAATTTCCAAACACTTTATTAAATATTTTCTTTTATAATACATTTTTCTGGTATTTGAAATTTACCTTCAGCATCAATTGTAGCTTGATATTCTCCGCTTCCTATAGTAGCTGTTCCATCTGCATGAATTTTGATATGCCCAATGTTTAGATTACCCTTAGTATCTATTGTATAGTTTCCTATAGATATAGTACCATCATTATTTAAAACAATTGGGCCGATAGTAGCAGTTTTATCTGATTTAAATTGATAAGTTTCAGCACTTAAAATAGCTTCATTGGAATTAATATTTATCCACGGAGAGTAACTTATCTTACCGTCCACATCTTCTTTTTTAACCTTTCCAATAGCAGCCTCACCATCTGTGGTAAATTTATATGTAGAACTTGATAATACTCCATTGATAGAATATTTATCGTTCTCATTACCAACAGTAATATATATCCATGGAGAGTAATTAACTTGCTCTTTTTCTGACCCGTCTTCTTCAGTAGTAGTTACCGTCTCTTCTGAGAGTCCTAATATTGAAGGAGTAAACATTTCACTGGATAATTGAATGTAAATATCTCCGTTAGATGTTTTTTTAACAATAGAAGTTCTAGTACTATTACTACTAAATGTATTAGTAACTAAAGAACTTGTCATCAACTCTCCTCTTGATAAATCAAAATACGTCGTTCCAGATTTATTTACTATTTTATCTACTACTAATGTTGGAAAAGACCAATTACCTTCAATCCTCTCATTAGAAGCCTTTTTAGTATAATCATGGGATGAATATCCAGATAAATATTCTGCATTTAGATTTTCTACTAAAGCATTAGAGTTAATAACTAATGGAGATTGAGAAGCATCTTCTAATTGTATATTAATAGGAGATTTAAAATCACTAACAGCTGAAGATAGAAGTTTAGTATAAGAATTATTAGAAGCTTGATAAAAACTACCAGAAGAGCTGTCTACAACAAGAGTTCCATCACCAGGATATTCTCCACTATATGTTTCAAGATTGTCAACTATTAATACTCCCTTTATATTGGAATTATTAGAGGTGTTAGACTTTTCTGAAGAATTAGGATTGTCTGTATCTCTAAAGTTTATCGGATAAAATCTATCTTTTACTTGAACATAAACTCTACCAGATGTCTGTAGAATCAAGTCTTTACCTTTATCTCCAACTTTAGAATTATTAGATAATGTTCCCATTAGTCTTTTAATATTTTCTCAACAAAATCTAGGATATTATCTGTAATTAACCCAGACTTATCTAGTTTATCAATAAGTGACTTTAACAAGTTAATCTCACTGTCTGTAAATTCTACTTCAATTGAAGGAGCTTCCGAAGATCATGTAATCCTACCATCTTCATTTTTGATATTAAGATCTTCAAGTTCTTCACTAGAAAAGTCAATTTTTTTACGAATATTTCTTTTTGAAATCATCTCAATTACAGAACCTTGTTCTGGTAGATTCATAAGTAGCATTAATCTAGTTGCTACATTTAAATTAAATTTACATGTGTCTTTACTCATATTAATTCTTATTTAAGTTAGATAATGATACAAAATTATATAATATTTAATAAATAACCAAATTTTTATATAAATATTACGTATAAATAAAAAAATGCCACATTTCTGTGGCATTATCTAACTTTTTATTTTTTATTATCTATCTCTCTAAATTCTATGACTAGCTTTTTTCGACAGTTATCACATAAGAATCGTTTAGCTACTTTAAACATAGCTTGCCCTATCTCGCCAGTTAAATATTGAAATTCTTCTCCTTGTGGGTGTATTCTTAGAGCAGAACATATGTGCATAGCTAAATGTCCTTTTTCATGATCAAAAGTATTTTGAAATTCTTCAGCAGATGTTGTTAATCCGATAACAACCACAGAACACCTATGTTTAAAATTTGAGTAAGTAATTCCTGTATTATATTGCCCACTTCTTAACAAATCTTCTGCTTTTACAAGCTCTGATCAACTACACCCGATTGATTCTAACTCTTCTAAAATTTCATCTGCATAATAAGTATCTACTGCATAATATACAGTTACATGCCAGTCTCAATCTTCTAAATAAATATTCTGTACTATCATACTAAATCATATCTTCTCACATTATTGGAGTGCCCTTTCCAATGCAATCTGCGTAAAATCGAGTCATTGGTAATCCATCATATCCATCAGGATCATCAATATAATCTTTTACATAAAGTAATAAACAACGTTCGTCTATAATTGATGATCCTAAATAGTCAGATTTACCCATGTGATATACAAACATTACATCATATCCAACACAGTTATCAACTGTTATTCCATAGTTTTTAAACTGTTGTTTAATTTCTTCTTTTGGAGTAATTGAAATATGTTCTTTCTTTCCATCAGAATTAAGTTTTCACATGTTAGATATAGCTCACTCACAAAGTTTCTTATTAAAATGTCATCCATTTTGTGATAAATACTCTTCCATACCTGATGGCATTTTGTCTCTTATATCTAGTCTATTTCTATTCATAACTACCGACCTCCACGATAACTAGAACGATACGAAGATCTATAACCTGATCGTTCTCCCATCATTTCTTCCATAGCTTTGTCATATCCGTCCTCGTAGCCACATTCGTATGCCTCTTTTTCAATCTTCTCAATCTTCTCTGATCTATCACGCATACCCATTCGATAATCCATTTCTCTATCGCGGCCTTCTCTAATTTCTCAAACTCTCATATGTTATTCCTTATTTAGTTGTGATATTAGTTTCTTGTTCATAGACATTAACTCAGTAATACTTTTTGCCATTTCCCCCATCTGCGTTTTAAGCGAATTAATTTCCAATTGTTGCTGTTGCTTCTCTGCAAATTCAGGATTTAATTCTGACAAAATTTTATCACAGTTTGAGATCATTTCCTTATGAAAATCTATACTATTAATAATTGCAATACTTTTCTGCTTCAAAGAAGAAATTTCTGAATTCATAGCTTCTCTATTATCTGACAGAACAATATTACTATTATTAAAATCTGCAATATCTAAATTTGCTGGAATCTTTTGATATGTAATATCTTGATTATTAACTTTAACTACAATATCTACTACCATTTCCTGAGGCTGCCCAAACATCGGTTGTACAGGGTACTTTGGCATTGGGGTTGATACACTAACGACAGAGCCTGTTTCTAATACAGCTCTATCCTTGTGTAATATAAATACTTGGTTATTTGGTCTAAGTGATTGAAACATAATTAAGCAATTCCTGTTAATAAAACTAATTTATCTGACTCACGATCGTACATTGCTAAATAAATACCTGGTCCAGGCCAAGTAGCAGTAGTAACTGCAGTCGTTGTATTTGACTCATACACAGTTTGAGTTGAATTAGCTACTCCAGCTGTTACAAACTGAATATCTACCGCTGTTGTTGGAGCTGTAAATGTACTTGTTATTTTAACAAGTATGAGCCCAGAAAAATTTCCTCGTACAAACGGATGTTTATTAAATGAAAAAGTCGCTGCAGTAGTTGTAAGAGTAACTCCTGTATCTTCAATACAAGGAATACCTCCCTGATTTACAAATCGTAATATTGTATTAGCCATATTATTTTAATTTTTAGGCCCAAATACTACCATTATTCCAAAATCCACTGCCATAACCAAGTGCATTTAAACCAAATTGAGCTGCAACACAAGTTGGTACACCAACTACTGGAGAATATGGAACAGATACTGATTCGGGCAATTTACACTTAATACTATCTACTTCTCTTTGAAGTGCTACTAGAGCCGCATTCACAGGAGCAATAGTCTGAGTTTGGTAAGCTTGAATAGCACTTGTTTGATGTTCTTGACTTAGCTGATTAATTAAAGCAGATTTATCCTCACGAAGAGCATCAATTTTATTCTGCATCTCACGCATTTCTAGCTGACAGAACTTGTCATTAATTAATGTTGTCTGCTGATCTATTTTACTGCCAAGAATATTTGTTTGGTTCAAAGTAGCTAATTGGTTATCATAGCCCTGTTTTGTTATTGCTTCACGGACATCGCAGCAGCATGAAGCTAACTGAGAAGCAATCTGACAATTACCTGCCTGTATAGCATTAATAATCTGCTGGCCACTCATACCAACTTGATTACCTACAGACTGAATCTGACTCTGAACAGAATTAATTGCAGTTTGTACTGCATTAATATCACAATTAAGTGTGCTAGCTAGCTGACTAATTGCATTTCCATTTCCATTAATAGCTTGTAACAACATCTCTCTACCATAATCATTATTAAGCTGATTTCCTAAGCCACCAGCACCATTATTACCTCATCCATTACCTCCTCAACCCATAAGGAAGAATAGGAAAATTACCCAAATGAATCAGCCTCCCTCGCCAAATCCATCATTATTACGGCCTTGCATTGCTAATAGAACGTTTGGATCTACTCCTCTTTGTGAAAGCATAGGACCTAAAAGGCCTAAAATACCATTACCTGCACCTTCACCAAACACATAAGTTTTTTCCTCTGCCATATTAAAAAATACTTAAATTGTTAAACATTTAATTTTTTGTTTCGTTGATCAACAATACAAAGATATAATCACAATAACGTAAAACATAACGTTACTATACAAAATAAAAAATCCTCTTAAGTTTCTCAACTTAAGAGGATTACAACCAAAGAATAGTTAGCGTCATGTTACTAATTATTTTCTTTAAATTTATCTAAATCTTTCTTATAAAAGAATAACTCTTTAAATTCTTGTTGTTTTCTTCCTTTTGGAATTTTGCCTGCACGAACATAATTATCAAAAGTAGCTCTGCTGATGTTTAAGTACTTACAAGCTTGATATTTACTAAGCTTTTCATTCTTATTACTTATAAAGGACAAATAGTCAATAACTTCTTCACACTCCTTTGCACTTAAATTTGAATTGCCTGTGTCAATATCATTAATAATTTTCAACAATAATTCTTTAATAATAGATAACATATTAATTATTAGGGTTATATAGGGCACATGTAATTAATACCATTGGATTGTTTGAATCATCTTCAATCCTTTTTACAGTATAAACTTTTCTTTGAGTAGATGTCCCTGCTAAATCACTAGCATTGTTTATAATATATATATTAGTTCCTGAAAAATTAACTGTACAATCTCCTCTGACAACTACTATGGCCTCAGATCTAGAGGCTGTTAGATTAGAAACATTGATTGTGTGGGCTGTTTCTGTAACCTCAATAAATGTTCCAGGATCACCTGCAGACAAACTAATACCTAATAATTTTTCATATCTATTATCTAGGGGAGGATTTAAATCAATATCCACTTTTGCAACAGTTGGGTCATAAACTTTAGTAAGTTCTCCAGCAGAAATATGTAAAGACTTAAATACAGGAGTTGCAGTAAGGTCGTTATAAGATCCACTTTTAGCTACATCTGCTAGTCCATCTATTCCTGTAGCAGGTATTCTAATATCCTTACCAATAACTCCTAATTGATAGGAAGTCATTTCTGAGGGTACAAATGCAATTCGATCCTCACTAGCTACTTGATTTACTGTTGGCACGTGATCATAATTTGATTTATGACCAATTAATAATTTCAAATCACCAGTATTATTTTCAACCGTAGTAGCTAAGTAATTATCAGCTCCACTAACAGAAATTGTATGATTTTGAGAATTAATAGAAATAGGATTCCCTGAATCTCCCCTAATATCTATAGAATTAACATAATCAAGTTCTAATACTTGTTGGGTTAGTTCATCTATACTATCAGATAGTTGTGTAACATTAGTCTTAAGAGTTGATATATCAGATATTGGAATATTAGAAGCTGAAACAGATTTTGTACCTTCGCCTATTACTAACATATTATTTGCTAAATCTCCAACTGCAACTACATCCCCTTCTCCAAGTTCTGCTATCTCATCTTTTGTAACATAGTTGTTTAATGTAGAAGTATCTACTTTAGAAGATAGTGCGTTGTTAATAACTTTATTCTGAACAGGGTTCTCAGAAGTGCTGTTTAATTCTGAATCTACTATTATTGGAGTTGGCATATCAGTAATTTGAGATACTGTATGAGTATGATTTAATCTGGCGAATGAGTCAGGATTATATCCAGAGTCTTTAATAATTTTTCCACTGTTATTATTAAAAGAAGCAAAATTATTATTAATAGCCGAAGTAGGACCTGTAACATCCCCCATACCAGCCTGTGCAGAATCAGCAGGAATATATCCTAAAATATCTGTAATATCTGTTGAGGTTACATTTAAATCAGTTAGTGTCTTAGGAACATCTGATAACTTTGCTAAATTTCCAATTAATACTCCAGAATCTTTAATGACTTTACCTTGACCATTAGAAGTAATTACTCTATCTGCTGTCGAAAATTCAGCAGCTGCCGTTACATCTCCATAACCACTTTCACTAAGTCTCTCGTCTACTTCTTCTTTTGTATATACTGAAATACTTTTAGAAGCTACTAATTTATGCTTATTAACAGAATCAACTGCTAATTCTGTAATTACATTACCACTACCACTTAATACTATATTAACATCAGGAATACTAGGAATATCTTCCCTAACATTTTGAATCTGAGAATCAACTTGATCCTTTGTATAATAGTTAGTCAAATCAATAGAGGTATCCCCAATTTTTTCTCAGTTGTTTTCAATATAAATATATTCATCATGAACATCTGTCCCTGATCCTTTCTTTTTGACTAAGTATATGATATTACTCTTAATATCACTAGATGGTAATACATCAACTACTAAGAATTGTATATTAGCTAAATTATCAATTATACCTTTTAAAATTTTACCTTGTTTCGCAGATAGTGATTTATTAACATCATCTGATAATAAATTATCAACTATAGAGCTCTTGATCTGATTACTTATTTCAACATCGATAATATTTTCAATAGATCCTGATAAACTAGCATCTAAACTATCAATAGCATCTTTTACTCCTCCAGAAGTTACTAAGTTATTACTTCCTTTAGTAGGAGTGTTGTCTATAGTTTCTAATTTATTAACAACTTCAGGAATTTGAAGAAGAGTATTGTTATACTCTTCTTCTGATCCTTCATATCCATGCTCTACTGCAATATCATATGCGTCTTTTCCATTTTTTCCAGGAGCCCCAACTGTTCCAGGGAAAATAACTCATTTATTTTTATTTTTATCAAAATATTTTACACTCATAACTAATTATATTAAGAAGCTTTATATACAGCACAGTTTACAGCAACTAGAGTTGGTGTTATTCTTGAAAAAACATAAACTCTATATGTTCCTGCATCTCCAGTTAACGGAATATCTTTTTGTACTTTTAACATTGAGTTTGAACTAAAAGTAACAGGATATGCGCTTTCAACTACTACCATAGACGTTTCAATTATCTCTGTATCATTAATGCTTTCTATACTACTTCAGTCAGCTGTATTTAAAGATAGATTAATACTTGTCGCCCATAGTGAACCTGTGTTATGATAATAACATATACCTTTTTTAACAGAAATTGACGGATCACTCCCATATGCTTGTCTAGTTAGGTTAGTTTGTCGATTTCTAGGAATTGTAATCTCTTCTGTCTTTGATCCATTATATGTTATATTCGTAGATCCACTATGTATAGTTAATGCTCCTGTAACCATATTTGCCTTACTAGCGGTTCCACTAAATACTCCATCTTGTATATATGTATCCCCATCGTATCCAAAATATACAATATTGTTATCTGGAGCTATATACACATTGCTATCTGAAACAATAGCTAGTCCATCATACCCAAAGGCCTTCCCGTCTATAATACCTCTACTAACACTCCCGCTTAATCCAACAAATACTCCATTATTAAAGTATTTCTCGCCGCTTATTTCTTGTGCTTCAGTAGTTATAACACCAGAATTACTTAGACTAGCTATAGGTATAGAGCCAAACGAAACAGCACTCATTCCAGTACCAGTTAGTGAACCTGTTGGACCTTTACTGGTTCCATTTGTTCATGTAAATGTTGTTGGATAATAGTTTGTATTTGTATCTGTTCAAGGTACACTTACACCTAAATATCCATCTTTATCTAGTTGAACTGCATATACTTTTCCAGATACAGTAGAAGCATTTTGAGAACTTAGTGACATCTGTGTACTAGATCTCAAACTTAAATCTAACGTGCCACTCCCAGTTATTAGCTTTGGTTTCATACCAAGACCTGCATTAATCTGTGTTATAGTGCCAGTTCCCTTTTCTCAAGGCACATTTACATAAGCTTTACCATTACTATCTAATTGTACTGCATAACTTTTATCAGCTGCTTGATACCCTATTTTTATTCCTCCATAAGAGCCTGAGGTTGCTTCTGGAATACCCTTTAAATATCCTGCGGAAGCATGATTTCCTCAACTATAAGCTGTATTAAGATTACTTTTATCAGTAGCAGTCATTACTCCTGCTGTAGTTGTTGTTGCAGCAGGAATAGTTACACCAGATGATTCTAAACTTGGAGAACCAAAAGCACTTGCACTCGTAGCTGTGGATCTTCCTATTTGCTTTAACTTAATTTTTACTGTACTTGTAGTAGTAGTTGCATTTGCATCTGCCCCTGTAATTAAGTACTGTCCAAGTGAAGCAATTACAGAACCTTGACTACTAATATTAGTACTTAATCCTGATATATTATTTGTTACCCATTCTTGTGTTGCTATTATTTTACCTCGTATATAAGCGTTTCCGTCATCTCTAATTGATAGTTTATAGCTATTAGATTGATCAGATTTTCTATGTAACATAAAGGTCTCAATGTAATCAGTAGTTTCATTAGTAGTTCCAAATGAAGAAACATATACTCCTTTATTCTTCAATACTAAATAAACACCATCAGTACTATTATTAGTATTATCAATATATATTGGGTTAGAATGGGGTGCTGCAAATGTTGTAGATTCATTAAAATTTCCATGAAGAGTAGTAGCATATATGTCCTTAAATTTCTTACCACTCTCTCCAATATTTGAAACTCCATTGTTTATGGGATTAATGTGACCACTAACCCTTAAACTTCCAGAAATTGTACCTCCTGTTAATGGTAGATATCCTAAACTATCTAAGGATGCTCAGTTAGGAGCATTATTACCATTAGATACAAGAATCTGCCCACTAGTACCACCTGAAGTAGGAGCGTAAAGTCTAACCTCAACACTATCTGATGAATAAAAATTATTTATAGTACCGTTTACAACTAGTTGTTTAGTTTTAAGATCTTTTAGAGATCCATCTCCCATTGTTACATTAGTACTAGTACCCCCATTACTGATAAATTTTCAAGCCGATACACTTCCTGGAAAAGAAACATTTTGAGCATTATCTCAAGAATATATTTGACCCACCTTAGCTGTATTATTAGGCATTCTCCAGCCATAAGTACCATATCCAGAAATTCTATAGACTGTCAATTGTCCACCATAGTTCTCACTAACACTTCTAGTTGAAAATGTAAACCTTAGTTTCGAATATTGAGAAGCTGTACTTGGGGAATTGTTATAATATATAGAAGATGTCAAAGCTCTAAAATTAGGTCCCGATCACCCCTGTAAAACAGCATCCTGAGATATTATATCTCAAGATTCAGAACTAGGATTATATGCTTCTATAAAGCAATTATAACCAGAGCCGTTAGTAGACACATATATATATATTCAATCAATAGTACAATACCTGTCACTATTATTTATAGTAAGTCTATATTGAGTGGTTGTGCTAACATCTTCTGTATCTATTAATTGTAGACCATACTTATTATCTTGTGAAGTAAATAAACTTATAAGTCTACTACTCCCCTGAGGATCTTCGGTTCATGATTCTCCGTTGTTTTTACTTATTTCTCCATATAAATCAGTGCTCTTTATAAACGCTAATTTATCAGAACGGTACTCCCCAATATATGAAGTAATTCCATATGGTACAGTATTAGAAGTCGCAGTATCAACAGTAGGTCCTCCTATACTAGTTATAGGTACTTTTCCCCATTCAGGAGTTGATGACCCATTTGAAATTAATACTTGTCCTGCTGTTCCAGGAGTTGATGGTCCATACAATAATTTGGAAGATCCATTTGAACATAGTACCCTGTGTCCATGATTTTCCGAAGTTTTAAAACCTTTTGCTGTTATGTATGTAAGATTACTGGCCCCATCTCCAAATTGGTATTCTGTTATAGTGTTGTCAGTATTTTGACCCCCAGCAGAGTTTTTATAATTAATTACTAGCCTTCCTCCTTTAAATGTCTGGGGTATATAGTTAAATTCATCTGACGTTACTGTATTCATATCTAGGAAAGTTAATTTCCTAAATGTTGGTACCCCAGATGTGCCACTTGGAGCTGCTCATACTGTATTAGCGTTTTGTGTACTTAAAGATGATCCTAATTCTGCATTTCCTGTAAGTGTACTTCCAGAATTAATGAATATGGAACTTGGCAGTACTAACTTAACCGAGTTAACTAAATCAGGTTTACCTGTCACTCCCGACCACGGCACACTAGATGCTGCTCCTGCTGTATAAATAGAGTAGCCATCTTCACTATTTAATTTAGAAGAATCAATAACAAAATACATGTGACCTGTATCTTTCTCTTTAACAGTATCGCCTTCTTGTACTTGTTCAGTGGTTAAAGCTAGTCTTGCTGCTTTATTTGCAACTATTACTAAACGCTCCAGTGCTCCCTTAGGCAATCTCTCAATATCAATAACTCCCGAGGTAATTTTACCAGCATCTATACCATTAGCAACCCCTATATCTATAATATGTCCTTTCTCATCCTTAGTAATAGAATTTATAATAGTTCCAGATGTAGCACTTCCTCCAACAGGAGTATAGTGATTAGCAGCACTAGTAACCTTACTATCTGGAGTGTCTATATTACCTGATCCTAGTATAGCAGTACCATTAATAGTTTTAATATTAGTCCCAGAAACTAACTCTTCTTGTAATTCTTTATCATAAGTTTCTACCATAACTGGTTGATTTTCTATAATATGTGCCGTCAGAGTTATGTTATTAGTTTCTGATAAATATGTTGCATAAGCAATAAAGATTCTCTGAGATTCTGAAGAGGCATACTGTCAATAATTAGAGGTTAACGTCATTTCAGTAGTTTTAATTCTAATTAAAACAGCTCTATTATTTGCCGCAGCTTCTGCAACTCTATTAAAATCTGTCTCATTTGGTATTTGCTCATGTTCTACTGTAATAGAAGGAACATCGCCTACATTAATATTACCTTCCCCTAATAAAGAAAGATTGTTAATTGTTCTAATTGATTCTCCACTAACAAGAGTATCCTGTTTGGTATTATCTGAAGGATGCACATGGTCTTCACGTGCATATTTATTAGATGATCCTACAGCAGCTGTACCATCCATTTTAGGAGCCACAGTAGCAGGATCTGGAATTTCAGAGTCATTAGCAAGATTAATTGTAGCTCCTGCTGTAAATTTTTTTGTATCTGTATTATATATATATTCTCTAATAGAATCTTTATAGAATATATATCATTTCTTATCATTAATTGTACCTAATATACCATGAACAGTAGTCCCAGAGGACATGTCAAATATATCCCCAACCTTACCATTATTATAAGCTAATGTTGCATAGTCAGAGTTGTCTATTAGGCTTGAAATAGCCCATTTATTACTAGACTTATAAAATTGTCCATGAGTATAAATTTCTTTTGTTTCTTTTATAAAAGTTGTATAATTATATAAATCGTCCGCATGTGTTTCTAAATATGAATTAAATGCAGCCCTAGTTTTAAAATGGATAAATTTATTTCTAATTGCCATAATATACTAGTATAAAAAAAAGAAGGGGACAGGGATACAGTCCCTATCCCCAGTTATTATTAATTAAATTCAGCCCATACCATTAGATTATCAGCATACTCTTTTGCAGACTTAAGAGCAGAATCTGCGGAACCAGCAGTGTCAAATGCAGAGGTTTCAGTATATGCTGAGGAGCCTAGACCTTTGACAAATACATTAGATCCTTTGACAGCAATTGTACCATTAACTGAACCAGAAGTAATACTGGAACTCTGAAGAGCCGTATCAGCTTTAGCACCTTGTGCAGCGGTAGCAACCCCAATAACAGCAGCTTGGAGCTCATTGTCTGACATTGTTAAATTAACCGCAGGAGCAGTAGCAGCTTGTCCTCCTCTAACAGTAATAGCGCCAGTTTTTCCACCAAATGACTGTACTCCAGATGCAGCTGCCTGGACAATTCTTCCATCAATAGCTTCAATAGCTTCCTGAAGATTATTAGTGCTGTATGTTCCATCACCTCCAACTAGAATATCTGTACCAGCAAGTACTACATCAGCTGATAGTGATTTACTATTAACGGTTCTTGTAGTTGGGACCTTTCCATTAAGAGCAGTATCAAGTCCTGAGATTTTAGAAGTAGCTAAAGTAGGAATATCGCCTGCTACAAGAGCTCTACGAGAAACAGTAATAATACCATCAGTTTCAGAAACTGCAGAAACAACTTGTCCAGTGACAGCTGTATCAGCTTTATCTAAAGTTCCAATCTTAGTGCTAATTTCACTTGTAACTGCGGTTTTAGTAGCATATGTATTAGCTACATCAGCTGATTTAGCATAAGCAGATAGATCAATTGTTCCACCTAGCTTATCCCACATTTTTGTTTGATTTCCTGCACCAGCTTTAATTGCTACAAAGTTTGAACCAGCTTCAAAAGCTTCTTCATTTAGAGTACCTGCAGCAACTACATTATAAACATCACCAATAACAACTCCTGTAAGAGCAGTAAGAGCTGAAGCATCATCTACAGATCCCTTCATCTTGTATACACTACCAACAGCAGAAGCTACTTTATCGTCAACTTCTTTTTTAGTGTACGTAGTAGCTTGAGGAGCTGCTGCATCAGCTGTAGCTTTAACTGCGTTAAGAGCAGCTGTAGTGGCTTTAGCAGCTAAGTCTGTAGTCAGACTAGTTACTTTACTTTGAGGAATTTCTCCTACAGCAAATGTAACAGTACTAGTTCCAGATTGAGTAACTGTTGTGCCATCTCCCTTATAAACAATAGCGGCAGGAATTTTGCTAATCTCAGTGTCTGTATATGATTTAGCTGAACTAATTGCAGACGATTTTGCTTCATCTGTATATTTCTTCAGTCCATAATAACTCTGTACAGTTGAGGCATCTTCAGATGCTCCAATATTTAATTTCTTTGCTAACTCACCAGTAACTGCAGAAGCTGAGGCTACATCTGATAGATTTAGAGAAATCTCTTCTCCACTTTCGTTAATAATTTTAAGAGTTTTTGTCTTCTCATCTCAACTCGCAGATTTTACACCATCACCAAATTTATCAACATCAGTAGCACTTGTTGCTACTTTAATCATACCTGTTGATGTTTCAAAATATATTCTACCTGCTACAAGATCACTTGTTGGAACTGTTGTAATTTTTTGAAAACTTAATTGCATATTTTTTTTAAATTTACCCCCCCCTCTAATTTTCATGAGGGAGTGGGAAAGGTTATTTACTCAATTTCCATTCAATACAAATCAAGCTTGTTATCTTCTCCAATTTGGATAGCTGAACTTGATGACACTAATTTAGATATATTTACAGCTAAACCTCTAGAAGTACCTGTACCTGTAACAGTAACAGTCTCATCAGGGCTAGTTAATGATGTAATACCACCTGCAACAGCGGTTCTAATACTATCACTAAGAGCTTGCATACCAGCAGCAATTGTTTGATCTGCCCCAATTTCTGCACCGCCAGTAATAGCAACTCCAACCTTTACGGTTGAGCCTTTTACTCCACTAAGATCTAACTTAAGACCTTCGGCTGATTTTGATAGGGCTGCATCTGAAGCTGGATCTAACTTAACATCAATAACATTTTCCTCTGTAATTGAAACAGCTTGACCCTCAGTAAGAGCTTCTTGCTTACCTCCAACAGATGTTTGTAGACTTTCGATATTAGATTTATTAGTTCTAATTTGATTTAAATCTGTATCTGAGATTAAACCTGATCCTTCAACTTTATCAACTTTGTTATTAAGTTGATTAGTAACAGTAGCAATCTGTCCTTCTAAAGCTGTATCCGCTGCCTTAAGCTCTGTTTTTGCTGCAGAAATTGCATCATCTACTTGTGACTTTGTATAATAACCTGAAAGATCTACTGTACCTCCCAGAGGATCCCATTTAGCTCCATCCCAGGCATAATTTGTACCTGCAGGCGTGCCCTCATGAGCAGCTACTACATTCCAAACATCACCTTTCTTATTTCCTTCTGAAGGAAGTGCATCATAGGTATCTTTAGTACCCTTATAGTCAAGAGCTGCAGCGACTGAAGCTTTCAGTTCATCTACAAGAGTTTTTAAAGCCTTACCTTGTGCTGCAGAAAGAGCAGCATCTGTTCTATCACTTTCAAGTGAATTAATAATATCAACTACTTTTCCTGTAGCAACAGTTTCCCAAACACGATTAGATCCGTCAGGATCAAATCCTTTAAGAATATATGCGGTCTTATTTTCTTTTACATAAACGAAAAGACCTTCTACCAACTGAATTGTTGGCATTGCATCACGATCAGCTACCGTAGCTTGAATCGTTCTGTTATCTAATGGTAGATTCGCACCTAAATCAAAACCTGAACCTACCGAAATACCTTTACCAAAATATTCTGCCATGATTAGTTAAAGTTTACATAGTAAGTACCAGGTTGCGTCATCTTACCAGATAAATATACTGTGTAATTAACAGCTTGACCATCTAAACCAGTAACTGAAACGGTACTAGTTGTATATGTACTAGTAACATCAAAGTTATTACTGTCTTTAATATTTGAAACTGCCCACCCTTTTGGAGCTGCAAAACAGATATATTGTTCAGAAATAGGACCAGAAACTTTAATAGCCTTCTTTGCAGAAACTGTTTTGGTCATTCCCTTAATAACATCTTCTGTAATTGCATTTGTAGAAACTAAGCCTGAGTAAGCTGCACGATATCCTGATACAGTTACTTTTCCAGAATCTACATTTCCAGCAGCAAGAGGAGTTTGATAGTTGTTTCCCTTTGAATCTTTAGGTTGAGGACCCTCTGCATAAGATGCACGATAGTAATAATCCATTGCACCAGCTGTTACTTTTGATGGAAGAGATTCAACTTTAGTTGAGCCATAAAGAATCTTAGAAGCTTCTACATCCTGTGCGCCAGCTCTATTATTCTGTTTCTTTCCAGCCAAAGTAATTGCTCCAGGATTAAATCCTACATTAAAGTTTGCTGCAGTAGGAGCATCAGCTCCAATCTCTTGAATATTTGAATAACTCTTTAAAGAGATACTTGCAGAAGGAGCAGTAAATGTAGGATTAACTGTTGGGAAGATAAGAGTATCAAAGATTTCATCATAACTCTTACCTGTAAGTTGTTTCACAGTTGTACCTGCCGCAATACCTCCAAGTTTCTCTACAGTTGCTACTGTAGGATCTAATGAAGATTCGTAAGAACCACTTGCTGTAGGATCTAGACTATCAAGTTTAGCTTTGTCCTCTTTTGACATTAAACCGTCGACCAAAGAACTTGCTTTCACAAAGTCTAAATTCTTAGTGGATAAATCTGTATATGTAATTACAATACCGTTGCCATTTTCATTTAATGTTACATCAGATACTTTCTTACTAGAATCACCTCCATACTCGGAGCCGTTCATCATAATTTTATGAGTATCTGTTGTAAAGAAAATACCATCAGCATGGGTTACAGGATTATAAGCAGAACTAAGTCCTCTATAAAATTTTATAACACTTGTCATTGTTTAAAATTTAATTAATAACATCGTTTCACACCATAGACGATGTGTCTTGGATTAACTTTTCTAAATCTTGTTTAATTTTATCTACTTCAATTTTAGTATAATAACTAGATAAATCGACTACGGTAGATCCTGAACCTCATTTTTCTCACATTCATTTACCAACTTCAGGAGACTGTACTGCATAATACTCTTCAAAAGTATCATCACTAGTTCCAGTTGTTGATCTAACTAGCCACAGCTCATTTTGATGACTAGATGCATCAGTTTTGAGAAAATCCTCTAATGTTCTTTGCCAAAATTTAATGGTTAAGTTAGAAACATTAGCAAAGGTATTTCTAAAAGCATCCTCACTTAATTGACCCCCCGCCTCCTTATAAGCATTGAATACAAATTCAAATGAGCTAAATTCATCTAAACTATAATCAAATGGATCATACCATATTTTATCTCTATCTTCAACTTGGATAGTCTTATCAGGATTATCTGGGTCTCTAACTTCCATTACTGGATGATTACCCTCTCCTGGTTTAACTTCCTCAGTACTTATTCATATATTTTCATCTCCTCTAAGTTCATCTAGATAACATAGAGTAGTTCATTCACTAACTGCAACTCCATCATAACCTCATACTATACGATCATCTCGTCTAGTATTATTTTGAGCGTTTGGGTGTTCTGCAACATCAAAAACTCTCAATAATTTTGGGGATTTCCCTCCAACACTTCCTAGATTCACTCAGTCTGAATCTTCATCAATAGATCAATATAAATCTATAGATCTAGTACTCTCATTCCTTATAAGTTTAAAAAGAGGGGTAGGACCTGCTTCTCCTTTTTCTCCCTGATCTCCTTTCTCTCCTTTTTCTCCCTTATTCCCCTTAAGACCTGTTTTTCCTTGAGGGATTCCTAAAGTTAAAGTATAAGTTGTAGATTCACTTCCTGGAGTATCTGCAGATATTTCTGCATATCCGCTATCATCAGGAGACAAGGTAATAGTATTAACCTTACTAAATATTCAATCATTACCCTTTTCACCTTTTTCTCCAGGTTCCCCCTTTAAGTTACTACAATCTACTTTAATAGTTTCTTTTCCTTGTAAAGATTTAAATACTATGTAGTTATTATCAAGCTCTGGTTGTGGGACATAAGTATCACCATCTTTTCCATTTGTTCCATTCTTTCCATCTTTACCATCTCTTCCATCTTTACCATCTTCCCCTTTTATATTTACAGGATTAATACTTTCTATATTATCAGATATAACTCAAGAAAGTTCTCCAGTAGATGTATTATAGTTAGGGATATATACTTTTCCTCCAGGTCCTGGAGTTCCAGCCAATATAAAATCTCAATATTCAGATTTTACTCCAGTTGGCTGATTTGAATCTTTTGGATCTTCAAATAGTAGCTCAGGTCTGTTACTATTACTAGAAAGATGTGTTCTACGGCATACTAATAAAGTTCCTTTATAAGATACAAAGTCAGTAATATAATTATCATTAAAATAATTTATTCCAGGGTGCCATTCTTTAGCAAAGTTAAAAGACTTGCCTTTGTAATACTCTCTAGATTCAGTAATCCTACTACGTTCAATTGAATTTTGAAGATCAATATCTGGTTTAATATTTTTCATTCCTTAAAATATATTATTTTACTGGGTTAACATCAAGAACTTTAGAAACTAGAAAAGACCCAGCTTTTGTAAAAGTAAGACCCCCATATTGTATACCCTGTCCTGATTGATGGCAAACAATTAATACAAAATCATTAACATTAGATATATTTAGTATACCAGATATACCTCTATAAGCAGTTGTTCCATCTTCTGTATCTGCAACATCAAAGATAGAAGTATAAGTGCTATAAAGTGAGTCTCCTAAATATTTAATTGGCACAAATGAATATGATAAAGTTCTGCCCGCTCCTAGGTATATTTCAGATATTGTACTTCTTATAGTACCATTTTGATATGTTACAAAGTTTATTATACCATTACTACTCTCTGTACTTTCTGCTGGAGATATTACAACATAATCTTCATCATTTTCTTCTAGTCCATTTAAATATGTACAATTATCAATAGAACCCTTAATAACTCCCTTAGTAATAGGTAGGTACTCCTCTGATAAAGCGAACTTATATATATTGCCATTTGCTAATCCTTTTTCATCTGCTAAAATTGAAATACAAGGTGTGGAAATATAGTTACTATATCTAGATGGAGAGATCATATCTGGGATTATATTAATACCTCCTTCAATAGTCATTAACGTTTTTGAATTAAAGGAATCTGAATATTTAAATGTACATTGGCCAAAGTTTAATGAACATTCTCCCGTTCTTAAATTTATATAGTAAGCAGGGTATCATTTGGATAGATCTTCGGGATCAAACTTATTGTAATTTGTAGTTATTCCTGTTGACTCCTTACCAGTTTGACTAAACATATAATCTCCATTAAAAACAGCTGATCCAACAAGAGAGTTGGGGAAAATAGACACATCCGCAAAAATTGCCTCAAAGTGGTTAAATTTAGTCCAATAATGCTCTTCATTATCAATTGATTCAACTGGAGACCAATTATTATGATCAGTTCCTGTTCAACTGGTAACTGCTGATAATAAGTAGTATCCAGATTTACTAGATTCTGAATTATAGACATAGACATAAGGAGCACTTTCTTCAGTAGTACTATATGTAGTATTTATATCATAAACACCTGCTGGATAAATCAGTTGACCTTTTTTACCTGCTTCTCCATTTACTCCTGCAGGCCCATTAAACAATGCAGGATCACTTCAACTACCATCAAGTTGCCCATCTCGATCCTCATTATTTAAATATTTTATTCTACCCTGTATAAATCATAATCTAGGATAATCTTCTGTAGTTGAGGGAGGAGTAACAGTTCATCCTTGACTTGCAGTATCTAATGTATTTGTTGGTTTAGCATTACTTGGCTCTGTGTCAGTACCATTACAAAATCTCATAACAATACCCACACCTGGAGTACCTGATGCTCCTGTAGATCCAATAGGACCTTGAGGACCCTGTTCTCCTGTAATACATACAGGAGTTGCTCATTCTTCCCCTAATACAATAGAATCATCTTTAGAATTCTTTTTAATAAAAGTCATTCAGAGAAATTCTCCAGAATTAATTACGGGCCATTGATCGCTTCAATTACTACCAGGATTAGAACTTTGTTTGTTAATTGATGGCACTTCACTTTTGGAAGAGCTTTTTGCAAATTTATAATCTATATAAATCCCATCAGTTCCATTAGTTCCGTCTTCACCATCTTGTCCCTTTTCTCCCGTAATTCGTTGTGGAGCGGATCATTCTCCAACCACTTTTTGAGTAACTCCACTAATTAATGCTTTAGACATTCATCAAGTACCATCTGATGATGTTGGTGCATCAGATCATCCTGTGGGGACAGGATCAGTGCCTGTAGGAGTATCTGGCGTAGAGGAACTGTTTTTAAATACATAAGAAGTTCAATTACCAGCAGCTCCAGTAGCTCCTGGTTCACCATTTTCACCACTAATACATACTGGAGTAGATCAATTTCTAAACAAAGTATCATTAGGATTAATAACTGCTGTTGTCATCCATAAGTATTGAGAGTTACTCTTAGTTGGAGGTGTTAAAGACCATCCCTCTGGAGTTCTTACTGTATTTGATAGACTTGGAGGAGTAATATTACTACTATTTACAGCAAATCTAAACTCAGTAAATTTTCCATCTTGAGCAGTTCCATCTTTACCATTTACAGGTAATACTTCTCCTCATTGAATAACTGTATTTGTTTGTCCATCCACAACTCCTATACATTGCCATCACTGCCCACTACTTAATGGGTAATCTTTTCACTGCGATTCTGTAGGAGGTTGAGGAGTATTGAAGTTAGGTTTATCTGGTTTAGAATTAGATTGAGCATAAACGTAAGTTTTATAATTTGGAGCAGTTCCATTAACTCCATCAAGAGCATAATAAGCAAATAAAGATGGTTCACTATAAGACTCTCAACTACCGTTAATATAAACACTAGCACTAACTCATTCCCATCTATATGTAGAATCTACACCTGTAGGGGAAGACTTTCATAGACCCCACTCTACATCAGTAGGCAACTCTACATCTTCTCCGCTACCAGTTGGAGTTGTTGGCTTATTTGCTTTAGTAGTTCGAATATATATGTACTTTAAGCCGTCTCCATTAATTCCTGGAGTACCATTAACTCCATCTTTACCAGGCTCACCATCTTTACCATTAACTCCATCTTGTCCTTTTTGTAATTTAAATGAAAACTGAAATTCATTAGAGTCACTTAAAGTTACAGTAGCTTCTGGAGCATCCTCCGTACTAGTAGTACTCAATACTTTTGCAGAAAACGTTGGGAGCTCTCCTCCAGAAGTATTTATAGTTTTTCAAATAGTATCATAATCAGAATTGGACTGTTTTACTAGTACCTGATTTGTATTACCCCCACTTGGCACTCCCTTACCAGGGTCTCCTGGTATTCCTTGTATTCCAGTTTCACCTTGATCTCCTTTAACATTTCCTAAGTCCTTCCATTTTTCATTACAAAAAACTCAAAGATAGCCGTCTTCTAGTTTGAAATCAATATTTAATTGACCTGTTTCAATTGATCCTCCTCCCATTATAAATTCCCAAACAGGAGAGTCATTAATTCCAACAATTAAGTTATTATTAATAACAAGAGATGGTTCATTATCAACAGAGGAAATATGACTTCTTGTACATCTAAGAAGAGCCCCTTTATATGATACAAAATCAATAAAGTCCTCATTGTTAAAGTAGTGAGTTTCTAAGCATCATTCTGTACATCTAAAAGATGTACCTTTATAAAATGAGCGTGAACCCATTGCATTATAATATGTATCCGAAACCATTATTAATTTAGTTGATATATTTATTATAGTAATTAATTATATTAATAATATCCTCTTGATCATTGTTAGTATTTTTTATATATTCTATTGCTCCTATAATATCTATCATTTGATTTAGTTTCTTTCTATCTAAAGAATATCCAATATTTAGATTTACTAGCTCAGTAGAATAGAGGATATATAAAGTTTCATATAGTTTATCCATTACACCCGCAATTGTTATTTAATGTATTATCTGTATTACAAATATCATTACATCCCAGAACATTTTCTACAATACGTTGTGCTTCCTGAAAATTATTAATATCCTTTAAATAATCTAGAACATAAATTGTACTTAGAATAAAGTCTCTTTTTTCTATAATATCTTTATAATCAGCACACTTATTATAAATAGCATGATCTATAATTTGGCGTTGTAAATTTAGTAAACATTGTGTTAATTTGCAAATTGTAAATACTGTTTTTTTGCAGCAAAAAGATTGACTGCCACACAGTTTATAAAGATCGATATAATTAGTTACAATTTCTGCTTCAGATTCTTTTAAAATAAGATCAATTTTATTTAATAGTTCCTCTTTAGAAGTAGGAGCAGTTTCATAATTCTGTTTTGCAACATAAAAATTATTGTTATAGTAGAATGTCTGATCTTTTAAATATATTAAAGAGTATAAATCTTCTGAAGGAGTATCTTTGATAAATAGAGTTTCTAGTTTGGGAATAACTATTTTATAATAATGATGAACTCCATCTTTTATAATTGGAAAAATACTATCTGTTAAAAAATTATCTCTGTTATGTTGATAGTTTTCAAAAATTAAAGTATTGGGTTCAATTTCATTTGTATTAGAATATACTAGAAACTCTAAAGAGACATAATCCGCTATATTTTCAAATAATGTCCCATATCTACCTGGCAGATTAGTATAACTACTATCATCAATAGCAGACAATTTGCAATTTGGATAAACTATTAAACGAACATTTAAGTTACTCATTATATTACACTTTTTATTTTATTATTATACGGATTATCATCATATATCTCAGCAACCTGTGCATCAATTTGTTTATTTTTAACTTCTAGACTCTTATCATTATATTCCTTATCATTCCTCATCCTTTCTTTCTCAATTGCAACCTTTTCTGCTTCAATTTCAAGTTTAGTTTGATTATTAGCTTGTAATTGATTCTGTAGCTGTTGAATTTGTTCTTGTAATTGTTGATTAACTTTTTGAAGTTCTTTAGAATTTTGTTCATACTGTTGAATTTGTTGTTGTAACTGTTCAATAGTATCATTTTCCTCTTTTTTACGAGCTATAGAGCGATCAATATATCGCTTTAATTCAGTAATAGAAGATGCAGTTATAATATTTGTAATATCTCCTAAATCTGCTACTCCGCTCTTAACAAGCTCTCCACTGATTGCAATTAATGATTGTACGTTCTGATAAGATTTAGTACTATCTTCAATATGAATATCAAAATCAGTTAAGGTATAATATTGGGGAAGGGCTGTAAATATTTTGGAATAATTACCTAAAACAATTGTGCCTGTTATTCCTTTTGGTCAAACTAGTTTCGCAAGGTTAAGCATATCATAATTTGCTTCTTGATATACAGTATCCATAGCATTGAAAATTTGCTTAGTTAAAAGCATTGTAGTTTGTACTCCCAACTTAACATTTGAAACAGCATCACGTTGTTCATACTGAGCTAGAGCCTCAGGTAAAACACCAGTGACCATAGAAACCTGTTGTTGAATTGATTGTATAGCTAAATTAATTGCCTGGATACTTTGTGCTTTAATAGTATCATCATAACCATTAAATATCGTATTCATTGTTTGAGCTCCTTCTTGACTACTATCAATTAAGCCCATACCTTGCTTTTTATAAGCTAATCATTTTTGTAATCGTTCTGGTAAATCTACTCCTAAAACCTGTGGTACATAAGCTAAGTCAACTCAATCTCCAACAGTACCTGAACTAGAAATTAAGTTATCTCGATAAAATACTAATAAGTCATATTTCATTTTTATTCAGTGTAAGTCGTTAATTTACACCCGTCTTGCGACTGCTATATGTCACCATATAGATTAGACTATATCATACAAATTTGTTCTAAAACTAATTCAAATAAATCTGTTGAAAAACATTCTGTAGCTACTAGATTTTTAAATTCTATTTCGTTATATTTCATAACTACTTATAATTAGTTTAAATCAAATTTGCCCCCGCACTTCCACTCACTTGAGTGTACTCCCTTTCAGGATAGTCGTTGAACCTTCTCTTACGAGCTTGGCTGCTGATTGTCTTAGATTTACTTTCATTCAATTTAAGAGTTTCCAGCAATTCACGAGGTTTAGACAGGACTCATATAATCTTAATCCTGTTGATCCATTGTCTTGATAATCAAGGAGTTTGGATCTCCATTCTTATCTAGGAAAAATAAACCATTAACACTTAATCTACATTTATTCGGATTATCTTTTGTTCTAATAATATTTTCAGATTCCCCCCTAGTTATATAAATTTCTTCTCCAATACGTGTACCTTCATGTCTAGTCTGTTTTCCTGTTTTATAATCAACTTCAATTCATTCTACATCATAAACAGTTCACATTTTTGGGTAAGTGTACCTATTAGTTCTGCTAGTTTCACCTGGTCATATAGGATGTGTTTCTAGTCCCCCTAAAATTCCAGTATGAGTACTGTTTCAAACTCCAGCTATTTCAGGAGATGTGGCTCTAATATAATAAGAAGGACCGTCTGACTCAATTGTGCTGTTATTCTCTTCCTTTAGAAGTTTTATGTGTTCCTCCTTTAGATCTTTACGATATTCTAGTAAAACATCTTCTACAGACATATACCTTCTAACCACTACACGGTATGAATCTGCTAAATAGTCTGAATTTGGATTTTTTTCTACAAATGTATTAATAGGGTTCAATACCTCAAATTGTATATTATCTCCACTGTTAGAAGGTCTTACTCTATAATAACATGTACCAGTAATACATAAATCTGTAAGCAGACTATGCATTTTATTTGTTAAATCTATATTTTTTGACTGCTTTAAATAATCAAGAATATTCTGGGCTGCAATTTCATATTGAGATACAAAAGAATCATTAATGCTATTACTAATTTTATTTAATTGTTTCTCAATAAATGGATCCGTTGAAACTTCTTCATTGTTAATAATAGAAGATATTATATTATTTTCTAAATATTTTTTTAGATAATTAAACAGTTCTTTACTAATTAATAATTGTTTTTCTCTCATAATATTAGAAACTGTTTCCTCATCTTTACATGTTATTTTTAAATCTTGATTTAATCCTAAATATTCTCCAATTAACCTATCTATATGAGGGCGAACAAGAGGATTAAATGTAATTCCAGTGGGTACACCAATACCATAATTTTCTTCAATATGCCTAAACTGATCTGCATCTCGTCTACTGTGATAGTAATTATAAGCTTTTTGAAGTGCTATCTTAGGGTATATTAACTCACTTATAGCTTTGTCAATTTGTTTTATTTCTCTATCAACATTCATTTTTATAACTCTATTATTGGAAAATGCAAATTACTATCTCCATTTATAAGTACTCCTGTAGTATAATTAATATTCTGAAGTTTTCTCTTTTTAAATTCTTTTTCTAAAAATTTCAAAAATCCTTCTTCACTACCTTGATACCCAAAAGATATTGGAGCTGCATCTTTACAATTTAATCCAAGTCTTAATGTATATATCTCATCTTCATATTTAACATCAATAGGAGAAATATACTCAGACTGTGTAACTTGGTTAATTAGTTCTCTAACTCTACACTCAAGATTACTTTCTTTACGAAGGTATAATGCCATATCGTTTTTGTCCATTTGAATCATAATATCATCCAAAATCCTTTCATGAATTTCTTACTTCATCTTGAGCCCTTGGAGTAAATCCTAAAAGGTCTTCATCCCCTAATTCAGCAGCTATCATAGCTGCAACAATATCAAATTTACGTTTATTTTCCCAGGAATATTTAAGTAATTGTTCTAGCATTTCATCAATCTGTATAGAATAACAAGATTCATCTACAAATCTACTAATTAATTCAAGTCCATGACGTAGATACGTTTCAGTTGCAGGATATCCAATCATTCCAGAATTACCTTTTCGAATATCAGGCATCGTTGATTTTGGTCTCTTCATAAAAAGATTATCTTTCTTTTTAGAACGAAAATACATAATAATACTAATTTTTGTATGCTCTAGCATCGCCTTACAATTATAATATACACATAATTTCATAGCATTTTCATAAGCCGTAGCAATGTCCCTAGGTCTATCTTTATAAATTGCAACATAATTTGAAGAATTGGAACCTAAGATTCTTTTCTTAATTACTATACAAAAATCAGATACATCATTGTTTGTTGAGGAATCTGCAGTACCTTGATCAATAGAGTCAATTCCTGCAATATAGAGATTTTTATAAAGATTCCCTTCCCCATCTCTAAGAGGAGGTTCATATATAAATACTTTTCCTTGTGCATTAGGAATAAGTTTAACTTTATTTCTTGGATTATTTTCTAACCCTTTTGGAACATCTCATAACAAATCAACTTGTTGTGGTTTTACCCCTACTTTTTGTATACGAAGTTGAGTTAAACGATCTGCTATAAGTACTGGATCAAAAATACCATCACCTTGTTTTAATAATGCCTCACTAGGGGTGAAACAAAATTCTGCACAATAATCTAATAAATTTTGCCCAGACTTCTTTTTTCTTTCAGTTTCATAATGTTCTCTTGCTTTTTTCCTATCTGTAACTCCTCTATTATCATAGAAACCTTTTTTAAGCATAATATTAAAAGCGGGTATAAAATAACCAGTATATTGAACTTCACCATCCTCAGAGTAATTATTTTTATATGGAAGTACATTGTATTCTTTTGGATTATTAAACATTTTAGATAGACCCTCTAGTGCAGAAGCATCTGAATCACCTCCTGTACCTCAGACACTCATAATGCCTTTTCTAGCACCCGCAACTGTTACTAATGCCTCTCCTTTAATTCAAGCAGTCTCTAGATTTTTGAAGGACCCTCCCTCCTCTCAGAAAAGTCTATTAGAACGAATACCACGGACTTTGTTAATATTATCTGCTACAATTCCTTCTATATTATTTAATCTGCCTCATTCGCGATTTTCATTATTAGTAAGAGAAGTTCTTTTATGAAGAGCATTGTTAATCTTCATCATAGGTCTTCTAAATCCACCGTTGGTGTTTCCATTTAAAAAATGAAGCTGGGCTCAACATTTATTTAATGTCGGCTCCAGATAGTTTAGTGAAGAAGTAATATATGTTGAATTAAAATTTCTTCCTGTTATAAATGGACGAACTCCTAAACAAGCTCCTATCTCACTTCAGCCTATGCCTCGGCTTTTTAGTGCAACGCAGTCTTTTTTAAGTAGTTCGCACATTTCAAAATAATGAAAGAATTTATATTGCTCTGCTACAAATTTTGGAAATCCTTCTCCAGAAGCTTCCGCCAGTTTTTTAGAATCGTCTACAACAGGCATCCTATAAAAATTAAGGAAGAAATAATTATCTCCAGTAATTCTATACTTACCAATCGTATAACCATTAATGCATCTATCTAATTGTTCTTGTCAGAAATCAGCATATGGTTTAGATCCAGACGGATATTCAGTATAGTGACCAGTTTCAGTATAGACTCTTCCCGCTTCACAAAAAGGTGCTGGATCAAAATCTAATCCATGAGTTTCATCTATAGGTCTATAACCAGTCAATTCATAACTACATTCAGGGTCAAAGAATTCTATTTCATCTTCGAGAACATAATCCCACAATCCACTTTTCTCTCTTTTAGGTTGTTCAGGCTCATCTTCTTTACCCAGAGCTTGGGAAACAGTAATATCACCTTTAAATAATTCCCTAATTAATTCCTCTTCATAATTATCTTTAAAAGCAATTTCCTTAGGAGCCTCTTTTTCTTTAAGAGATTCTTTTATTTCCTTATATTGTTCTTTTACTGGTTTAGCTTTCTTTTTAACCTTCTTTACCTCTTCCTTATCTTCACCACTCAACTTCTTCTTCATATCTCTCTGAGCAGCTCTCATTTCAGCTTCAATACTTAGTTTTTTCGCCATAGTTCATTACTCATCCATAAATCCTCGCTCCAAACCACCTCTAACTTTAGAACTACTTTCAATTTGATCTTTCTTATAGTTTAGTTCTAGTTCCTTTAACTTATCAGTCATAGTGCCGATAGAACCAATACTATCAAGAATATCTTTAGCTTTTCAGATTGGTTTGTTATTTACAGGATCTCTTTCTTCAAGGTCAATATTGTCTAATGATACTCTCATCTTTTCAAGAGTTCTGAAGGCAGTTTTTATAAGACTTAGAATACGAGAAGAATCTTTAATTTCAATATATTTTCTAACGGCAGCTCTAAAAGTGGGATCATTTCATTCTTCATCAGATAGTCCTGAATCTTCCATAGCTGCTTTGTGTTTTTCCATCTCTAAATATTGTTGATATGGACTCTTCCAATCAGCAAATAATCAAATATATTTAAATTCTTTTCATGCTCGTAGTCTCTTTTTACCTGTAGGATCTTCACTACATTTATTTCTATCTAAGTCTCATAATGCCTCAAACTCCTTTACAAGTAGGATCTCATGAACATTAAGTTCAAGAGATCCTGTAGTATTATTATAAAGGAATATATCTGTCATTATTCTTTGTAATGTTCATTAAATCGTCTTTGTCTTTCTGCATAGCCTTTTTTATTAGCTTCTTTGTCAACAAAGTGGTATCATTTAGGATTATTTCTTCTAGTAATACCATTGACACTATTAGTATATATAGTATCTTGTTTGTCTCTACTTATAGTTCTATATTCTTCTTTCCCAGAAGGATATCTTAAAGTTTGTTTTATAGAACCATCAGGATTTGTTACAGAACTAGACTTGTATCCATCTTTAGTTACCTCTCCTCCTGTATTAAATTTTTTGGCATTAAAAATACCTTGTAATCTTCTAAAATTAGAACTTACAGGGGTTGGTGTCCGTAATCCTAATTTACCTAATATACCAGCATCATTAATATTACTGTCAATTCTTCCAGCATCTGCATTATTAATATATAATGTATCCCTTTTATCTGGAGATACTAATTCTGATGTTGTAGTATTATTTCTAGTAATCTGTCTTAGACCTATACCATTAGGAAGAGTTTCTTGATGAACTCCTGGTTTTAAATCTCTAACTAAAGTGCCTCTTGCAGTTTTATATTTATTAGGACCATATTCAAATAAACTAACTCCATGAAAATTTTTTCTTACTTTATCAGATTTTCTCTGATCAGATTTTCCTCCTTGTTGAAATTTATTAATAAGTTGCCCTAATTTACCCCCAAATTTAAACATCTGTTTTTGTTTAAATTGACTAATAAGACCAGATATTTCATTTAACCCCTCTTCTGTTTGGGCTAATTTATTTAGAATAGTGACTACTTCATCAGGAGTTTTATCTTTAAACTCATTAATATTAACTGGGAGTCACTCTATAAACTGAGTTAAGTCTTCTTTATTCATACTTATTCTGGTTTAACTACACTACCATTAATATTACTACTAATATTACTACTATCTTTACAAGTTATCTCTCACTTTTTAATATCAGTATCAGGGGAATAATATAATGGTATAATTGGTTGTTGGGAATTAACAATGGTATATTGTTTTACCTGATACAGTTTAATAAAAGTATTTACCTCATCAGGCGTCCCTGTAACTATAAATCCATCAATTTGTAAAGTCATATGATTGTTTATTTATATAATTCCAAATCTTTTGTTGAAAATACTGCTTCTTGCAGTACATTATTTTTATCAAATCAAATACATTTCATACCCTTAAAGATATTATACATCTGATCTCCCTGTTTAAACTGCCTTGTAACTTTCTCTTGAATAAGCATTATTGGAGAATTTAGCTCCTTATGTTTTAAGGTTACAAGCTGACCAGGGGTGTAAAATAGGTATGAGTTACCTTCTTTATTCAAATTTTCATTCATATCCATAACTTTTTATATTCACCTTTAGTGCATCTTATTCATTATCTCTTATACTACAAATAATATTATTTTCACTGATTGTATAGTATCCTTTTCCACCAAAGGGGAGTGGTGCAGCTAATGTAAAATTAATATATACATCTTCCCCTTCTAATACACTTTTACATTCATTACCAACAGCAATAACTTTACAACACCAAATACCACGCTGTGAGGCTTCTTGTTCTCCAGTTTCCTGTGATTTATATGTTGCAGATGTTTCAAAATCACCTAAGATAAGTCCAGAGGTGGTTTCATGTAATGGTAAACGATAAGGATTCTTTTCGTAAGGTAATACAACCACTCTACCTGCCGTAGGAACAATTTTCTTATTCTCATATGGTTTGCAATCTTTATCTTTTGCCATTAAATTAGCTACATACTCCATTTGATCTCTTTCTGATTTTTCTTGTGCCCTTTTAAGTGCTTCAGGATCAATTTCACGTTTAATATTATTGCCCATTAAATGTTTTCCTGTTAACTGATAGTAATCAGTTCCTAGATACTTTTCTTTACTCATAATTCATTATTATTTTAAAATTATACATTATCATCTATTATCATAACATTGTTCATCTTCTACTAATGATTTACTATAGCAATTACATCCACATAAAGTACATCAGTATTCTCCAAATAATTTTTCTTTATGAGGACAGTTTAAACATACCTTATATCTTCTTTCAGCTCAATCAGGAATAGGTTTAAAGAATCTACGGTATCACCCTATTATAATATTTTTAATTGTATGTAATATTTTTCTCATAAATCTTATCATTTCCCTACAACACATTTTGCAGCGGGCATACGTAATTTTCTCTGTAACATGCAGTTACAACCTCTTTTATATCCTAATTTGGGTCTATCACTTACTGTCTTTTTATCAGCTTCGGATAAATATAGCCTAGAATTACATCTAGCTCCCATAGGACTATCTAGATATAGAGGACATTCTTTGCAAATCTTCATTCTATTTTCATATAAATCATCTACATTTTCCATAATCATTATATTTTAAAATACTATTGGTTTGTCTCTATCAAGTTCTGCTTTTATTTTATTCTTCTTCCTATGATATAAAAGAAGTCTGGCAATATCATCTTTTAAATATTTTACTTCATATTCAGTTTCATTACCGTCGTGATCAAAATGAACAATTGCTAGCTTTTTTATTTTGAATTTAGGATTAATCTTCTGAAGAAGATATGCATACATACTAAGTTGTAACTGGTAGTGACATAGATTACAATCCATAATATTTTCTAATGGTGAGAGCATCATCTGTCTTTTCTTAGTAGTTCTATCAAAATAAGACTCTTTATCAATCTTACCGTTAGTCTTTCAATCTAACAAAACTATCTCATTATCACTTATCTGTAAATAATCTATTTGACCAGCAATCTTTAAGTATTCGTCAAATTCATAACTTATAAGAAACTCAGGATAAATTGCCCTGTCAATGTCTAGTTTATAATATCCCTTCTTTACCTCAAAAGTTCCTCCTCCTGCATATTTGCTTATTGCCATTTTATCCCCTTGATAAAATAGATCTTCCATCATAGCATGAATTTTAGTACCACGTTCCGTACTAGCATTCCTCTTATCTTCATAACTTTGTAGGATTTCAGATTTCTTATTTAGAAATTCAACAGGATCTAATCCATATTCTTCAATATAAGACTCCTTTCATTTTTTAGAAGAAAGAAGTTTTGATTTTAATGGGTAAAACACTGTGGGGTCTAATAACGCCTCACAAGCTTTATATGATGACCAAAAGTCTGAATCAAATTTTTGACAGTACTGTCCTATTATTGTCGTTACAGATTCATATTTCGAATTATCGGTCTTATCCATATAAATATGCTTTTCATCAGAGTATATAATATTATCATTTTCTTTATCTACTGCATACCCATTAACATATTTTAATTTACTCCCTCTAAGTTTAGGCATATTATACTTTTATTCTTTATTATAATTAGATTGGATAAGAGTTTTAATATCTGCTCTATCATCTATAAGATAGTTATGTATTTTATTTTGTAAGCTATCAATATTTGGTGGAATATTTTTCCAAGTCACTCCTAAAATACCAATTGGATAACCACTATTATCTTTTATAATTGTACAGGCTAAATATTGTACATTATTTTTTTTGAGTTGTGTATAAAGAGTTGGATCAATACTATCTAATTTAACTATATCCCCTATAAATACTTCGTTCGTCTTTAAATAATAAGGAAGATTAATCCAGGTTAGATTAAAATCATTATATTGATTTTTAATTGATTCAACTTCATCATTACATAATTCAAATCTCATAGTTCCATGTTGTCAGTCCATAATACCATTATGGTACTGAATAATTCATATCCTATCTGCATGATATTTATATAAATATACAGGCAGGAGACTTTTTATTTGTTGATCATATTCTGTCCTTTTATGTAACTCTTTCGCATGTCTTTGAGTCATGTAGTCAGTATATTTGTCAAATAAAAAACTAGGATTGTAACAAATCCTAAGTGTTAAACTTAACATAATTAGAATAAATAACCCCTTCAAAATATTAAATACTCCATACTCTTTACATAATTGTAGGATTCTTTCTAGTCATGAAAGTCCAGAATCTATATCAGGTTTTGTTTTTGCCATATTTATATATATAACTCTTTATAATTTTACTTGAATGATGCAAATATATAATAAATCTTTCTGATATCCAAATAATTTATCCAAATACTTGCAAATATCTAAATAAATAATTATTTTTGCAAAAACATATATTACTAGATAATAATCCTATTAATTATTTTATAAAGTATGAAATATAACAATGACATTTTAAACAAAATTGTAGAGGTATATAGTACAGAGTATCATAACAATCTCGGACTAGATAATATTACAAGTGGGTACATAGAAATGATGAAAAAAGGTTCTAAGATTCATATTAAAAAGAAAAATAGAGGTAAGTTTACAGAATATTGTGGTGGGAAAGTAACTAGTGAGTGTATAGCTAAAGGCAAAAGATCCCCCGATCCAGCAATTAGAAAACGAGCAACATTTGCTGCCAATAGCCGTAAATGAAATAAGAAGTAAGGAGGTGTATAAAAATGACGACATGGAAGAAAATCAAAGCGCAAATAAATATTTATATGATTTTAGAGAAATTTGGTAAATTATATATTATAGATTAAATTATGATAAATACCCCTAAATATTTTGAATTAAGTGAACTTTTAAGAAGTGATACAGCTATTAGTAAAAAAATAGAAAATCTACCTACATGAGAAGGAATAGAAAAACTAAGTAAACTAGCTATAGAATATTTAGATCCATTAAGAGAAGCATGAGGCTCTGCTATTACTATTACTTCTGGATATAGATCACCAAGCCTTAATAAAGCTGTGGGAGGCGTAAGTAATAGCTCTCATCAATACTATGAAGCAGTAGATTTACAACCTGAAGATACTTCTGTTAAAGGAGTAGAAAACTTCTTTAACTTTATTAAAGATTATTTTACTAGAAATAAAGTCATTATAGATCAATGCTTTATTGAAAAAAGTGGGTCTACTACATGGGTACATTTAGGAATATCTCCAAGAATGAGAAACCAATATGGAGAACTACGAGTTTAATAGAGGTTATAATAACTAGTTTTTAAATAATATGAAGGAAAGATCTAAATTAGAGTTCCCTGAGACATTTAAAGTAACCTCATTAATTGAATCTCCAAAACAATATGATGTGGAGGAATTAATTAAAGTCATAGGAACTAAAATATTTGACTATACTAATGCAAATATCTTAGTACAATATAATGATAAAATCTTAAATAAATTTTCAACTGAGGAATGTGAACTACAAGCTCTATTAGATAAAACACCAGTGCCTCATACATATAATCTATTATTAAAAACTAAGTTATCTGATAGTCTTAGTACTATTATATGTCATGAAATGCAACATTTTGATCAATACGAAAGGAGAGATCTTGAACTTGTGAAAAAAGACTCTAAACTAGTATTCTTATGAAAGGGACAGCAGTTTGATTCTTCATTGGATTATATGTTAAGACCTTGAGAACAAGAAGCAATAGATGCTCAATACTCACTTTGAAAACAATTTAAACAAATTTACTATAAATAATAAATTAAATATTATATGAAATGGTATATTAAAATACTGAGATGGATATGGGAATTTCCACAGTGTCTTCTCGGTCTTATTTTAACTTGGTGCTATAATGTAGAGTACAAAGAAACTTTTAGGGAAATTCCAATTTATGCGGGAGACTTTCCTGGAGGTATTTCATTAGGATTATATATCTTAATGGGAGAATCAAGTTGGAAATATAACAGAAATTACACAAAAGAACATGAATGAGGACATACTCGACAATCTTTATATTTAGGCCCCCTCTATTTACTAATTATAGGACTGCCTAGTATTATTTGAGCAGCTGTCCATACCCCAAAGTCTAAAAGATCTTATTACTCGTTTTTCTCAGAGAGATGAGCTGATAAACTTGGAGGTGTGCCTAAAAGATAGTATGGATGCTTTAAAACAAAATGCAATAAAAAATTCAAATCTCACATTATGAGATTTTTTAAAAAAATTTGGAAATGTATAAATTTTGATATGTTATAGGATTGATATTTATGGGAATATTTTTTATAACAAGTACTAAAGTACTGCAACCTATATATATATTACTAAGTCTAGTATGCTTTATTATAAGCGCAAAACAATATGAAAATAAAAAGGGAGCTAAGTAGCTCCCTTTTTATTTTTAATTAATTCAAACATATTTAGTTGTTTCATTTACTCAATCACTTACTTGAGACCCATTTAATGTGATAGTTATCTGGGTTCCCTTTAAAATCGAATTTAAACGTATGGAACTGGATGTTCTATATCCACCTTGATATGAAACTCAATTTCCTTCCCCAGGGGCCAGTGATAGATTGGCTAAACGAACTCCTGTTGTTCCATACCCCTCATATATATCTATACTACATTCTGTGTTATTTAAATTATTGCGACTACATACATAAACATCACAACTAATTGAAGGATCAGGAGTAGGAGTAGATTCTTTTTCATATGTAAATGATTTTACTCATAAAAATAAAGTTTTGCCGATATCTATTGTTCCTATATCCGTTGGATGTAAATCTGAATAACTAATACTAGAGTTAGATCCAGAATTAGTTCCACTAATATATCTATCTAATGCAATATTCTTACAGTTATTTACTTTAATATAATGAGTATAACCATCTCCTTCTATATCAGCATAAGTTACTGCTGTGTCTTGTGTAAATATTCCAGTAATACCATATGAATCAGCATCACTAAATACAGTTATTGTAGGGCGATTGCTGGTAACAGAAGGAACATAACTAGCAGCAGTACTATTGATATAAATTCCAGAATTATATTCAAAAGTAACAGTTGCTTTATACTCTTTTGTAGCCATTATAGGACTAATAGTTCCTCCCTTGTTAAATGTCCCTATAGTATCTCCTGTTGCTACCTCTTTTACTGTAGCTTTAATAAATAAATTAGGATAGGTTGTACTAGACTGGATAATTGCATTCGTTATTGGCTCAACTACTAGACCCTTTCCAGAGGTTGATTCAAATTCTTTTAATGCTACTGTTTGTTCAACTATTCCCGCAGCTAGTAGATTTAAAGTTTCAGTAGTATAATTTAGAACATCTCTATCTCTTCAACGAATACTGACTTTAATAGGAAGTTTAGTTTTATTGATATAATCTATTTTAACCTTTGTTGCTGATTGTATAGGAACATTCTGCCCAAAAAATATTGTATTCATTTATTACTTACCTTTAAAATATTTATCATAGATATGCTTAGCATACCAACCACAACCCGCTCCTACTGCTAAACTTACTAATGCAAGCAACAAACTTCCAAAGCTCATAGCTGACACAATGCCACAACCTGCTAATACTAAAGCAATTACGATTGTGGCAATAATTAATTTTGTTTTCCAAGTCATTGTTGTCATATTATTTATATGTTAAGTTACTATAAGTTGTCCCATTTTCAGAAACAATATAGTTTTTTTGATTTTTATATAACGGTAATATCTCATCTTTTCAATAAATAAAAGCATAAGTTTTATCATAAAAAGGATGATCTTTCATCTTATCTTCAAATTCTTTCGGAGAACGTTCTTTTATAACTAAAGTATAAGAGTCTCCTAAACTAAAATTCATTTCTAAACCGTCATTTGTAATTTTTCTTAATGCAAACATATATGTATTTATTAAATTTATTTATAATTATTTTACCATTAAGTTGTAAATATATCTCGCGGCATTTATACGAGTCTCATAATCTGCTTCCTTTTTACCCATTCTTTCAAAGTTATCTGCAAACGATACTGTAAGATCATCTAGACCTTTCGCAGTTCTAAAAGCCTCTCTTTGTGATTTTGTTCAATCATTTCAAAAAGAGTTATAATTATCTAAATTATGAGGATTTACTTCATCTGTAAAAATAATAGGTAACAAATATTTTATTTGAGACTCAGTACTATCTATTAATTTATTTTTATTTAAAAATTCTATATATCTATCGTATCTGCCTTCTTTAAGTTGCGCAAGCCCCATAGCACCTTTACTTGAAGGTTTACCGTAAGGTTGAATTTGATTTTCTTTTCAGAAATTTCCCAATATAGCAGCTGCTTGCTCTTTAGATGCTCCTGCACTAATTAATTGATCCCAAATTCATTGTACTCTTGGGAGATTGTCTTTTATAGCTTCTTCCACACTGGCTTTTCCTTTTCCATAACTCGGATATTTTACCTCTTTGAGTCCTGGAGTCTCAGAAAGTGGGCCATATACGTTTCTTCAGATCGGAGCTTCACCATTTGGAAATGTATAGTATCTACCATTACTATCTTGATATCTTTTATTCCCTAATTGTTGTTCTACTTCATGGTGCATAAATGCAGTAGGATGGTTTGGATTTTTTAATTCCATTCCAGTTACAGGATCTCTACCTGATCAATGTTCTGTATCAGGATCATATGATCCTTTAGAATAATCATAATAATGTTCTGGGTCATTATAAGCATTTCTTAAAACTCCAGAATGTTGATATTTAGGTATCTTTAATCCTAATTTTATATATAAAGTAGAATTTTTCTTTTTATTAGGAACTTGTGCAACATCATTTAACATCCTACGAATACTATCAGTACTATATCTATCTAAGAACTGAAAAGTATTATTTGTATCATATTCTCTATGAACAGTAGATTCTTCTGGAATATACTTATACTCAGGTTGATAAGGCTCTGTACTGATAACATTACCTTCATTATCAAACACCGTAGTAGAAAAACTATTATGATCTTTCCCTTTAAGTCTATTTGTTAGAGTTATTTGTTTTACATGCTTCTTTTTAAGGTCTTCAATTTCTTCATTAGTGAACTTATGATTCGGATCTACTCCTAAGGCATACCTAAACTGCATTAATCTTGCATATATCTCTTGTGGATCATCTAGATAATCATCAGGTATAACTGAGTTTTGGTCATAAAAAGCATCCCCTAGTAAATTCTTAATTCTAGCTATCTCTTTAACTTGAGGATCAGGCCTGCTACTATGCACTCATTCATGAACAGCAGTAGAAGGAGAGTCATCTCTTAGATATATTTTACGACCTCCATAGGAATATACACCTTTAGAATCCGTAGGAACTCTAGAAGGATCTATGGAGGCAGTAGTAAGATCTATATTATGCGCAAGAATATTATACCCTAAGGCACCTGTAACTGGTATAGGTATTAATTGATGTTGTTGTATATTTCTTTTTATCTGAAATGTACGATTTTTATATCAATTTTTAACTCATTGTTTACCTTGAACAACACCTCCTAGTTGAAGTTTAAGAGTACCACCATACTTAGCAGTAGCAATTACCTTGTTTAAAGTCCTAGAATAGTTTGGATCTGTGGCATATCCTCCTTTTTGAACCCTATCTGCAAACTCTGAAATATTCCCTGAGAAAGCATTATAACGATTACTATTAAGTAGGTCAATCTTAAAATTAGCATAGTCTTCTAGAGAATTAAAATCTCTAAAACTATCATTTATATAGACATCTTTACCATTAATAACCTCTCTAGTTCTTTTAATAGCCCCTTTACCTTTAATCCCCCCAAAATTAAAATTTCCAGATGGTTTAGACCCTCAAGCAGACTCTAATCCATCCTGAGCTACTAAAGCTTTGGCAAATACTGGATTTAAACCCCTCTTAACTAAGAGAGACTCATATATTGGAATCATAGTATCCTTAAACTCCTCTTTAGATTCAAATCTTATGGCTTTTGCAGTTGCCTCTTTAATCTTAGGTTTCTTATGCATTTGTATCTCTTCTATTGGAGACTCTACTGGAGTAATTGTCTCCTCTTTATCTTGTTTAATAGTATATTTAGGTTTGTATCCTTTAATATTAATAGTAGGACTTTTAATAGATAATTCTTTAAATGAAGAATCTCTAATATACGGTTTGTAGGTTATATCCATATTAGTATATTTACTTTTTATTTCGCAAATATAACATTTTTTTTTAACAAAAACAAATAATATTCTACTATTCAGTAATAATAACTTATCTATTCCTTAACCTGTTTTCTAGTTCTACAATCCTATATTCTAACTTCTCTACTCTATCGTAGAGCTCATCTAATCTCTCCTCTTCCCTTGTTTTAAATCTATCTAAATGATCTCTACCTGTATCTATGATAATACTGTAATCGTCTCCTATACCTTCTAAACTAATAGGATTAAAACTAAATGGTAAGTTTTTCTGTTGATCCATATTTTTATTCAAATTTAAAGCCTGATGACTCTTTTAAATTACTCTTTTCAATAATTTCTTTTAGTCTGTTTATCTCTTCTTGCATTTTAAGAATATTTTTATCTACAGTATGTAGCCTCTTATCATGCTCATTAATCTGTTCACCTTGTTCATCTACTTTTTTATTGATAAATAATATAGCTTGGCAAATAATAGATAAATCTATATATTTAGCAGTTTTATTTAATCCTGTGATAGAATCTCTGGTAGTAAGAGGTTTTGTAGTTAAAATGCCTCTATCTTCAAGTCTCTGAAATACACTTGATAAGGCTCTAGTCCCAATATGTAACTTTTTAGATAACTCTCTATTAGAACTAGTATTAATGGCAAATGTTCCGCTAGAAGTATCACTATATTGTTGCATCGCTAACAGAACTCCCTTATCTTCAGGTTTAAGAATATTATCATCTAAATCTAAAAATTCAAAAGTAAATCGTTCAAAATATTTACTGCCTTTCTGTATTTCATATATATTACTTCTACCATTTTTTTCTTCCAAAACCTTAATCTCTCCTGCTTCTTTTAACTTTTTAATACTAGCTTGTACAGTGTTAATAGATACATCTACTAAATTGGCTAACTTTCTTAAAGACACAAGCGTTTGATAAGTATCTTTATTCATAAATTTACGTAAATAACCATATACAAGATAATCTGTTGGATTCATTTTTATTTTTATTTCCTCATTTCTTTCTCCTAGATTATGTGGAACTTGAATATGTTGTTTTGATATTTTTTTCTCTTCCATAATTAGTTATTTTAATTATAGTACAAAAATATGAATAATATTACAATATACAAAATATTTGTATATTATTTTATATAATTTGTATAAATAATTATTAATATTGTAATACAGCATGTGATGTCAGATTGATACATACCGATGTCAGATTGATACATTGACACGATACATACTGATGTCAGGTTAATACATAAGTGATGTTAATTTGATATCTATCTATATACTATATACTATATGCATCCTCGCTTCGCGGAGGCGCTCGGATGGAACTAGATTTAAGGCTGAGCACTAAAAGCCCCCCCCCTCCTTTAAACGAAATGGAACCTAATTCATAGGTTCCTAAAAATTTTCAATTCTCTAAATAAAATGTGGGTATATAATGCACAAATACGGTTACATAGTATTTTAGCCCCCTCCCACCACCAATGGGAAAACGATTTATTTTAAGACAAAAATTCCCATAAAAAATTGAATTAAATTTACCAAAGCATATAACCTTTTCATAACCTTAACACTGTTTACTATGAAACGAACCGTTAATGTTCTAATAGCTGTTGCTGCCATAATAGCTATTGGTTTACTGTTCTACTCAGTTTCTCATCACGAAGCATTTTCATATGCAGCTACCATACTGCTGATTACTGGAGCACTTACAATTATCCCTACTAAGTAGGGATAACTTTATTCTCTAGTAATCAAAGCTTTAAACATATCTGTAGGATAATTTCAAAAAACGTGGAGTCATGATTAACCTTGATATTACTGACTATACTCCTGAGGAGCTGAATGAGATATGTTATCAAGAAGATATTGCTGAAGAGCAATTGGACAGTTACGTTGATTCTTGGTTTCAAAAATAGGATCTTTAATTTAACAACAGTACTATACCAGTGTGGCCTACCGATGCGTAGATGGTTTATAAGTTAGGCTGTTGTTTTTTTTTGCAATCTATTTACCTTAACTCATATATCCATGGCTAAGATTTACACAATGCCTGAGATTGGCATTATCATTGACGGTATCTACCGTAACTATAGCAAGGCTAAAATTGACCAGAAAAATGTCAATAAACTTGCTGCAGATTGCAACACATCTGCCAACGTTCTCATGAAAGTTCGTAATATTCTTGCAGAAATGCAACAGATTATTATTGAAGGAGAACGTGCTCAGCAGAAGTGCTACTGGAATACGTCAAAATGTGCACCTAACCCTGCATTGCTAACCGAAGTATATCGTACTTACACGAAAGACGTTAAGAGCAGAGTTAAGGTTGAAAAGAAGGTACAACGTCTGCCTTCCTTCGAGTTAGCATTACTCGCCCTTAAGAAACAGGGTTGGGATATGGTTATACTCAAGAAATCTTCTGGTTATAAGAAGGTTAGTGAAGAGTATAACCTCATTGAGATAGAGGAGTAATCCTCTATCTCTTTTTATAGGTAACTAAAACTTACAAAAGGTTGTTAAGTTTAACTTTAACTCTATACTATTATGGAAGTTATTATTCTTATCGTAGCAGTTATTGCTATAGCAAAGATCAGCACTATCACTGGTGCTTGGGTTCGTAGAAACAGCACAGACTGGTAATGTTATGACTCTTCACGTTTATTTATTAGTAGAAGGTAAAAGAATTACAGTGTCCATTAAAGACACTCGTAAGATTTCTCCTATTTATGATACGGAGAACCTTATCGGATTTAAAACTGATGAGCAAGAACATATCTTCAAAGGAACTATCTATTCATTTAAGATTATGCAATGAAAAAGCTCATCGTTGGTGAGATCTTTGTGATCTTGTTTCTTGTTGTTGGGGTGGACTACTTGCCATTAATTATATGCTGGATTCCTTTTATAGTGTACAATTATTTGTATCTTGGAAGGATTGTCAGATATATTGATGGGGAGTAGTTTTACTCCCATATGGATACCAAAGATACAGTAGTTTATTTAAATTTAAAATTCTGCTATATGACTGCTCTTGCATTACAAGCTTTCTTAGAAGAGAAAGATCCTATTCTTGTAAGTCGTGTTACCAACTCTCAAGCATTCAAGGAATTACGAGAGAAACGTAACGTTCCTAAGTTTGAGGAAAATGAATATCATTTTCAATCATCTATCTCTAGTACCCAAAATCTGGGCTGTGGAGTTTCCAGAGCCCTTGAAAATTTCTTCGAGTATGGTGTATATCGTTGTTAATGGTCTCCTTGTAGAGGCCGAAACGGTTACAGAGATTCATATGCAAGTAGAGGTTAGACGACACAGAGTTGTTTATCCTAGGAAGAAGTGCAAATCTCTGAAGGAAGATGATATTATCACAGATATCGTCAGAGAAGCTATCAAACAAATGAAGGGAGAGTAATATCTCCCTTCTTATTATTATCTACTATGACACGAGAAGACCTCAACAAGAAAATTGAACATCTGATGGAAGCTCTTGAGAATACTCAGAGATCTATCCAATTCACTAATATTCCTGTTTATGTACTAACCAACTACATCAAAGAAGAAACAGGAATAGATATGGAACAAGTAAAGGAGTAGTTTGTAGCTACTCCTTACCTTCTTCAAACTCCAAACTTGGAGTAATTGTTAAAGTACATCCAGAATTGAGAAGTTTTTCTCTAGTCTTGTAATCTCCTCTTCAATGAAGTTCAGGATTTATCTTATATGTTCCTCTACTACCTGATATAATTCCAGCTTCCGTTAACATCACTAGTGACTTTGTATATATAGAAGAAGAAATCCCCAGCTCTTCTAATATTTCTTTTTTCCTTTGTGGTGTTATAAACACATCTTCCTTATTATACTGAGACTGCTCTAAGAACTTCCAAAGTATTTTAACTGCGGAAAGACTTGTCAGATTATATAATACTGACATATATCTTGAATAAGTTAAAAAGAAAGGCTCAACATCTTTCTTTATTGTAAATGTTTTACTAACACTCTCTCTAACAATCTCTCCTGTATAAGAATCTACAATTTCTGTGGTTTGTTCATGTACTATTTGTTTCATATAAAATGTATTTTAAGTTAATAACTAGTAACAAAAATACTAAAAATATGCCAAACTTACAAATAATTTTAGTAATTTTTTTACTAAAAAATAGTATTGTATTACGGTCAAATAGTAATATATTACTACTTTATAGTATTATATTACTACTTCTATCTTTGTAATTAACTAATTATCAAGTTGCTATATAGTTTCTTATATATTATATTATAAATAGGAACATATTCACTAAATACAAGACACTTTATGAACTTTAATTGTGCAAATAATTGGTAATTTTTTACCATAAAATTTAATAACGATTGTATTTTTAAACTAATCAATTGTATTTTTAAACTATAAGGTGTTGTATTTTTAAACCGATCAATTGCATTTTTAAACCCTAACTATACTTAATACCTATACTTAAAGAACTATACTTAATAGCCCAGTTCTTCGAACTGCCCTCAAACTGTTTTTATTTGAAATCAATGTAAACCAAAGCAACTAACATTTACCAAAGCTTCCAACTAATAACTAGGAAGAACATAAACAAAAGCTTCCAACAAATTATTACGACAATAAATGTCGAGATTTATAACAATTAATTAAATATTTATACTATGAAGATTAATCAATTCAAGAAGGAAGAGTTTCCTATTATTCCTACTCGAAACGGCCTCGAAGTAAAGCAGGTCGCAGTAGACTTTCTGAAGAGCACTGGTATCGGCCTCGTCAGCTATGGCCTTTCCAATGGCGATGTCTTTGAATTCCCTGACACTCTTGAAGACGCCGTAATCACTACCCGTCAGGTGCGGAAAGACTCCAAGAACGTCGAAGTGCTCGTCATGGGCCTCAAGAACGGCAAGCTGGCTAACTTCTCGTTGGCAAACCTCCGCCGTCGTGACGCAGATATGCAGCCCGTTCATCCTGTATCTGCTGACCTCTGCAATCTCGAAACCGACTATGATCGCCTCGAAGCTTGCCTCGGTAAGACGATCGTAGCTCAGGGAACCGTCAAGTTCAAGCAACGGGACTTCGACAACGGTCTGCCTCTCGATACCACCACCGAGAAGGAAACGGCTAACCTCGTATGGAAAGCCTAAAACCTGCTCGTAACGGCCAGTTAACTGTTAAAGGAGAGTGAAAACTCCCTTTTAACATCTTAACTACCAATTGCGGCGATTATGTAGTATACAACTGAAGAGGCTGAATACACAATAAACTCGCTTTCTACGTAATCAAAGCAACTAAAAACAACGAATTCTATATCCAAAAAGTTATTCAACTAAATGGAAAATAAAGGTTCTTTTTCTGAAAGACTATTTAGTACTATCTTCTGGGGTACTCTCCTCGCTGCTTTTGCATTCGGTGGTGCAGAAGTATTAGGATATTCACCTGTAGTAAGTACTGTAATATCTTATGCTATCGCTGCTGGAGCATCATTCCTTGAATAACTACTCTGTTTGTAGGAAAATAAACTTCCCTACAAACACTAAATACTGTTCTGAAACAGAATTAACAAGGGTTAATAGTTAATAATTGAATTTGCACTGCTGTGAAGCAGAGCCCTCCCTCTGCACATTAAGTGCCTTTGTCTGTGATTGATAGAGACTGAGCAGAGGCAGTCTCTTTTTTAATATTATTTATAAATATTTTTAATATATATTATTAAATATTTTTATAAATGATGCTAAGTGCTTGATTATCAATCTCTAAACCACACTCTATTCTTTTATTTTTTCAAAAATTCAGAAACAATTTTCACATATTATAATCAATAAACTTCTCACACTCAGCGAGTTACTCTTTAATTAATAATTTATAAATTAATAATTTAAAGTTTGAGTAAGCGTTTGATAAGATTTTATTGATTTATACCAACAGAAGAGAGTGGACAAATTATTTCCAGCATACATAAACATTTTATATAATGATACAAATTCGAGCAATTCTAACATATGTGGTATTATCGGGTCTTTTGGTGTTTATACCGATAAAGAATTGGGGAAAGAGTCTTTCCGACGGTTCAAGGAAATCTACTCTCTCCTTTTGGGAATACCAACAGAAGAGAGTGGCGACTACTGTCTATTTAAATTTGATGATGAGATAATAGAGTTATACTTCATAGAAGTAGAAAATGAATACAGTATCATTGTAGTATATACAATACTTTAAAAAGATACACATAAAACCTAAGGGTTAAATTCTGCTATTAAGTAGCAGCCATAATTAATCTACCATAGAGTAGGATCACTTAGTTTAGAATCTCTTAAATGAAAACGCGCAAGTAGTTTCAGAGAAGCTCATAGCACTAAGTATGGTTGTGTATTTTCAAATATACCGAGGAGGAGAAATAATACTAACTTAAAGACTCTCAGTTCTCTTTAGTTAGTCACTTATCGTGGAGGCACCGCATGATAGGATTATATAACTGAGGAATATCATGATAGTAGGTATATTTGTTTTTAAAACTCGAAATCGTGCCTGACGATTACCAGAAATTAATGTCTGGATTTACTATGATTAGTTTTATCTAATGTAAGTAGGCTTAAACGAGTATAAATAAGAGCCGAAAACTGGGAATCGTAAGATAGAGGAGTGAAGTATAGTACCTCCTCTATTTTTGACTACACATTTCTTATATACAAAGATATGAACATTATAGTATAAGTAAAGGGTATACCATAATTAGAGCAAAATATAGAATCAGTAGACCCTTTATACTAGATTCTGATAAATAATGGAAGTATACTATCATTATGAACTAAATAAGCTCGTTTATCTTTTTTTAAATAAACTCTTCCACTTTTAAGAGTATAATTAGGAACCTAACGTCCTTAAGAAAGTGAGCAAAGGAAGGTGAATACTTATTAGGCGTCGATCTACCTAGCGGTCTTTTAAGGATAAAGCTTTATAGTAATATAAAGATTTTGCGGGATAGCGTGAGTTCATATACGTTAATATGGAGCGTCGGATAATCGGCTAATTATCCAAACCTTCTTCAATAGGAACGAAATTCACCCATAGCTAATAATCAGTTTGTCTAATAGGACTTAGGCATATGGGCCAAACCTTTACCAGTTTGGAAAATGCTAGAATAGGTAATTTTATCTTAGTAGCAGAATCATAAACTCTACTGCTTCTCTAAGTAATTAAAAATTAAAAGAGTCTCACTCCTGATAGCAGATGTTTTATATTTAACTGCTTCTTTCAGGTGGTATTACAAATTAAATAAATACATTTTACCACAACCTTGAAGTAGCTTTCAACGAGTAATCAAAATTCTGAGATAATATCAATATTGAAATAATTTAGTTTGGCTAACTAATGCGGTAAATCTTTAAAAAACTTAATAACTTCCCAAGTTGTTGAGGGCACCAGTTTCTTATAGTTTGGCGAAAATATAATACTCTTTATCAGCAACAAGGTGTGGTTAAGCCTTAAAGAGAAGGAACTTCTTTAAAATTAACTAGGGGAAAACTATTAAGCATCCTATATACAAACCAAAGTAAGTATTATATGTAGATTGCAACGAGAATTATAAGTTTTAGGTGTAAAACACAATAAAAATATCTACTGTATTATGAGGATAAAAAGTGTTCAAAGAATAAATTATATAAAAAGCTGTACTATTGAAGGATATAAAGGATATTTTTCAGAGTGGGAAATACAAATAGAAAGTGGTGCAGCTTATGGGTTTATATTAGACTTTTGTCAGAAATATTTATCTGAAGAGAAGTTTACAAAGAAACAATTTATAGAAGGATTAGAGTATTTTGCAAAACGAGTTAAAGATATTCATTATCATCCACAGATGATTGTTACATCTTTTTATGAGCTACTCTATGATGAAACCAGAGATGTATGGATTTATAGAGCAAGTCATGTCACAGAAAAATTCTTCAATTTAAGATTTTTTAATTCGAAATAAAAATAGTTATTGAGATATTTACGTCTATTTCAATGACCAAGTAAGAAAAATAAATTATTTTTGTAGCACAAATTCGCGGTTTACAATAGTCCAGTCAACTATGTAAACATATTAAGAGTTATCTGTACGTCTTAATATATTTGTGTGAACTTAGCCAAAAGCAGAAGTAACGAAATTATTTATGGTGTGCAACATAAGTTAAAAGTAGGCTGGGTAGAAGGGAACTACATAATCCCTATTCTTTATTAGTTGTGATGGACAACACACTCTGAAAAAAGCACTATGGAAAAAGAAATATCAAGCGGACAATATAAGTTACTTTTAGAGAAATGCAAATCTGGAAAACATAAGTTCAGAACAAATTCCTTTGGAGTAACTTGGTGCACAGTATGTGGTTTACTAGCCCATAAAGATTGTGGAAAACTATTAACTAAAAAGGATCAGTTGGTAATAAAATGAAAAAGAATTTTTATGATTCCTAAGAAAGAAAATTGGCGAGATAATTGTCATCACTGTCCTCATTTTGATCAATGCCGATCAAGTAAAAGTGCTGAAGAGTGTAAAGCATTTCTTGATAAAGAAGTGACTAAAAGTTTGTTGAAATTCGCTAAAGATTATAAATATTATGCGATTTCTAACAAATGGGAAATATTGGCAACATTCTCTTCAGTTCAGCAAGTCGAAGACTATATAAAGGATCATCCAAATGTTTTTCAAATTATTTATAGAAGAGAAACTTCTGTAAATGGTAAAATTCATTGTGGACCTTTTCATGTTTATCATAGTTGTAAATAATTTGCATATTCAATAATTAAGTGCTATATTTGCAACTTGTTTTAGGTGTATAGTTTAATGGTAAAACACCGAGGTGGCAACTTCGGAGATACGCTAAGAGAGAACTCTTGAGGGAATCGTATGTCTGGTTCGAATCCCGTTACACCTGCAAGATGAAGTAAAAATACATTACTAATGTGTCGGAAGACTGTGGCACTGAGCTGCTAGGCCATTATACTAGTATTAGTAACTGTTAGAGTGACAGTCACCCACTCCTTCATTTTAAAGTTAAAGATAAGTTTGTTTAATTGTGGCGGAATTGGTATACGCTAGGGACTAATATCCCTTCGTCAAATGAAAACTAATTTGGCTGTATTGAAACAATATGTGGTGTTAATCAAAACATCTGCAGGTTCGAATCCTGTCAATTAGACAAATTTATTTTACGGACCCTTAGCTCAGTTGGTTAGAGCAACTGACTCATAATCAGTAGGTTACAGGTTCAAGCCCTGTAGGGTCCACATTAATCATTTTATTTGATTTGCTCGGATGGTGGAATAGGTAGACACGAGGGACTTAAAATCCCTTGGCCAGTAATGGCCGTGCGGGTTCGATTCCCGCTCCGAGTACAATTATTTAATAGAAGAATAAGTAATATTATATTATTATGTGTATACATTGTAATAAAATAGTGAATACTGATTTAAAAGAAATAAACAAATCATATATAGAAAATATTATTTGTGAAACCGATTATATAGGAATTTATCGGAAATTTACAATTAGTAAATATGATAACGGGGAATTTACATTAGATTATGAATCAGAAGATGAGTCTTTTTCAATGGAAATAAGATATTGTCCAATGTGCGGCAGAAAACTTTAGCTCTGATGGTGTACACATCAACTAAGGAAGAGACTACTAGTTAGGTACTCTTCCTGTAGGCATACAGGCTATCTTATATTACTAGTTAGAAAATGCTAGAGTGAGTAATTTTTAGCTAAATAATATTATGAAGATAAATTTTTCAAAAATAAGGTATGACTATCCATGTTTGTCATGTTCTCATGTAGATATCATGTATTGTCATAATTGCATTCACTATCTGGGAAGATATCATAAAAAGATTTAATCTACGAGCAAGTTATACGATGTCCTTCAAAATCGGTTGAAGACTAAGCATAAGAAGGAAGCTGAAGATTGTATTAAGATATACAATAAGGTAAAAGAAATATCAAGAGGATCTGTATGGGAATCAGATTGGAGAGTTTTAGTTCGTGTAATATTTGTAGGAACATGGCCTAATGCTAAACCTATCTATAAACCTAATGCTATAGGAGAAATATTTATTAAAGGAATTTCATAATGAAACAACAATTGTATAGAGAAGTAAATGATGGTGTAGGAACTAAACTTATAGAAGTTTCTGAGGAAGAAGTCAAAGCTGCTAAAGAAAAGTATGCTAAGACAGGTGAATGTGATTGTATTTACATTTATGATGAATCTAGTTACTGTGGTTGGTATCTAAGATATTGTGGTATTTGTGGGAGCTTAGTTAGCCTCGTTTAAACATATAATACAAAATATGAAAGTTCGATTCAACAACAAAAAGAAATAATAGAATATACGTTGCAACTTAGTTATTATATTTTGCAGGTATGGTGAAATTAGGCAGCCACGTATCGCTTAGGACGATATTTCGAAAGAAGTGGGGGTTCGAGTCCCTCTACCTGCACATTCAACTAATATATTAAACCAATGATTTTTTTGATACTTTTCACCATTATTTATGGATTTAGTGCTTTAGTAACAGGTGTATATTTAGTCGAGCGGGAAGATATAGATGCAACAACAGCTTTTGTACTAATAATGATCCCTGTTATCAATACTGTAGTAGCAGTACGTGTTGTTGTTAACACACTAGCTAAGTTCAAGTTCAACAACAATTAAGACTATATGTGGTTTTCACTACAACACAGGGTGGTAACTCATATTCATTTTTAAGCTGAGGACTTTTAAAATTAAAAAATACATCTGATGGAATTTGTACATTATAACACTGCCAAACTTGCGAAGGAAAAAGGCTATAATGGAACAAGCGGAGTTTACTATGATACTACGGGCAGTTTATATACCCAAACTTATAGTGAAGGTATTGGGTACATTCCCAATTTTAGCTGCTATGCTCCTTTACAGGAAGAACTTAGTGAGTGGTTAAGAGATGATAAAGGGATTCATATCTCTATTATTGCTGTTTATAAAGACCAAATCAGATACTATGCCTATATCATTTATACTCCAAATTCAGTAATCAATAGTGACACTAAACTTACGGAAGAGCTTTTCATGTTGTATGAAAATGCTTTGGGAGAAGCTTTAATAATAGCGTTAAATTTACTAGAATAAAAATTCAAATGCCTTAGAAATCCGAAACTTTAATAATAATCAACATAATTAATAAATAATGGAAAATCTAGCTTGGTGGTTATATTTATGTTCTGTTTTTGGAGGAGTATATATCATTGCATTAGCAACTTTTATTGTATGCCTGAGTATTTTTATGATCGTATCTACTGCGTATTATTGTGATGAATGTGAATTGAAGACAGCCAAGAGATGGTGGAAATATACTGGTATCGCTGGGATAATTTCCATGGTGTTAACTATTTTGGTTCCTTCAAGATCTACCTGTTACCAAATTTTTGGAGTTACAATTGCAACAGAAGTAATTAAAAATTCTGAGGCATTACAGGAGCTCCCTGAAAAGTCTTTTGAAGTTATTAATAGACTTTTAGATTCTATTGCTTCGGAAGATAAAAAAGAAGGAAACTAGTTTTTAATACACGGGCTGCAACCTGTTGTTGGGACGCTAATGTATGGGTATAGAAGAAATTACAGTTTCTCTATATTAATAAATTAGTGAAAAGATTATGTAGCTTAATGGTTAAAGTACCTTAATAAGAAAGAGGATTCAGGTTCGAATCCTGTAGGGCCCACATAATTAAAAAATACTAATACAGATGAAAAGCTACGATTTAGATTCTACTCAAGCAAAGAGATATGTCCAAAACAAATTATTTGGTTGTCTTAAGAAATTTGAAAATAAAAAGTTAACAGCTTTAGCTGGAAATAGTCCTAAAGTAGCTTTACAGCAATATCAGAAGTATTTTTTACCAGACAATATTACTTTAGTTGATATTCATCCAGTTGAAAACTGGATTGTTAGAGCTTATATTGATGATGTTTTCCCTACTCATGTTATGGACGTTGATCTTGAAGAGACTATTTTATATGGTCAGTATTCTATAATGAATGTATTCTACAGAATGAATACTATGCTGTCAGGTACTAAGGCTTTACTTTTTACTGTATCTACTCGGGGTTCTAGAGGTAGGGAGAAAACAATTGATACTCTTAACAAGACTCTTTATAAAAATACTTTAAAAGCTGAGAAGTTATCTACTGAAGAAATTGGAATAGGGTCTAGATATGTTCAATTTATACAACATACTCAGTCCTTATATACAATCTCTAAGCTTTATTGTTATAAAGACAGTTCTCAAATGCTTTCAGGTCTTATAATATGGAATTGATATGAAAACCGAAGAAATTATTATTTTGGACAAACCTAGTCCTTCACTCGAATTTTTATCTGCAAACAGACTAACTAATCCTGCTCATGTGAGGGAGATTATGCAGTCTATGAAAAGGGGAGATTGGATTCCACCAATCTTTGTAAAGGATAATTATATAGTAGACGGACAGCATCGTTATAAAGCGTTCTGTACATTATGTTCCATTGATACTAGTCGTCATTATGAGTTAGGAATGTTAAAAATAAACTCAAAAGAAGACCTAATTAGCTTAGCTATTAGGTTTAATTCAGGACATAAAAGATGGTTAACTAAGGATTACCTTTATGCTTACTGTGAAACAGGTAAAAATTCCTACTGTCTTTTAAGGGACTTTTTAAAAGACAATCCAGAACTTGAAATTAGATCTGCGATACAGTTAATTTTGGGTAGGTATAATACTGAGGATTTTCAGAGTGGTAAGCTTCATGTTGATGGTATACTAATAGCGTATGCTCTTGAGAGACTCAAAGCTCTTCGTAGAGTTAGTAAAATTCTAAAAACATCAGAGGTATTTAAGAGAGATATTATACAAGCTTTCTATGTAATATGTGATGAGGTTAATGATGCACCTCGTTTTTATAAGTCTCTTCGTAATTTTCAAATGCCTCACAAACATACAAAAACAGAATGGTTAAAAGCCTATAGACTCTGTTATAATAATTTCACTGAATACTGAGCTTAGTGATATAGGATTGTTAATTCTGTTAAACTAATAGTAGAGGAAGGATACTGTTAACAAGCAGCACAGCTACAGCTTAGTATTATTTACCTGAAACCTTAAGAGAATGAAGTAACCTTCATTTTAATTTAAAGTTTCAAAAGTTAATAGAATATAATTATTCTATGTCTGCTACGAGTTTTTATTCGTGTGATTAAATAGAATTTGTAGGGAGCGAGCACTTAATGTATTGCCATGATCTCAGAATCTATTATGAACGCAGACTGAGTAAGGGTCACTATCTCAGCCCATTACAGCTTTCATTTACAAGAAAGTTTCTATTTATTCTAGGAAGATATTCGATTAGGCTCGTATATCTTTAAATGAGGGGAACTAACTTAATAGCTGAAACATACGGAAGTTGAAAGTGTGGTCATGTAACCGAGCATATGGACTGCTTAACGCCCAAATCCTAGAATTTTTAATCTATCTTCTATGAATATATTTCCTAAAACTATTAGTGATAAGATAGTATATCATAAAGAATATACTTATTGTGATCCTATTTTTGGTAAAGATATTAGTATATTTGTATACATCTTTCGAAAAGAATATAAATCATGGTTCTCAGACGAGATAAAACGTAAGTATATTACTAAACTTAGTTATCCAGATGTATGGGAATCTGAGTTTACTTATGATAGTATATCTTTTAATAAAAACTTCAGTGGGTTTTTAAACAATATCAAGAATAAGACTTTTATTAAGTATTTAAACACTGTCAGCAACTAATCGATAAACTATGTTATCTGTTATACTCATTGTTACATCATTATTTTTAATCAACGTAATAAGTTATGATGATGACAATCTTGTACTTTTAGGATCAAGAGTTTTACTCTCTATAATAATAGTTCTTTTATCTATTAATTGTCTAGTCGGGGACTTTACTGTTAATTATATAATGAATAAGTATGAACAAGGAAAAATAAAAAAAGAGTATACAATTGTAGAGCAAGATACAACATATAAATGGATTTACTATAAATAATAATTAAATGTATGTATTTTCCTAAACCTCATAATATTTTAATTTATTTAAGTTACTCTGGTAAGTCCCTTTGGTATGTTAGTAGTATTGACTCATGGGTACCGTTTAAGGAATGTCCTAATTATCCAGAATATTCCTCTTGTTATAGAGGAAAGTGTGGATCTCTAAAAGCATTAGTTAGAAAACTTCAAAAGTGGGATGTACCTAGGAATACGAAAGCTAAAGTAATTCTATCTGATGACTCTGTAATTTATCTTTCTGCTCATTGAATCACTTTTATGAAAAGAATTAGTTTTGAAACTGTTAAAATAGCTGTTAGAAAAGGATATCCTACCTGTCAGCAACAGTATTATATGTCACAATACAGTTTAAGTTCAGAGAACAATATTAGTTATCATTATTCAAAAAGAACCTGTGAACTGTATGACAATTTAATCCCAGCTCTCTATCAAACAGAATTACAATACTGGCTCAGAAACGAGTGTGGAACAGTTGTACTAGTTCACTTAGATCAAACACTATCCTATTTTTGGACAATCACAAAATTAAACTTGGGAGTTACACTTGAGGAATATTCTGGACCTGGTAAAGTACGGCAGAGACACTATTCTGCTTGTTTAGAAGATGGTTTACAAACAGCATTAAACTTGCTAAAGGATAAACCTTTAGGAATATAATAAAAATAGATGAGTAGGAAATGACTGATTAGATTATAACGTTTCATCTAGATACTTACCTCAAGCAAAACTAAAAAAGTATCATTTTTTATATTAATTATCTTAGTCTCAACTATACTATTTATAGTAGCCTATAAACTTAAAGAGGGGGGGGGTATGGAAATTGAAGATACATCTATTATTGACGAGATGGTTGATGATGTTCCTCTTGAAGCCTTAATTGGCTATGATGAAGAGGATATTACAGAATTCAAACGCAGATAAAAAGAATTCTAATATAAACTTAAGCATTGTAGATAAACTCTAATAGTAGAAGGGGAGTTAAACTAAAAAAAGAATACTCTAATAGCGGGGATTAGAGGATAATATTAACCTAGTGTATCTTAACTTTAACAGAGGTTTTTATTCTAGATTATTATGCGTATTAGTAGAAATAATCATATGTTAAAGGAATAAGTTCTGCAATGTTCTAAGGTAAATCGTTTAAGGAAGTCGTAAATCTTTCACAATAACTTGTGTTGTGTAACAAAAGAGCAAGTTCTATGTACAGTTGCATGGATTACTCCGTAAATTCGGGGAGTTAAACTGCAGGTTGATAGTAGTAGTTAAACTGTCAATGAGTCCTTTGTCTACTAAGGGAGTTCACTCGTTATAAGTTTAGAGGGAAGGAGTAGAAAAACTTGAGTCCAGGCCAGGAGTATTTAGTCAGCATAAACAATATCCCCAGATTTGTGAATGTGTTAGATACGATAGGTACAACAAGAAGTTTCTGATTGAATAACTTTACTTTCGAGATTCTGTAGTCTTGAGTTCAGAAACTATTATAGGGAGCCAGTATTATAATAATGATTTGATACTACTGCAAGGGCATGCATTACAGAGTAGTATTTTTTTTATAATTGAATTTAAAACTGTTATGTACTTTGCTATTCATCCTATTTATACAACTTGCTATGCAGAAACTCTTTATTTGTTAGTTATAGAAATCTTTAAAGATAAGATTCTTTTTGACTATGAAAATGGCAAAATTCTTATTAATGGTAAAGAAGATACTATAACGTACTCCTTAAATCAAAACATTCAAACAATACATAGCCAAATGGAGTCTCGTTGTGTTAGAATAGCAGAAGATAAAGGCTGGTCTATATATAAAGGGAAACAAATTCATTCTTAGAAACCTAACAATAAGCACATAATACTATGATAACAAAAGAGGATGTTATATTATGGTTTACACGTATAAATAATAAATGTGATAGAGTAACTACTGGAAATTACTCTCATAATATTGCTCTAATTAAAGCATTAGCATTTAATTATGCAGATAAAATAAAGAAACAATATGGTGAGATCATGGTATACAATAATCTTACGCATATTGCAGAGATATCTTCTAAGGTTACCGCTGGAAATGTAACTCATAAAGTTGCTACTGTAAAAAGTTTATGTAAGAGGAATATTGATTTTATTAATGAATTTGGATTAGAGAAGTAATGACACTACTTTCTGCATTATATTAGTAATATACTAATAAAGTTATAGCTAAGAATGAAAAGAGAAACTAGTAAACGAGGATGGAATAATAAAGATTGCTACTCAGAAGAAATATAAAAACGGAAATATTAAAGAAATTTAATAATCTGTTTATCCTGATAATTTATGAATCTGCCAATTCATAGAAAAACAGGGATGCCTTGGCAGAGGCTGCTGATAATCTATGATTTTATAGATGAGGCGGAGGTAGAATAATACTTATGGGATTACCTCTTTTTATTTAAAAAGTACCCTTTATGAAAGTCTCCCAGACAAGACAAGGGCGTCTTATTGTTTTCAATAAGATTGGGGGTTGATTGAGAGGAGAATGTGATGAAACTCGCCTTGTTGTACAATAGGGAAACATTAGGTTTGAATCCTATCCAATCACAATAATAAGATAGTGAAAGTATCTGTGCAATAGGTTGTACACTTACAGAAGCTATTTATTGTTTATATACCTGTACATATAGTTTCTGATATTGGTTAAGGAAGTGTATGGTAAATGCTAGTACCAATCATGCAAAAATTGTGTTACACAGCTGGTATATATTTTTGTAATAAAAATCTAATCCTTATCTTAACTTAAATAGTTAATATGCTAATTCTTAGTTATGACAGATAAATCTATAAAAATTGGAGTTGTCTTACTTCTTCTTGGAACTTCTTTCCTAATAAGTTTTGCATTTTTTTGTATAGATAATACACGCAGTGAAACCTTTTTTAGACAGAACCAAGAGAATATAAAATCTCTAGTTTTACAGATAGACTCCCTAGAGAGGATTATTAATTCTACATTTAAGGAAATGAAAGATACTACTATCATTCATGTTTTTCCTCAAGAAATTAAAATCTACTGTGATACAAGAGATAACATTAAAAGTAATTTAAAATAATGTGGTTTTATCGTTTTGTTATACTATTAGTTAGTATTTCCTTTATTCTTTACTATACTCTAATGACTCTTCAGTTATTAGATACATGTAAAATTACTAGTCGTAAAATTACATGGAAAGTAATAATTCCATTTTATTATTTTTTTAAAAGGTAATTGTGTAATTTAAAAATCTAAAGATGAATTTCAAAAAAATTGTTGCTGCTCTTGTAGTAGTATTTGCAGTTTTCTGCGTGATTTCTCTGGGTAAAATCGGGGAAGATGTAAAGAATGAGACGATTGTAGTCAATCAGTATCCGTTTACTGGTAACATGGAATACTGGACTAGTCCTGGTTTTCACTGGCAGTGGTGGGGCAAAACCACTACTTACTATAAAACTCAACAGTTGTGGTTCGGATCTGACTCTGAGGCTGGCGATCAGCAGGGAAAACCTATTCCTGTAATCTTCAATGATGCTTCAGATGGTATGATTTATGGATCACTTCGTGTAAAACTTCCTACTGACCCTAAATACCTCGCTCGTATTCAGACTGATTATAATGGTATGGATCGTTTAATGAATGATCTTGTTCGTCCAACTGTTACTAAGGTAATTTATGCTTCAGGTCCTCTGATGTCTGCTTTTGAATCGTATGCAGAGAAGAAGAACGACTTGATTGAATATATTACTGACCAGTTAAATAATGGTGTCTACAAAACTGCAATCAAGCGTAGCGAAGTACTTGATGCAATTACTGGAGAAAAGAAAGTTATTAATGTAGCTACACTAATTCCTGACTCATTAGCAGCAGGAGGTTACAAGCGTAGTGAATCCTCCCCATTTGCTTATTATGGACTAGAGATTGGTCAGGTAGCTGTATCAAAGATTGCATATTCTGATAAAGTAAATAGGCAGATTGCTCAGCAACAGGAAGCAAATATGCTTATTCAAACTAGTCGTGCGAAGTCAGCTGCTGCTGCTCAAGAGGCAATTCGTGCTGAAGAGGAGGGTAAGGCACTTGCTATGAAGGCTAAGTGGGAACAGGAGAAAATTAAGGCTGTAGAGGTTACTAAGGCTGAACAGGAATATGAAGTAGCTCGTCTTTCTGCTTTAAAGGCAAAGGAAGATGCAAAACGTATTGAAGCTCAGGGCATGGCAGAAGCTGCAGCAGCACGAGCTAAAGTACTTGCTGGATTGGACCCATTGCAAAGAGCAACAATTGATAAAGAAACCACAATTGGTGTAGCTCAGGCATTAGCAAACTCAAATGTTCGTTGGGTTCCTGAAGTAATGATTATTGGAGGTAAAGAAGGAGCATCTGCTAATCCTATGGATGCTGTAGGACTGAATATGCTCCTTGATATTGCTAAAAAACAAGGTAAAAATAATTAAATAACACAGATGGCACATCCTAAAATGAAGGCTATTACAATGCCCTTTAAAGAAGTTAAAGTAGATGAAGAAGGCAACCCTGTTTTTGATAAAAAGACAGGAGAACTTTCGTATAGAACTGTTTACCGTAGAGTAAGGCATAATGCTCTATACTTACCTAATTACAAAGCAGAAAAGCCTACCTGCTAAATCAAAGGTGTAGTCTCTATAGTAGAACACTATAGTTTCCTCTAACACGGTAAAGGAAAAACCTTTACTAAGAGGAGGGGCCCATATAAAAATTATGAAGCTCTTAAAAGACGATAAACATTGCCTATACCTCTTTGATCGGAGGTATAGGCTCTATTTTTTATTGACTAGAATAATAGTAATAGATAAAAATAAAAGACTAAAGTTAATCTTTAGTCTTTGCGTGTAAAAGTCTATGACAATTAGCACATAGTAAAGTGCATTTGTTTAATTCTTTTTCAATTTTATCATTACTTCAATTTCTTAATGTTGATCAAGAAACTTCTTTTTGGGAAGGATCTATATGATGAAAATCAAATATTGGTCAATTATTTTCAGTCAATTTTATTTTACAATTTGTACATTCTCCTCCCATTTTCTTTATAAAATGAATCTTTTTATTTAATCTACATTTTTTATTGCTTTTTTGCATACATTTTTTACAAACACTATTGTATCCATCTTTATGCTGTGGATGCTTTGGAAACTCATCTAAGGCTTTTGATTCTTTACAAACCGTACATGTTTTTATTAATATATTCATGATTTATTTGATTTAATAATTAAATCAAATATAATAAAAATATTTTGTATATGCAAATTAAATTTACTTATTAAAGAAAATGGTAGATAATTTTGACTTAATTAAAAGTCTTTTGAAATTTGAATCTAAAGATGATTTTTATTATCTTCAGATTATACAAAGATCAAAGGATAATCTTGATATAGGAGCAAATAACCGTTTAGTTCGTTCCTATTGTATACGTTCTCTTGAATATTTCGAAGGCAAGAAAAAGGAAATTAAGCAAATGTGTTCTATATTTAAAGCACGTGCTTATATTCATTTAAACAAGCGAAGCTATAAAGATGTAGCGTTAGTTTGTTTACAGAATCTTGCTGAACGAATACGATATGATCAGATGGAAGAAGTTTATCGTTGTTATGATCATGCTTGTGGATCAACATGTAATAAAGACGATAAAACATGGGTTGTTGATATTGATGGACCTACAGATAATCGTGCGGTAAATAATATCTTACTGTTTATTGAACGAGAATGTCAACCTATTGGTTCAAAGTTTAAGGCTTTGATTCCTACTAAAAATGGTTTTCATTTAATTACAACTCCTTTTGATATGTCAACTTTTGCAAAACGATATCCGAATATTGATGTGCATAAGAATAATCCAACATTATTATACTTTAAAGGATAAAAAGTAAACCGCATTAGGTTACTTAGCGGTATATAAATAATAGTAACGGGTTACGCCAGATAGTATGAGTTTGCCTTTGTATATAGAAAGGTGGTAGTTTGGTTGTTTGATCCCGACAATAAAACACGGTATTCTTGAGTGAACCCAAAAAATACTCAAGTGGCTTTTAGGAACTTCACATTGAAGTTTTAGTAATAGTTCTTGAAGTTACAAGAAAAGTATAACAGTATACTAGTCGCTGCTATATAATTAGAGCATTAAACACTTTAGCTATTATGGACCACTTCTAGGGTATAAGTATAAACTGCCCTGTCTTTGGGCCTGCCAGGTTTTTGACATTCAAGATAGTTGATGATAATTCATACAGGAGCTGGTATAACCTCTTTAACAACTGGACCAAAAAATAAACGCTAAGAACACTGTACGTAAGATGGCTAACAAGGTTATGCCTCTTGCAACTCCTATGCGTGCTCAAGTAGCTTTTGCAGCTTAAGCTATCCAAGTCTGGAGAAATAATAGACAAAGATTTTCTGTATAGATTAATGCAGATGATGTAAGTTAATCATTACTAACTACTATTATAGAACCGAGTTATTTCAGATAAGTTGTAGGAGATAAGATAAAAACTATCTGATACGTTTTGTTATTTTTCGGAATAGGAGAATAAAATAACCAAGCATGTAAATAAAATTATTATTAATAGTTGAATGGACATGAGTTCAATTCTCATCAGGTCCACAAAAATCTTTTTAACTTATGGAATCATTATACAAAATTGGAGATAATGTTTTAATAAAGGAAAAGTATGATCCAGGATGTAAGGATCTCGATTATTCGTACTGGTTTGCAGAAAATATGCTTACAGAATATGGAGGAAGAGTATGCACTATTAGTAAAGCTAAATATTGGCATAAAATGCAAGACGGTAGACTTCCTGATGATGGCTATTTGTATTCTATAGAAGAAGATGGTGGCTATTGGTCATGGGCGTCTAGTATGTTTGAACCTGAATTTTAATAATGAAACTTACATCACATGATATTCTTACTAGATTAGGGTGTTTATCGAGATTATTAACAATAATTAGCTGGGTGATTATTATATTAATTATTAATTTGATATTTTATTTTATAGAATGTTAAAGAAACTTAGTTTAATATTCATTCGTTTTGCACCTTTCTTACTAGCACTAAACATATTATTTAAAATACTACTACGTTACTATACAATTTCTACAGTAATTATTAGTTGTGTAGATTTGGTAACAGTTATGGTAGTACTAATAGGTCTCATTGTTTTATCTCTTACATTCAAATTTTGTATTTATCATAGAATTTTGTTGTATTGTGTTCTAGTGTGCTATTTATTACACTTTGTTAATAACATATTAGGGATAAACTTCTTTGTTACAGTATTAACATATTTCTTCGTGATGATTGTTATCACTTTAATGATCATTATTATCTATACTTATTTAAAAGAGAAGCAAAAGTAAGTGTTAGTTATTATACTGAATAGTAATCTCAAAAATTTGTACAAATTATAGAAATAAGTGTACAAATATTTGGTTATATTGACTTTTATCTTTATATTTGTGGTGGATTCTTGCTGCGGATTTGCTTCTGCTCGTTGGTGTACTTGGTTTGTGCACGTCACGCTTTGAACGTGAAAGTTAAAGTTCGAATCTTTAACGAGCAACTATTAAAATTAAATAAATATTTCTCACATATAATAAATAATACTATGGCAACAGTACTAATTAACTGTCTAATATTACTATTTCTTTTTATCTGGTTTGTGGTAATAGTACTATGTACTATCCTTTACTTTAGGAATAGAAATGAATCTTTATTTTAGTGTATTAACTAGTATTAAAAGAAAAAGAGTATAAGATTAAGTGTATGAATGCCTTAGTTATTAATGCTGCTGGAAAAGGAACTAGGGTAGGAATGAATATTCCTAAGCAGTTTATAGATATTAATGGACATCCTATAGTATATTTGACTGTTGAAAAGTTTGTTAGGTTAAGACTGTTTAACATAATTGTTATAGTTACTCTACCTGAATATATTCCTATTCTTCGAAAGCTTTTTCCATTTTCTTATATCAAAATTATAGAAGGAGGGTACTCATGCTTAAGATCTAGAATTGCTGGTCTTGAATACATAATGACTTACTATCCTTCTATTGAAAAAATTATGTTTCATGATTCTGTTAGACCTTTTTTCACTTCAAATTTAATTACAAGATGTTTGTCTTCTTGTGATTCTAATAATTCGGCTGTTGTTCCATACATTCCAACAGTTAGCACTTTAAAAGATCTTAGTTCGTTACATGTTCCTGGAGTAATAAAGGAGCCAATTGCTATCTTACAGACTCCTGAAACTTTTATGCTTAGAAGCCTTTATAATATAATTACAAAGATTAAAAATATAGATAATTATCAGACTTTACCTGACTTATATGAGCATAATGGAAATAAATGCTTATATATCTCGGGAGAACTTATGAATTTTAAAATTACAAGTCCTGATGATTTAGAGTTGGCTAAATGTTTATTTAATGGTAAACTTAAATATTAAATTACCAGATAACTTTTTTGAAGCAGAAGTAAAAAATGGATTCTTAGTGTCTAAAGAAAGAAAAGAACTTTGAGGAGTTGAGCTAGATTTGCTATGACAGTTTAAAAATATCTGTGATAAATATCATTTGAAGTACTATTTAGATGGAGGAACATTACTTGGTGCTGTCAGACATGGTGGATTTATTCCATGGGACGATGATATTGATATTGCTATGCCTAGAACAGACTATGATAGATTTTTAGAGTGTGCAGTTAAAGAGTTGAATTATCCATATTTTGTTCAAAATGACTGAACAGACAGTACCTTTTATTGCTGTACGAAGTTAAGAAGAAGTGACACAACATGTATTCACAAAAAGGATTTAGAAGGTCATTTTACCTTTAACCAAGGGATCTTTATAGATATATGTCCTTTTGATAATGTTCCAGATGATCTAGTTGAGAGACAAAAGTTTATGCACCAGCTTCACTTAATTAAACTAGAAGCACTGGCTGTAAAAACAAGAATACAATGTTATGATTCTTCTAAGGAAAACACATCTAGACTTTTATATCTTAGAGAAAAATATCAAGAGCTACGACAACGATATAATGTACTCTCCACAGAGTCATTTGGTAATCTTACATTTCCAAATAAGATACAAAGTCTTAGAAACGCTAGAGACTATAACAATAAGGTTTACCTTAAATTTGAGTGAGGAATGTTTCCTGCTCCAGAAGTATATTTAAGTGTTTTAACTAACATATATGGAAATGACTTTATGGTGCCAATGCCTGGTAGAAGCATGCATGGCGAGCTTCTTGTGAATACTTCTATAGGATACAAGGATAACTATAACCAATTTATGTCATTATAAGTTATTTCTAAATTTGACATTAGCGGCGTAACAACTCTTAACATATAAATTGATCATTTGTATGGAGTTTCTGTGGCAATAAAAATCAGATGTGCAAACTACGATAGTGTTTATAAGCCTCCTTGGCACAGCGGCGACTGCAACGGTTTTGTAATCCGTCTTCATTTGAAAGCGTCGGTTCGAGTCCGACAGGAGGCTCTAAAATTTTATTAAAAACTTTATAATATGTTAGAACTTATAAAGAAATGGTTTGAATTGAAATTTCATGTACATGATTGGGAGACAGTTGAAGAAAAATTAAAAAAGGTGTTTGAAAATGACTATCAAAGTCGCCCAGTTAAAGTTGAAAAAGTTTATATACAGCGTTGTAAAATATGTAATAAAATAAGACAATTTCGTATTAAACTTTAAGTATTTTGGGCCATGTAGTGTAAAGGCGAGCACATTTCCTTTGCAAGGAAATAGAGGGGTTCGAGTCTCATATGGTTCACTATTATTGGGGGTCCCAAAAATCTCCTCACAGTATAATTTAAAAAGCTATTAAACATGTTTAATTCAAAAAGTAAAACATCTGTAGATCTGTCTAAGAAAGTAGACAATGTTTTAAATGCTTTCAAAACTGCAATTGATGGTCTTAAAGAAGTAAATGCTTCTGCAGAATTAGAAATTGCAGCAAGAGACGAGGAAATCAAAGCAGCTCAAGCTGAAAAAGAAGCTCTTGAAAACATTCGTAAGAAAAACGAAGGTGTTCTTGCAAAATTAAACGCTATCCTTGAATAAAGGATAGTTTATCGAGAATGGGGTGTGGAAGTAGCACGAGAAATTTGGGATTTCTAGGGGATAGAGCATTACTATCATTCTCGACTAATTAATTTATAATATTTCTGCAAATACTTTTGCAGAGTTATCTGTAATAAATATATAAAATGTACTGGACTGTGGCTGAGTGGTTTAAGCACCAAACTGTTAATTTGGGTAACGTGGGTTCGAATCCTATCGGTCCAGCAAATAACTTACTAGAAAGTTTATAGATAGATAAATTTGGTAAGGTACTCAAGAGCTTTAAGAGGATGCACTTGAAATGCATTAGAGCGTATAGAAATCGCTGCGTGGGTTGGAATCCCACCCTTACCGCACATGTAGGTATCGCCAAGTTGGTTAAGGCCCAGCTCTGCAAAAGCTATATCACAGGTTCGAATCCTGTTACCTACTCTAAACATTAATAACATAAAGATGAAAACAATAGTAAAAATAGTTATAATAGTCTTAGTAATACTTAATATATCATGCGGAACAATAAAACCTAATATTATGATAGGGCCTACTGGAGATACACAGAAAACTTATATTGAAGATATAAAGTATTACAATAATATTAGTGATTAACCCAAATTAGAAGTATAGTCTATAACCGCTTATTACTCTAATTTAAGAAAAATATGAAGCTTTGTAAGTTAGATTTTTTGTGGTGGGTGTTTGTGCACCCTATAGGAGAGTTTAAATCATTAGAAATGTCTATTAGATTTAAAATCTTTAAGTTATCAAAATTTTTTGACTTTGATATTCAACTATTTGGTATTTGTTATTATTTGTTTATAAACATCAATACATTTGGCTTGCTTGATTTCCATATTAGTTATAATAATAAAGGGGATCATGCAGGCTTTTGTTTTAATATCGGCATTCTTGGATTATGTTTCGAGTTTAATATTTGTGATATTAGACATTGGAATTTTGATCAAGAATGCTGGGAAAAACTGGATTAATATGTATACATTTTTAATTGTTTTAGGTATTTATCTAATAGGAGTTGTTTATTTACACGTTTCCCTGTATTTTGATTGGATTGAAGAAGACAAGTGTGGAAGCACAATAGGTGATCTTTATTCTTTTTATGTAGATCAAGATAATGATTGGATCTTCCTTTTAATATGGGTTCCTGTAGTAAATACTATTGTATTGATAATACAAATCTTCTTAGATATTGGAAGTTTGTTCTCAAAAATAAAGATTAGATAATGATAAATTTTATTATACTTTACTTTCTAAATTTAGTTTTAGACTATCCGTTGCAAGATGAGTTTTGTAAGAAGTATAAATGTGAAAATAATTATGTCTTGTTTGTACATTGTGCAATTTGGGCGTTAGGTATTTATATTGCCTTACACTTTTTGGGATTAGCTGCAATTTGGAAATTAATAATGTTACTAGTTGGACATTATGCTATTGATTACTGGAAGTGTAGAGGACTTTATAAAAAGTATATGAAGGATTTTACTTCATATTATATTGATCAAAGTCTACACTTTATTCAAATTTTATTATGCTTAATTTAACTATATGAAGCGTACATTAATTGTTGTAGATTTACGACATGATTTTTATCATCCAAGTGGATCATTATATGCTACTAGTGGTGAGAATATTGTCAATAAGGTGTTGAATATTATACCTAAATCTGATTACAAGGGTCGTTATGACAGTAAAAAAGCTATCTTAATAATTAATTCACTACTATAATGAAAGAATATCCATATACTATAATATTATCTAAACAATTCCTTTTATTTTACAGCAGTCTAGTTAAACTTGGGTATAGGCCATATTTCGACGTTCAGATATACATGAAAAGTAATAAAATCCAGAGCTCTGTTGTTGTTTTAGATGATACAGGTAAGTTTGGCCTTTTTTGTTTTTACCCAGATCTTAGCCATTTAGATCCTAATATAAAACGCATTTTTATAAAGAATCCATATAGGTTTCTTCGATGTGCTGCCAAGTATAAAAACCACTTAGAATTTTAAGTTAAGATTTTATTACTAAGAGCTTTTACATAAATACAATATGAAAAAGATAAATATTATTAATATTATAGGTGAAGGATATAACTGCAATATTAATTTCAATCATGTTGTATCTTGCTTTCATGATACAGATAAAAGAAGTGTTTGTATACAGTATAATACTGTAGTTGATGATTATCCATTTAAAGTTAACTATTTAAATGTTATAGAAGTTAATTATTTAGGTGAAAAATTGTAATAGTAAAATTTATGATACCATTCAAAGTATTATGGTTAGAATATAATAAAAATAAACCAACCTATTATGATATAATGCCTTACCTAGTTAGAAAGTATAATGATGCTTATAAAGCAGATAAACCTTCTAAAGAAAATTTTGAGCAGTGTAAGGATTTTGTAACGAGAAAATTAATGTATCAATACTGGGCTAGATGTGAATATGAATTTATAATTGCACATTGGCCATACAAAGAGGATAGCCCACTGAAAGATTCTTATAAAATAGATATATTTGAGCAATGTAAGATGAATATAGATATTATTACTAGAGTTTTTATGAAGAATATTCAAAAACTTTAATAATAAATAGTAAGATAAACTATTTATTTAGTCCCCATAGTTCAATGGAGAGAATCTTCGGCTTCTACCCGAAAGGTCCTTGTTCGAATCAAGGTGGGGATACTTTTATAAATAATTAGGTAGTGAAAATTTCATTTAAATAAAATATAATTATGGAATTTGTATATTGCTGGTTTGTATGTATAATTATTAATCATATTATTCTCTACGTTTATTGGAGGATAAAATCTAAAGAAGGAACTACTCTAGGAGATATGTATTTATACTATACTGAGGATAAATATATTAGTAGCTTTGTCTTTATAATACTCATTTGGACTCCTTTAAACTTTATTCCAACTATGGCTTGTATTATATTAATAGTTTTTAATTTACTTTCTCATTTAAGAATTAGATGATTATGAAAACACTTTTTTGGATAGATGATGCTCGTAATCCAATGGAAGATGATTGGATGAATTTTAGTCCAATTGGCAGAAATTGTAAAGTTGTATGGGCTCAGTCTTATCAAGAAGCTATTGACTTCCTTGAAAAAGAATGACCTTATGCAATTTGTCTCGATCATGATTTAGGAGAGGAAAAATCTGGATACGATATAGCCAAGTATATTGTAGATAAATGTATAGATGAAGGATATGTCCTTCCACAGTTTGCAAGTCAATCTGCAAATCCTGTAGGTCGAGCAAACATCTTAGGAATATTAAATAACTATAAAAGAATAACTCAGAAAATTTTACCTTGGGAATAATGGAATCACATATTACTTTTGATACTGCTAAACTTGCAAAGGAAAAACATTATATGGATGGAAATAGAATATCTAAACTATTTCCAAAATTAGGATATGTAAATTGTAGCCCTTGTTATGATGAAAAAGGAGTGCTTTGGAATTGTAAGTTTTATGATCCTACAGATAATTATTATTTAGCTCCAACTCAATCTAAACTTCAAAAATGGTTAAGAGATATTCATAAAATACATATTATAATAGTTCCCACTATTCATGGATATTGGACATATAAAATCGTTGATATTCAGATAGAGCCTTCTAAGAAAATTGTAAGACCTCCTCATAGTATAGATGCAAGTGGAGTAGATTATAATACATACGAAGAAGCTTTAGAATCGGCTTTTTTGGAAGCTTTAAAGACATGGATATAAAATGGATATACCTTCTAAAATTTTAGCTTATTGGGTTCCTTCTATAGTAGTTATACTTATAAGTTTGAATCTACATTACTCTGAATTTAGTAACTATGTAAATACTAATTCATATCAATGTGAGATTATAGGAGGAGAAAAGATATCTGGAGGCTATAAAACTAATGGTAAGATGTATCTTATTGCAAAAGATATAAAAACTAATAAAATACTTAGTTTTGAGGCTACTCCAGAAGATTACCATATGTACCATAACAAACCTGGTGCTATATTAACATATAAACTTAAAGGGTGGGTAGTATCTAATAACAAAACATACAAAGTGTATAGAGATATTTTTATAGTGTCAATTGCTCTTTTATTTGCAATTACTATAGGATCTCTAATAATGTCAGAGTATGATTCAACTTTTATACATTTTGCAAAATCTTCAGCTATTTTATTTGTTACTACTATTATCTCTTATAATCTTATTATATAATATGATTTATGATCCAAAAACTAATATTGTCTTTTGGGATGAACTTTTAAAAATTCCCGAGTTTAAAGCATTATCAGAAACTCCTCAGAATATACTTTGGCATAAAGAGGGAGACGCTTTCACCCATACTTGTATGGTTACAAAATGTATGTTGAAGCATATTGAAAATAGTAATGAAGTACTTTTTCAAGACATAGACTATCGAAATATTCTAGTCTTTGCTGCTCTATTACATGATATAGGTAAACCAGTTACTACAAAAAAGGAAGAAGATGGACTTTACCACTGTAAGGACCATGCAATTAAAGGGGTTCCAATTGCTGAACATATTTTAGATACATATATTTCTGATATTAAACCTCAGTACAAAAGAGCTATTCTTTCTTTGATAAGGTGTCACATGCAACCTCTTTATATTTTAAAACAAAGAGATACCAAGTCGGCTATTCTAAGGTTAGCTAATAATCTAGAGTGTATTGACTTCGAAGCATTACTACTATTAAAGAAATGTGATTGTGAAGGATCAATACCTGAATCAGATGATCACCATGAGGAAACTTTGAGGAGTGTACGTGAATTATATTATGAGGTGTGTAGTTATCCTGCACAAACTAAAGTTCAGATTGAAAAGTTAGAAGATACTGATACTTGTAATTATAAGCCAGGTCATCATCCAAATGGAATCAATAAAGGGTACCTTACTCAAGGATATTTAAGTCTACCTATAACTGTAGGGTTTCGAGCTTGTCTTGGATTTCGCTTCTCAACCTCACCTGTAACTAAAATCGTAGATAAAAATCATTTTCATACTCAAAATTCTGTATATAAAATTATAGAAGTAAAAGAATAGTGAGCCTTCACTTGTTACTGTTTTTTAACTAAAAAGAACAAAAAAATCAAATTATGCGTTATTTATTATATAATGGTAACAGTTTAAATACCATTTTGTTTATCTTAAGTAGATACGGATATACATTAAACTATCCTAAGGTAAGTATATCTTTATTACTTTCAGGACACCCTTATAAGATCTTAATTGATACAGATAAAAGATCTTATTATGTTGTTACATATAATCAGAATATTCATTACCTTACTGGAGATAGTGATATCTTCTGTTCAGATGATGACAACACTATCCTTAAAGAGTTAGGTATTAATGATATAGAAGAGAATAAACTTGCTCTATATAGTGATATTATTTTAAAATCAGAAAAGAATCTATTAAAATTACTTGAATCACCTGAATTAAAATCAAATGACATATCTATTATAGACCAGTTTGAAAAGATTCTAGGTAAAGAAAAAAATAAGGTTGAGGATAATAAGGTAGATTCTAATCTTAATAATGATTTTAAGTCTGAGTTTTTACCTGGGCGAATAGTACAGTTAATAGTTAAAGATCAAGAGTATTTTGGATTTATTATTTCTTCTAAAGCTATTGTTTATGTTAACAATAAAGGAGAAATTAAGGGTTATTTAAGTGGATGCTTTAATTCCCCTAAAAATGGGAGTTTCTACCAAGTTAAGAAGATTTTTGTTCCAACACCACACTGTTTTAAACTTAGTGATTACACAAAAATGGATGTTGCTTGGCCAAAAGTAAAGAATAAGGTTGTAAAGAAAACAATCGCAGAAGTCGAGAAAGAACTTGGACTGGAACCAGGTACTTTAGAGATTCAATAGTAAATCAAAATTGAAATTCTGTTTTTTATCATGGGTAAATTTATTCGAGGTAATCAATTGGATAAATATAATAGGTACGAGGAAGAGATTGCTCGTCTAAATAAGAAAAGAAAAATAAAAAAATTTAGGGATACTGAGGAACAGAAAAATAAACTAATTAAGAGAGATTAAAAATGACATATGGGTTAAATGATATTTGTTTAGTACCAGCTAGAACCAGTAGAATAGAACATCGTGCAGACTGTAATCCATATAACTTTGATGGTATGCTGCCGTTATTTACTGCTCCTATGAATTCTGTTATTAATGAGAATAATTATGAAGTTTTTCTTAGAAATAAGATCAATACAATTATTCCAAGAGGAGTAGATTATGATAAACGATGGGAGTTGTCTACAAGTACGTTTGTTGCACTTGGCTTATCTGAGTTTGAAAGATTTATTACAGATTTTGAAAATATATATGATACCACCAATGATATTCGTTATGTGTGTGTTGATATTGCTAATGGCCACATGTTAAAGTTAATTGATTTATGCTCACAAGCAAAGTCTATATTTAGAGGTCGATTGTCATTAATGGCGGGCAATATTGCTAACCCTGATACTTATGCTGATTATTCACTAGCAGGAATTGATTTTGTACGGATAGGTGTAGGGGGAGGTTCTGTATGTACTACTTCTGCTAATGGTGGAATACACTATGCAATGGCTTCCTTAATTAAGGAAGTTGTTGATAAAAAGCGGGCTATAGAAAAATGTATTGAAGAAACAAAAGTAGTTAATATAGCGGGTGACTCTGGTTTTTACTTGGGTTGTAACTCAATAACTCATCCATACAAAAGTGTTCCATTTATTATTGCGGACGGAGGATTTGATAATTATGATAAGATTATTAAAGCACTAGCTCTTGGAGCTGATTATGTAATGGTTGGAAAACTCTTTGCACAATCTCAAGAAGCCTGTGGAGAGTTACTACCTGTTACAGATCCAAATCTAGGACTCAGACGTAAATACTATGGTATGTCTACTAAAAAAGCACAGATAGAAATAGGAAACCAAAAACTCAAAACTGCTGAGGGTATTGAAACCACAGTTCCAGTTTTGTATAAGTTACAAGATTGGTGTGAAAATTTCGTTGACTACTTAAGGTCAATGATGAGTTATTCAGATTCTTTTGACCTTTTAGAGTTTAGAAAGACTAAATATAGAATTGTTAGTCCATTAGAATATTTATCATTTTTCAAATAAAAATAAAAATAGTTATGTTTGAACAAGGAGACAAAGTTATCATTAAAAATCTTGATTGTTTACTTAAGGATAATCTACTCAAGGAAGCACCTGACTTAGAAGGTGTTTATTGTAACAAAGACATGAAATATGTCTTATTTTCTGATTTTCCCTATTTTGGTAATGTTGCTGTTATTGAGGATGTAGATAAGAATGACCCAGATATTCCATATTTTCTATCTATAGGCATATGGGTACCTGAATTTATGATTATCCCATATGACGAGGTTGTTCCTAACCCTGAACCTAAAGCTATCCCAGTAGAGGATAATATTGACCAAAAGGTATATATTAATAAATTTAATAATAAACCATTTGGAAAAGTATTCCTCAAATTAATTGCTCTTGATAAGAAGGTCGCAGAATTCTCGGCCACTCAATTTAGCAAACTAAAAAAACACGAACTACAGTATATTGCAAAGCTTTTACAGGACCATGGGGCTAAATTTGCTGATTATAATAAGTTAACCCAGAAGGAACTGGCTGTGTACTGCTATAATAAGGCATTAGAACTATAGTATGTTAAAACTTCGAGTTTTCAGTCCAAATACAAGTTGTGCTCCTTTACGTAGTATACCTTTTAATCAAAGAGTACTACTACGTTTAGGGAGCACAACTCCTTTAATTTCTAAATATAAATATTTGGAAATTAATACTATAGAGGGAGTTAAAACTTCTGGGAATAAAATATTAATGAAGCGTGCCTTTGACAAAGCGGGTGTATCTCATAGTGAATGGATTAGTTCTTCTAACAAAGCAAGCATTTATAAGTTTTTTATGCAGCACAAAATTCTTATAGCAAAACATAAACATTCATCGAAAGGGAAGAATATTTATTATATTGATAATCCCAAATCTTTAGACGATCTATGTAATAATGTTAATATAAGGGATTTCGTGTTTGAAAAGTATTACTTCTTCCCAAATGAATATAGAGTACATATTGATGTTCATCATGGTTGTTTTTATGCTTGTAAAAAAGTGCTGAAACAAGACGCTGAAGTACAATGGCATAAACATGCTGATAATTCAATATTTGTTTTAGTAACAGAGGAACACAAATTACCTGTATGTTGGGAAAATATAATTAGTGATTGTATTAAGGCATTAAAACAAATGGACCTCACAATTGCCTGCTTTGATATATTGTGTAGTGATAATAGTTATATCATTGTTGAAAGTAATACAGCTCCTTCTCTGGCTTCTTTTGGGATAACTTATTATGGGAATCATTTAAAAAAGTACTATGATACTAGATTTTAGAGGAAAAGAATATAAATGTAATTACTATGCTGGTAATTACTTTTATGAAAATATGGCTTGTTTTAGTAGGGGATGTTCTCAAGGTGAATTTAATGGTTATTATTATGCTACTATTATATGGCCTCGAAGTAGACAAGTTCAGCTTAACTACTGTACATTTGATACGAAAACATTAATTGAGTACTTTAAGGAAATCTCAAGACTACTGGGGTTTACATTAATATCACTTGTAAAGAGTACACATTCATACAAATTACAAATTAGGTGTGCTCCTGACAATAGATTCTTTGTCTATAGTGCTATGTATATTAGATATGTATACGAAAATCCGTTTTGGTTATTATTATACTCTGCATGGCAAAATAGAGCAAACTTTCCAGAATTGGATATTACTCAAATTATGCAACTTTATATTACATTGTTTCATGATGGAAGAAGATGTCATTGCCCAGGATTAGATAACCTAACATTTTATAACATTAATCCTAAGTGCCAGTTTAATTTAATTAGAAGGGACTTTAACTATAGTGAAAGTTTTTGTAGGATTATGGCTGAACATAATAGTTTGTGCCATTTGCTTCGAGTATTTAACTCGAAGCAATTACCTCAAATTGTCAAGGGAATTAATTTTATAGCGAATGAATACTATGCTAAAAACAAAAAAAGTATATGTCGTTGGTAATCAAGTACACTATGCTAATTTTATTACTAAGCGTGAGCTAGTAGATGATATTAACGATGCAGATATTGTTATTTTTACAGGTGGAGAAGATGTACACCCTTCTTTGTATAACTGTAAACCTCATCCTACTACTTGTGCTAATTTACAAAGGGATCTCGCAGAAAAGAAAGAATTTGAGAAAATCAGACCTGATCAGTTAGCTGTGGGGATCTGCCGAGGCAGTCAATATTTATGTATTATGAATGGTGGCATACTTATTCAGAATGTGGAAAATCATGCTATTCGAATAACTCACTCTATTACAGAGATAAGTACGAATAAAATGTATGAAATTACCAGTACACACCATCAAATGCAGTATCCATTTATAATACCAGATAAGTATTGGAAATGTTTGTTTTATTCAACTAGTCGTCGGTCAGGTATATATGAGGGAGATAATGTTACGTCTCCCCCTTATGAACCTGAAATTGTTTTGTATGACAGACCAAATCTTCCAAAGTGTTTGGCTATCCAAGGACATCCTGAATATATGAGACCTAAATCACCAATTGTTATAAGAATAAATGAAATAATTGATAAATTAATAGCAGATGAAAATTAAAAATATTACAGTTGGAGCAGACCCCGAGTTATTTATTTTTAATACAAAAACAAACCAAGTAGTATCTGCAATTGGAATAATTCCAGGAGAAAAAGGTAAACCATATACTAAAGGCATGCCAAAAGGATTTGGTGTGGAGATTGACTGTATTTTAGGAGAATTTAATATCCCACCTTGTACTTCTAGTAATGAATTTGTAGATTCTATTAAATATATGAAAGATTGGATTCGTAATTGGGTTAAACAATTCGATAACAATCTTGATATTTGTTGTAGTGCATCTATGCCCGTGCCTGAAGATCAATTACTTGATCCTAAAGCAAATGAAATTGGATGTTCTAGTGATTATGATGCTTATACAGAGTGTGAAAACGATAAGCCACAAGGTTATCCTGATAATAGAAGAGTGGCAGGTTCACACATTCACATAGGATATGATAACCCTAATTTTGATACATCTGTTAAGCTTATTAAGTTCTTTGATCTATGCTGTGGAGTTCCTTCTGTATTATATGATAGAGATACTTTTAGAAGAACTCTATATGGTCAAGCAGGAAGTTTCCGTTGTCCTGAGTGGGGAGTAGAAGCAAGATGTCTAAGTAGCTTTATGCTTAATGACGAATACCTTCCAATGATTTATAAACAAACTATGTTAGCTGTAGATATGTTTAATGAAGGATTTCCTTTGCCAGAAGGAGATTTAGTTAAAAAGTGTATTAATACATCTAATAAAGTACTGGCAGAACATCTAATTAAACTTTATGGAATATGTGCGGACTAGCTGGAATAATTTCTACTGAAAAGACTGAATTTAACATAAACCACTTTAATATACTTGGAACCCTAAACGATGAAAGAGGGGGAGATAGTTGTGGTATTTTTATTGATGGTAAGGTAGAATATGGAGTCAGTGACAGAAAATTATTTAGGAACTTTACTACTAGTATAAATTATCCAAAGTCAGCTTCTATTGCTTTATTACATTGTCGAAAGGCCTCTCCTGGATATCCTGTGAATTTAGATCAGGCTCAACCAGTTGTTATTAGACGTGGTAACAAAATTGAGTTTGTACTAATGCATAATGGTACTATTCTTAATATTGGAGAATTATCTAATAAATATCTTCCAGAACTTAATACTCTTGGTATGTCTGATTCTCAAATCTTGGCAGAAATTATTTATGAACATGGATATGATGTTCTAGAAGAATATACAGGTTGTGCTGTTCTTATAATGGTAGATTATAGATCTTTGACTCCAGAAGTACTCATGTTCAAAGGGAGCTCTTGTTATAATGAAAACAAAACAAAATCTGAGCGACCTTTAGTTTATATGATTAACGAGGGTAAACTTTATTTTTCGTCGATGTATGCTTCTCTATATTCCATCAACTGTAAAAAAACAATCTATGAATTTCCTGTAAATAAGTTATGCCGAATTAAGGATAACAAGGTTTACTGTATTAGAAATATTAATCGTGAAAAATTAAGGAGAACCCTTTGCATACCAGTATATGGTGCTTCTTATAAGGATAATTCCCCAGCATATACCTCTAATAACTTATATTACAGTCAAACTACAGGTACGTATATGTTAAATGAAATTCCAGCACACGGTATGTATCTAGCTTATCCTTCTGGGCATTTAATACCCGAAACATATGCCAGCTCTAACGCATATAGACATACTTTCTACTTCTTCTATGGGCGATTGTTACCCAATAAAGAAAGTTATGATTTCCTTGAAAATATAGATGACCTTTTTACAAATGATGTTCTTTCTGTTTATTGTCCCGAAGTTATTGATTACTTTGCATATAATCCTCGAATTATTAATGGTGTCTTAACTACTGTTGACAAATACTTCAATTATATGAAGTACATGGAAGGATCATATGTTACTCTATTTAATGCTCCTGATAAAGTTAATGTAAAAGATGGAGTAAGTTCTACAACATATATCTATGCTTCTAGCGCTTTTGAAATTTTCAAGAATAATGCAGAAAATACAACATTCGATTTTGAAGTACTAGAAACACAGATTTTACAGTTTATAACTAATAGACTTGTTGATTTAGATGCTGTACAATAATACTAAAAAAAGGTGGGAAACTGGAGATACCTTACTAAGAGGTGTGATCTATATTGATTACGCATATATAGAATATGGTTATTTTGAAATAGACCCACTAAATATTCCTCTAGTAATAGACGGGAAAATTACCTATTTGGAAAGACGCGAGAACTGCAAAATACCATTATATTGGGCAAATAATATTTGTTGCTATACGATAGATTTAAAACTATCTAATAATATCATTACAGATTCTAAATATGTGTTTAATTATCCAATAGATAGATGTTACAATTTTTCAAAACTATCTTTAAAACCTAAGGATATTAAATTAATACCTGATAAAGAATTTACATATATTGAAGACTTTACCTTTGGCCTTGAATATGAAACATCCGCAGGAAACATACCTTGGTTAAGTTGTATTGATACAAATCTAGTACCACTGTATGATGGTTCAATTAATGGGCATGAATATGTAACTTTTCCATTAACACATATAGATTTACCTATTATTAAACAGCATTTGAAACTGCTTGAAAGATACACGTTTTACGATAAAAACTGCTCTTTGCATATTCATTTTGGTAACTTTCCAATTAATAATAGTTATATTAATCGTCTGTGTAAGTTCTGGTGCCATTTTCAATGGTCTATTAGTATGTACATACCAAGATATAGTTACTATACAGAACGCTATAAAAGTAATGGTAAAGCTTACAATAAACCTTTTCCGAGTATTGCATCTCTCCCTACATTCTACAAAAGGTTCACTGGTAATAAGTATAATGATGACCAAAGTTTTTATTTACCTAATTCATATGATTCAACAGAGGAGCGTAAGTGGGAAGTGCACGGTAGATATTTTAATATGAATATAATGCATTTAATTTCAGGTGATGCCCATAAAACTGTAGAATTCAGATTTTTAAGACCCACTACAGATTACTCTGAAATTAAGTGGTACCTGCTTATATTAAGTGCTTTCTTAATATATGTTATAAATTCAAAGGATAGTAACTATAAAAAAATAACAGTTGACAAGGTTATTGATTTTACTTTTCCAAAGGATATAGCAGATAAATTAAAATTAGAGGGAGGTAAGCTATACCATCTTCGTAAAGTGCAGATGAGTTATGGTGACTATGGTGGAGTTAACCAATATCGTAAAGAGATTTATTTAACCAAAATTCGCAAATTTTCTTTATAATTTGTTAATTAAATTTTTGATTGTTCACAGATTTTTGTTATCTTTGCTGTATAACTAAAGATAATAAATGCGAGCTTAGTGTAATGGTAGCACAGCGGTCTTCGAATTGGAGCACGCTTGGCGTGAAAATTGTGGTAAATTCGGTAAAAGCGAAATAAGATGATAAAAATCATGCGAATCAGCTTTCTAAGAAAGTCTAAGGTCCTGAAATATGGATAGCTGATAATACCGAGCTAAATTAGAGTAAAATACAGTAGAGAACATAGGCTGTTTATGCCGTGTAAAATAGGCGGAGTGCTTAGTAGGTCGAAAATTAAAGCCGTACACTTCTCTATGTATCCTACTTTACTCTATAAATGTGTAGAGACTAAATACCACACTTGTATATCAAGCTGATATAGTCCAGACTACAAACAGTAAAACTGGTAGTGAAAACTATAGTGGTAAGCAAAACCGTATTGTAGGGCTCCAAACCCTACGGTCTCTGTTCGAATCGGAGAGCTCGTGCTAATAAGTTGATTATGAGTAAGTTAAAGGAACAAATTCTTATTTTAAGAAGTGATAATAAAAGTTATAATGAAATTGCTAAGATACTTGGATGTAGCAAAAGTATTGTTGGATATTATTGTAATGATATAACTAATAGTAAACAACGAAAATCTACTTCATTATGACGTAATACACTTAAGGGGAGAATTAAATCTAGACTATGTACTTTTTGTGCTAGAATCTCTCATGGATGTAGAAGAATCTCTAATAGAACATGACGTAAACGTTTAAGGAGATATATTGAACATTTTCAAAATAGAGGAATGAAGAGTTTAAATAAAATTAAGACTTTAGATATTATTAATAAATTTGGCACAAAAACAAAGTGCTATTTAACAGGCACTCCTATTGATTTAGAAAAAGATGATTATTGTTTTGATCATATAATACCAGTTTCTAAAGGCGGGTCGAATGATTTATCAAATTTAGGTATTACAACTCCTGCAGCTAATTATTCTAAAAGTGATTTAACTGTAGAAGAGTACTTAAACTTATGTAAACTAGTTTTAGAACATCATGGATACACTGTTAATAAACAATAAAATATTAAGGCATTAGTTTTCTAATGCCTTATTTTTTAATACTATGTTAATTACTAGAAATCTTAAACAGGCAGGATTTATATTTCCAAATAATGTAGATATAAGATATCTAAAATTATTAGTAGACCTTGGATCTATTCCTTTTGTTATAAAAATTCAATCTAACAAGAGAATTCCTATAATTTTAACAAATGAGCCTATTGGTGTTTTAAATAGAAGATTATGTATGTTTGAATACGATCCTTGTTCTATTAGAGATGTTAAAAATATTATACAAATTATTACTGAAAAATATTTAAGAGTTAAAAAACAAGTAGCATCGTTAGATAATGCTCTAGAAGATTTAATTCTATTCCGAAGTTTTGTAGTTTCAACTTTTAACAGAGAATTAATATAATGAAAAAAATAATTTTAAGAATATTAAGTTATACTTTACTTGTATTGGCTATAATTTTTATGACCAATAAAATTAGAAATCTGAATATTGCGTTAGATAATTCTATAAATAATGAAAAAGCATATGCTGCGGAAAATTCATGATTAAAAGAAAGTAATCGTGTATTTAAGCTTTCAATTGAGCAATTAGAATACTTTAGCGATTCTTTAATGCTTAAAATGAAAAAAGTAGCTAATGAGAACAAAGTTAAGGATAATAAAATTAAAGCGTTACAATATCAATTAGAACATTTTTCTAAGAAAGATACTATTGTTATTAGAGATACAATATTTAGAGAACCTGGGTTTGTGTTAGATACTTGTATTGTAGATAAATGAAACAGAAGTTGTCTACACCTTTCCTATCCAGGAACAATAGCTTTAAGTAATGAGTATAATAATGAAAAGTATATAACTCTAAGTTCTCATAAAGAACCTATTAAACCACGAAAATGGTTTCTACCACGATGGTTTACTAGAAAACATACTGTTATAGAAGTTATTATTATAGATCAAAATCCTTACGTTACTACTCCTAAACAGAGATATATTGAAATAATAGATAACTAAAATGAAAATTAGTATAGAAACCAAATTTGATATTGGGCAGACAGTATTTATTTGTCAAAAGACCCATCAATTTGAAGCAGGAGTTTTTGTAGATACTTATACTGTAGATACTACTCCTAGAACAGTTAAGGATATTATAGTCTCATATTTAGATTCTGGTCCTCATATATTTTATGCTTTTGAAGATATAGTAACAATGATTCCAGAATATCTTGTTTTTAGTACATTTGAAGAAGCTGAAAAATGGGGTCACAATTATGAATAAATATATAGATTGCTCTAAATTAGGAAAGATAAAAGAATCTGAGTTTTCTGAATTGTTACTATCTCAGGTTGGAGGAACTGTTCAGATTCCATCTAAGTATCAAGATATGTATGATCATATTGATATTATATGAACGTATAATAATAGAACTTTTACATTTGACATCAAGAGTGCAAAAAAAAATCGTAGAGCTGATAATACTCCAGATTATAATATCAACTGAGTAGAACTAAAAAATGTTCGAGGAAATCCTGGATGACTATTTGGAAAGGCTGATTATATAGCATTTGAAGGAGAGAAAGATTGAATTGTATGTAGACGAACTGACATAATTAAACTAATTGATTCTAAGGTAACAAATAAGAGTATAGATAAGTCTAGGTCTTTATATACTTATTATCAAAGAAATGGCCGACAAGATATAGTTGTTAAAGTATTATCTAGTGATTTACGAAACATTGCTAGAATATCATTTATGAAAAATATAGTAACTTAATTATATTTAATATTATCTTAATATGTCAAAGAGTTATAAGGTTCCAGTTTACAAGGATAAAGGTATAAAGAATATTTATCATCGAATTGTTAAAAGAAGAATAAAGAATTACTTAAAAAGTAATTTTTTTAAACTTCAAGATAAAGACTTTGATTGTAATATTCCTAATCCTAGAACAATAGTTAATGATTATAGTTACTGTGATTATATATTTGATGCTAGATTTGGTAAAAATCTAGAAAAATGGAGGTGTAAGCTTTCTAGGAAGTAACAATTTAAAATGTAAATCATAAAAAAATAAGAAAGATATGAGTAGAGTAGTTAAGTATTATTACAGTGCTCCTGTATATCAAGGCACTGTTTCTGTGAATCCTATTATTGAGAAAACTGTTGTTTATGATGTTAAACCATGTCGTAGGTATACTATAGCTGCAGTTTATGATGATAATAGTCATACTATTAAGTTTGGACTTGCAGTATGTCAGCCTGTAGATAACTTTAATAAAGCTATTGGTCGAAAGATTGCTGAGCGTAATGCTTTAGAGAATCCGTTTCATGTTATTGAAAACTTTGGAGGTCGTAGAAATGACTATGCTGATGAAGTCATGAGTATTATGATAGAAAAGGAGAAGAAACTTTTAAAAAGACATAATCCTAAGCTTTTTAATTCCAATTATTTTGTTGAGTAATGGTTGACATCATTTTTAATGGTTATATTAGTATAGAAGATAAAAACAAAGATGCATTTATAGAAGATTTTAATAACTTTCTAGTTTCTAGAGAGGCTGCCTTTAAGGGAACTATAAGAGTTATTGAGTTTGACGATGCTGAAATTATTGATGATTAGAATCTATACTGATGGAAGTTACAAACCAACAACAGACCAAGGGGGTTATGCCTCTATAATTACTGAGGACAACAAAGTAATTAAGATTTTATATCAAGGTTATATACATACTACTAACAATAGAGCAGAATTAATGGGAGTTCTATACTCCTTAGAATATTTTAAGGAACCTAGGAATTTAGAAATATATTCTGATTCAAGTTATATTGTTAGTAGTATTAACAATGGTCATGTATATAGATGAATTGCAGAGCAAGATAATTCAAAGAAGAATATGGATCTATGAGTTAAAATAGTTAATCTATTACACTTTCATAAAGTAAAGTTCTTTTGATTAAAAGGCCACAATAATAATAAATTTAATGAACTTGCAGATTGTTATGCTAATATTGCTGCAACAGTAATCAATCCAAAGGAAGATATTAAACAGAATTAACTATGGAAAAGAAATTAACTTTGAAAAGAGTTGGTAATCATTGGTATCCTTGTGTTAATCACATGAGAGGGTATATTGATGGATTTGACAAAAAAACTGACAGGTACTTATCTATCATTGATGTTTGTGGAAGTGAAGAACTTACAGTAGAGTTTGAGAATCTAGGTATTGAACTTGAGGGTATAAATATTATCTATTTTAATGAACAAGATATTACTAGGTATTTAACTACTTATGATAGTTTTTATCTTAGATTTGTAATTAATAATCATGAATTCACAATATATTCTGATATTTACTGGTTATTAGAAAATCAATTTAACTTTAACTTTCATAAGGAGAGTTATAGGATCCATATTTACTAGATAGCAGAAATGTTTTATACTTTAAATTACCTAATTTATGATAATTAAAAATGAGGCAAATGATCCTGTAGAAAAAAAGGATGTTAGTAGGCGTGAATGCACTTTAAGTGCTGAAATTCAAAAACTACTTCTTCGTCAGCTTAAGCATGAATTGCAAAATCATAATGCGTATATGAATTTTGCAAATTACTTTGGTGTTAGAGGATTTGTTATTCTTGAAGAGTATTACAAACAAAGAGCAGATGAAGAATACTTACATCATTCCTGGATTCGTAAATATTTAAATGAAAACGATGCAGAGTATATTTATCCTACTATTGAGCAGTTTGATAAGAAAGTAGAAGATATGGTAGATCCTTTTAAGATTACCGTAGATCTTGAAATTGAAACTACTCAAATGATTAATGAAATTGTTGATCAGGCAGCTAATGAGGGTGATTGGGCTACTTTCAACTGGTTGAACGGGCATGATAAAGAGACAGGAATGTTAGTGAACGAGCAGGTAGAATTCTGCCTGTCTGCTTAGAAATAAGTAGAATAGAATAAATCAAAAACGGTGAAGGCTGAGATGCTAATACCGTGCTAAACTTAATAGTAATATATTAAGTCAGTGTAACGCATAGGTTTTGAACCTAATTTGTTTGTGAGTCTGAAAAAGAATTTGTATATTTGTACTATGTTTAATTAAAATATTATGATATATGACAAATAACAAACAAATTTATGAAAATAAAATTATGACTTCAAATAGTTCTGGAGATTTTATCATTCTAGAATATATTGATTCATATAATGTAATAATAAAATTTTTACAAACAGGTACTATTATTACTGCTGAACTAGGTAATCTAAAAAAGGGCTCTGTTAAAGATCCTTATTATCCGTCTGTATACAATACAGGTTATTTTGGAGTAGGTCAATATAGTTCTAGGGACAAAAACGGTAAACAAACTCGATGTTATAAAATTTGGAAAGAAATGATTGGAAGATGTTATTGTCCAAAAGTTTCTGAATATAATAACTATGGAGGAAATGGAGTTACTGTTTGTAAAGAATGATTAAATTTTCAGAATTTTGCAGATTGATATTATAATAATTGTTATAACGAATCATTTGTTATAGATAAAGATTTCTTGGTAAAGGGGAATAAAATTTATTCTCCAAATTATTGTTGTTTTATCCCAAAGGAAATTAATACTGCTATTACTTGAAGATTTCAATGTAGAGGTAATACTCCAATAGGAGTCAGAATCAAAAACAATAAAATAATTGCTCAAATTAATTATATGAATAAGAAAAAACATATAGGAACTTTTTCTACAATTGAAGAAGCATTTAGAGCATATAAGAAAGAGAAAGAAACTTGTTTAAAGGAATATGCTAACAAATATAAAAATATACTTCCAAAACAGGTATACAACGCTATATACAATTATAAAATATTAATAACAGATTAGAATAAAATAAACCCACGAGTGATTTACCCTTAACAGATAATGCTGAAGGTGAAAATATATGCTGAGCTTATACAAAATGAAGTATAAGAAGTATAGATAAAAAGCTATACGATAACAAAATTGAGAAGAAGAATCTATTAGCCGTACTGTTCTAGATATAGCAGAAACTGAGGGCTCTTGGCTTAGAAAGGAAAAATCTATTATGAATGCCTATAAGGGGGACATAGACTAATATGTCTATACTGGAGCTCGAACAGCATAACATAATTGTCTACAGAAACGATCCTAATTATATTAAAGCCTGTTTAAATATTGGAATGGGGGTTTTAGCATATGTACCAAAAACTAAATTCAACTCTAGTTTTGGACTAAAAATAGTCTTTAGAGTTAGTAATGTGAATATCTTGCCACCATATCTTCTAAAATTTGATATAAACCTCCTTAGTAATCCTGAGGAATCAGGTTTTTATCTTAGTGATATTAAGTATAAGAATGATTTCTTTTATTGTATTAATATCTTTAACTCTTATAGATATTATATAGAGATTAACAACAAAATATATAATATTTATTCCCTTCCAATCGGAGGGTTTAAAATATAAAAAGTTATGACAATTAATCTTCCTGATACAATTAAAGACCTCTACATAGTTGGAGATGTACATGGAGAATGGAATTCAGTTATACATAACATTCGACAATATAAAATAAAAAATTCAGTATTTATTTTCTGCGGAGATGTGGGAATAGGATTTGAGCGGTTGAAACATTATACAGATCATGTAATTCCTGAATTACATAAAGTATTAAAAAAGTTTAATGATATATTTATTTGGATTAGAGGAAATCACAGTAACCCAAAGTATTACAATAATCAACTTATTAATACTAATTATGTTAAGTGTGTTCCTGACTATACTATAATAAATACTTGTAATCTTAATATTCTTTGTATTGGAGGAGCTACATCTGTAGATAGAATTATTAGGAAGCAAAATGATTCTATTAATATAGTTAGATATATGAAATACCACAATTGTGACTATAAAACAGCAGAACTAAATGCTCCTAAGACGTATTGGGAAGATGAGATTGTTCAATATCGACCTAAAGTTGACGCGAAAATAGATATTATCTGTTCTCATACAGCTCCTTCATTCTGTTTTCCAACAGATAAGGGGAGTATTGTACAAGAATACTCTCAATACGATAATGAATTATTAAAGGATATAGAAGAGGAGAGAGCTGTTATGGATATGGTCTATAATGATTATAAAGATGATATTACTAATTGGTATTACGGACATTTCCATCAAAGCAATACTCAAATTGTAGATAATATCTGTTTTCGATTACTTAACATTGGAGAAACCTGTAGATATTATGACCCCTCAAGCAGTAACAATATATTGTAAAGTCTTAGTTATTCAAGAAGGACAATATACTGAAATAGTTGTTGAAGACCTAAATCGTAATATAACAGACGATTTAAAATATGTTACAATAGTTAGACTTCCAAACTGGGATACTGCTGACACATTTAAAGTTGGTGATATTGGTTATTTACAATTTCAATATGTAGAAGGTGGTATTACTCAATGGTTTAACAAAAATTTAAAAGATTTTGAAGTTTATAATTATAGTAATAATTATTTTATAAATTTCTTTAAACAAAAAGATATATGTAAACAAGACAAATTTGATTTTGAATAGTATGTGTACAGAATTTGGTGAAAAATTGCAAAATGCAATGGATTCTATTGAATCATTAACGTGGAAAGATAAAAGTGGTAACGATGTAAAACTTATGACAGCTCCTGAAGAGGATATTAGGAAATGATATAAGCACTGTTATGAGATGTTATACAATGCATATCCATGGTCCCCTGGCAAATATGTCGTTCGAGAAAATATTCATAAAACATGGGATGCTTGTAATACAGAGTTATTTGTAAGATATCTTTTACATGACTGCGACACTGATATAAAAACAAAGAAAGATATTCTTGACTATATAAATAGTCAAAGATCCTCCCATGAAGAGGATATACTTAATGAATCTATTTCAGTTCTATTTAACGGACTTGAGCCTATTTTTGAAAAGGTAACTGTTAGTCGTCTCATGGATGCTTGTTTTGATAAACTTGATATTTTAAATAAGAAAATGATTACTGATAAGTTTATTTTAGCACAGGGAATCTGGTTAACGGATAATGAAAAAGTTGAGTTAACTGAAGTCGATAGTAATGGTAGAGTACGTAACAGAATGGAAGTAATTAAGGAAAGATTATGTTTGAATCCTGATATTAAACTTCGAGTTAGTCCAACAGGATTATCTTTTTCTGAATTTCGTTCATTAGTTCAGCTTACCTCTTTACCTAAGATAACATCATTGTCAACTATAGCACTAAAGACATTAAGAGATAAAATATTATTATTACTAGATAATGATTTAAATTATCATATAAATAAGTGGAATACTTTAATGTCTAATATTCAACGAGTGGCTGAAGCAAGAAATATTTCATTACCAATATTCGAAAAGACAAGTAAAGAGTAGCTTATTTTTATATCTAATCAATTTTTTGTATCTTTAATGAACCGAGATGAACGTCAGAAATTAGGTATAAGACGCTGAATTGATAGTGGTGGTAGAGGTGTACTTGAATGGGCTACTGGCACAGGTAAAACAAATGGTAGTATAATGGTTATTAAATCGTTATATAAGCATAATCCTAACATCGTAGTATTAGTTGCTGTTCCAACAGATGTTTTGAAAGAACAGTGAAATAGAGAGTTGGCTAAAAACCAACTCTTTTCTATCTGTAAAGTAGAAATATTTAATACTATCATTAAACAGCAATATCAAGTTGACCTATTAGTAGTAGATGAATGTCATTTATCTGCAAGTCCAACGTTTATCAATATCTATAACTGTGTAGAATATAAATATCTTTTAGGATTAACTGCAACCTGAACTCGTCTAGACGGAAGTGAAAAATATCTTGAACAGTTTATGTCCGTTTGTGATACAATTACATTACAAGAAGCATTAGAAAATAACTGAGTATCTTCATACAGAAAATATAAAGTTCTTCTACATGTTGATATGGAGAAATATTGAGAGTATAATGCTAAATTCCAACAATTATTTGCTTATTTTAATCACGATTTTAAACTGGTGATGGAGCTAGTCAAATCACCCAAAAAAGTGAAAATTTGGGCCCAAAAATATGGGAAAAGTGATAATGCTACAAGAGGTTACTTAGCTCAGTTTATGAAATACTTAAAGCTAAGAAAAACTTTTGTCATGACTCATCCTAAAAAGTTTGAAGTTGCAAATAAAATTCTAGACTTTAGACGAGACAAGAAATGTATATTGTTTACTGCTACTGTAAAAGATGCAGAGCTATTTAAATCCAGAGCTTTAGTATTGCATAGTCAGAAAAAGAAAAAGGAGAATAGGATAATTCTTGAAACATTTAATCAATTAGATATTGCTAATATTGTTTCTCCTAAAGCTTTAGATGCTGGTGTCGATGTTAGAGGATTATCTGTAGGTATAGCTTTAACTTGTAATTCTTCTCAAGTGACTGATTTACAACGTATTGGCCGTGTGATCAGAGCTGAAGAAAATAAAGTTGCAGAGTTTTTTACATTAGTGATTGCAGGTTCTATAGAAGAAACTTGGTATAATAATGCTAATAAAAATCAATCTTATATAACTATTACTGAGGATCAGTTAGATGTTATATTAAAAGGTGGTGAAATTTCTACTAGACCCAAAAAAGGCATAATAGATATAGAGCATAGATTTTAATTTAAAAGATCTAACGTAATACGTTATGTTTACTTTTAATCGTATTATATGAAGTTAGATACGATTTTAAATATTATGACTAAATATCAGTTAACAGCTGATGAAGTTTTGTTAATATATTTAACTTTTATTGCACAAACGGAGAATGGAAATCCCGAAGAGCATCGTATTTATTTCAAAAAATGATATGACGGCGGTGGTAATAAACGATTAAAAAGTTTATTTAATTCTCTCAAAGATAAAGGTATTATTAAGAAAAATTATAATCCTAATTGTTATGATCCTGATGAAATAGAGTTTAATCAAAACTTTATTAAACAGTATTTCAAATTAACTGGAGAACTAGGACAAGAGTTAATGGATGCATATCCAACAACGTTGTATCTAAATGGTAAGATTGTAAGTTTAAAGAATATTTCTAAGAAATTTAGAGACCTACAAGAATTTTATTTTTGATACGCATCAACTATTGGACATAGTATAAGTAAACATCGAGAAGTATTAGAAATATTAGAATGAGCTAAGATGAACGATCTTATTCATATTCCTATTATTGAATTTGTTGCTTCTTGTAAGTGAAACGAATTTGAAGAAATGAAAATAAAGGGAATACAAGGTAAGACCAGTACTTATGATGTTTATACAACTGCTTAATGAGTTTGGTAGGTGAATTATATTCTAAAATAGAAGACGGGCGAGAAGGTAAAAATATAGGTCTTAAAACAGGACTTTTAAAATTGGATTTTTATACTGGAGGATTTAAAAAGGGTGTATATAAGTTAATATTCAGCAAAAGTAGTGTTGGTAAAACATTAATAATTTCCAACGCAGATATTTGTAAATATAAATAAATTGCGTTATTTTTGTAGTAAAAATTAAAATAATTTTTACTATGATAAACAAAATAATAGAACTAAGAAAACAAAATTTAAATTCATTTGAAATATCCAACAAATTAAATATTTCAAAACAAGCTGTAGATTTAATTCTTTTAGATTTTTATTTTAAGAATGTTAGAAAACATAAAGTAAATGATGTAAAAGTTAAAGAAGCCTTATGTAAATTTCATGAAAATCCTGAAATATCACTTAAATCTGTTTCTAAATTGTGCAATTGTACATCTGCTGCATTAGGTAATTTATTTAAACGATGCGGAATTTATTTATCACATAAAAGTAATAGGATATCATATACGTTTAAATTAAATGATTTAAAAAATATGATTGATTGTTTTAATAACGGTATGTCTCTGAAAGAAATAGGTAAATTATATAATACTCAAGGTTGTGTTATTTCAAAGTTTCTAAAAAAACATAATTTCAACCTAAATCGTAAAACAGTAAATGAATCATTTTTTGATGTAATAGACACAGAAACAAAAGCATATTGATTGGGATTTTTATATGCTGATGGTAATGTTTCTACAAATTCTTACCATATCTCATGTGATTTACATATTGATGATATTGAACATCTAGAAAAATTATATAGTGCCTTAAATATTTTCAGATTACCAAGAACTGATAATAAATTGCAACGATGTAGATTTGCTATTTCTTGTAAACATATTAAAGATGCTCTAATAGAAAAAGGATGTGTTCCAAATAAAAGTTATGTCTTAAAATTTCCTGATGAAAATATTTTTAAATCTAAAGATTTAATAAGACATTTTATTAGAGGATATTTTGATGGTGATGGATGTTTATCTTATGGAGGTAGTAAAAATATTTTTAAACCAAGATGTTGTATTGTTGGAACTAAAAATATTTTACAAAATATAGAAGTATATTCAAATACTTCATGAACATGATATGTTGCAAATAAAACAAGTGATCTAATATTTGATATAAAAAGTAATATAAATAATAGTATTAAATTTTTACAGTGAATTTATGAAAATTCTACAATTTATTTAAATAGGAAATATTATAGATATTTGTGTTTTAAAAATCATAATTTTGCCGTCTCTAAAAGTGATTTTAGAGATAATGATCGGGTAATATCGGAGAAGGCTAAACTATATGTACAGAATAATTATCCAAATTTTGTATATAAGCATGTTAACCCCGAGATAATAAAGTAATTTAACAGTTATTTTATATTGTAACGCATAGGAAATGAACCTGTTGTACAGAATATAATTTTCCCAAGAGTATCCGACATCTCAAAGAGATGAAAATATATGCTGAACTTATAGGAAACTATAAGAATTACTTGATAAAAAGCAAGTAAGATAACAAATTGAAAAGCTCTTTTGTTATATATACAGATATATATCGTATTTTAAAAGATTATCCAGATAAAGATATAATTATAGTTTATTTTTCTCTTGAACTAAGTGCTAATACATTGTTGGCGAAATTATTAAGCTTATATTTATATGAAACTTATGGTATTGAAGTTACATATATGCAATTAATGTCATTTACTAATAAGTTACCAGATGATATACATAAGTATGTAATTGAAGCTCGTGAGTGATTAGAATCTATAAGTCATAAGTTTATTATATATGATAAACAGCTCTCTGCAGATTCTTTTTATGCAGAAATGATGGAACTCCACAAAAGTTTAGGAACCTTTCAAAAAAGTCCTGATGGAAAAAGAACTATATATACCCCAAATAATCCTAATCAAATAGTTAATGTTGTTATTGATCATTTACTTTTAGTAAATCCTCAAAAAGGGAGAACTAAAAAAGAAGAAATGGATCTTATATCAACTTATTGTGTCAGATTTAGAGAACTATGTCAGACTAGTTTTGATATTATAATGCAAGAAAATAGAAATAGTACAACTATGGATAGGAGAAAAGCTGGTATGGAAGAGCCTACTGCGGATGAAATTCAACAGTCAGGTGAACCATTACAAGCTGCTGATATTTGTATTGCATTATTTAGTCCATTTAAAACCCAACTAAAAAGTTATAGAGGATATAAAATAATGGATGATAACGAAGGATATGGTTTACAAGATATTTGTAGATCTATTATTATTCTTAAAAATAGATATGGTATTTCTAATAGAATTATCATGTCTGCTTTCAAAGGTAGTATTGGTATGTTCTATCCTTTACCTAAATCTGATGAAATAAATTATGAAGATTATCTTTCATGAAGAGAAAAAGAAATAAAAGATGCAACTGTAAAAGATACAGAAGTAAAAGATATCAGAAATAAAAATAAATTTAGTTTTTAAATATGGCTATTGAATTACCAAAAAGTAAAATTCCAGCATCTACACAAGACCCTAAGTACTTGATTCTCTATGGATTGCCAAAGTGCGGGAAGACTACAACTCTTTCAACTCTTGATAACAATCTAATTATCGATTGTGAGTCAGGAACTGATTACATCGATGCACTTAAGATTAAAGTAAATACAGTTAAAGAAATTAAAGAGGTCTGTAAAGCAATTATCGATGCAGGGAAGCCTTATAAGTACATAACGATTGATACTATTACTGCTCTAGAGGAAATGGTAAAACCTCTAGCTTTGAATTTATATAAGGCTTCTCCTGTGTATAGTGATAAATACGCCGATGTTACGGATGTAACTCATCTCCCTTCTGGTCAGGGATATATGTGGACGCGCTTAGCCTTAGAAAAGATTATTGATATGGTATCAAAATGTGCTCCAAATATCATCTTATGTGGCCATGTAAAAGATATATCATTGAACGAGGGACTTGAAGGTAGTGTAAAAGATCTTGATCTTGTTGGAAAAACAAAACGAATTCTTTCCGCTAAGTCAGATGGTATTGGGTTCTGTCATAGAGATCTAGATGGTAATTTATGTGTTAATTTTGGAAACAATGGTGAAATCTTAACTGGGTCTCGATGCAAACATTTAGCTGGTAAAGATATTATTATTGCTGAACGTAAAGAAGATGGAACATTTGTACCACATTGGGAACGTATTTACCCATCTCTTGTAAAATAGAAATTTTATGTTAAAAATATCTTTTGATTTTGATATAGAATCACGGGCTGTTACTAACGTTAAGGTAGTAGATGTACCTCCTAAGTATGATAACATAAACTTACCAGTTGTTGAAGTTGAAGATAGTAGACTAATTATCTCCCCTAAAGCAATAGAACTTATGTCAGTCAAATATGGAGATAGAATTGCTGTGAATTATATTCAAAAAAATAATGAAATTACAATTCCTGTAATTGGTAAAGCGGAAGCTTTTGCTGATCCAAATGCTGGTAATAAAGTAAGCAAGAACAATACTGTGTCTTTTAAGGGAACACAGAAAACAATCTTAACTAAATATGGTCAGTTGTTTAAAATTAAGGAGTATAAACCTGGGATGTTTAGAATGGATCCAATTAACGAGGCAGACCTCATCCCCGCTGATCTTAGTTTAATTACTGAAAATAATGAATTAACTTTAATTTAATAATAATATGAGTATGTTTAATATGGGTGGCGTCAAGGACGCTAAGGTAGTATCTAATAATTTCCTTCGTGCTGGAATTCACAATGTAATCTTTAAAGGAATTGATAAAGCGGATGGATTTAATGCAATTGAACTTCGTTTTGAGGCAGTAGATGGTAGTGGTATTCACAATGAACGAATTTTCGAACCCCGCTCAGAAGAAAGAACCCAAAGTCAATATGGCACAAATCCATCTGAATCTGAGCAGTTTATGTGTAAAATCAAGCAAGTAATTGATGCTCTTGATCCTGAACTTGCACATAAGATTGAAGCAGATGGAGATAAGTTTGCTGCTCCAGATTTTGACTCCTTCATTGCTCTTCTTAAGAAATATCTTGATAAGAAAGTTGGAACTCAGACACAAATTAAGCTTGTGCCAACTACTGGGAACTTTGTAGGTTTTCCTGGGTTTGTAGCACGTCTCAGTAAGGATAACGCAATTTATATGACTACAAAAATAATTGGTCATGATCTTGTATTAACCGCAAAAGAAAAAACAGCTATTGACAGTGCAGCAAATGCAAAGCCTACTGATATGCGCCAACGTAATAATGAACTTGATGATCTGCGTGAAGACTTTTCTCCTCAAGAAGATAGTATGAACAATGACGACAGTGATCTGCCTTTCTAATAATAAATAAGTTATAGTTATATGACGCATGTACAAGCATATCTTCTTCGTTACTGAAAGAAGTATGCTTGTACATTATATTATAAATAATCGTAAACTTATGTATAAAGAGGTAAGATATGGAATACAAGTTTCCTGCTGTTATAACTAGAGATTTAATTGAATCTAAGGTTTCTCAAGAAACATTAATGTATACTTATTATGGGCAACCTGTAAAAAAGGGTCTTTTTAGGTCTAAAGTAAGAAACGATTCAAAACCTACTGTAGCATATTATAAAAATCGCATGGGTAGGATTATTATAAAAGACTTTGGAAGTAATTATTGCGGAGATTGAGTATATGTGGTTATGAATAAATATGGCTGTGGGTATTATAAGGCATTAAACATAGTTGCAAGTGATATAGGTTTAATTCCCAGACAAAATAATATACCGCAGGAGATTAAGTATTCTAATACAAAACTTGAAGATACTACTGATGCTATTATTCAAGTTGAAATAAAAGATTTCGAACAATATGAGTTAGATTGATGGGCTAAGTTTGGTATTGATTTGCGAACACTAAACAAGTTCAAGGTATTTTCTTGTAAAAATGTATTCCTTAATAATAATTTGTTTCATTTGTTTAAAGATAAACAATTAGTATTTGGATATTATGGAGGTATAAGAGAAGATATTGAACGTTGACGGATTTATTTCCCTAATAATAGAAAATATAAATTTATATCTAATTGAAAATCACTAAGACTACAAGGATCTCACATGTTACCAAAAATGGGAGAATATCTTGTTGTTACTAAGTCATTAAAAGATGTAATGACATTGTATAATTTAGGAATTCCCGCAATAGCCCCAATATCAGAAAATTGTTTCTTATCTGAGGCTCAATATCATCGTCTTAAAGAAAGATTTAAACATATAATCTTATTATATGATAATGATCGTCCAGGATTGAGAGCAATGATATCTATTAAAAAGAAATTCCCTGAAGTTATTCCAATATGAATACCTTGAGAATATAAAGCTAAAGATATATCTGACTTTTATGCCAAATATAAACATGATAAAACTGTTAGTCTAATTGAAAGCGCAAAAGAATATATTAAAGGAAAATCAGAGGGGGAAAGAGAAGAAATCAAGAAATTTAAAGAGGAATAGAGCTAGAGGAAATGCTTATGAGGTACAGATAGCAAAAGAGTTACGAGACCTTGGTTTTACAGGTGTTGTTACCTCTAGATCAGAAAGTAAAAGTATGGATGATAGAAAGGTTGATTTAGTTGATGTTGAAAATAAACTATTTTTTAATCCTCAGTTAAAAGCAACTATTAATACTCCAGATTATTTTGGAATTTTAAACTCATGTCCTTTTAAAGATAAACCATTTGTTATCTTTTGAAAAAAAATTAAACCAACAGAGTCTACATTTAGGTCAGTTGGAGAAGTGGTTATGATACCGAAAGATTTTTTTTATGAATTAATTAAGAAATATGGAAACTTGTAAAGTAGAATTTATTCACAGCACAGGACAGAAAATCGTTCTAGATTTTAGTCTAGACGATAAAGGAAACTTGGACTATAAACCTTCCTTTGAACCAAAAATCACAGATTTAAAAGCAAATTTAGGTCTTTCTGCGAGACTATGCGAGCTATTTTTAACTGCTTTAGTTAATATGAATAAAACAGGAGATACAAAGATAGAAGATGATAGACCAAAAAGGAAACTTGAAAGTTAAATATAATTTAGTTTCACAATATAAAGTAGAAGAAGCTAACAAAGTTCTTATGGGTATTTCTAATAATAAGTACCACTTTATAAAACATTATGACAGTTAATTTAAATGATATAAAACTATCTCCTAATTTAGAAAGTGTCCGTCGTGAGAAAATGTCTGATGAGGAATATTTTTCAAGTAAATATACCAACTATATATCAAATTCTCGTTTAAAGTTGATTAATCCTAATCAAAATGGGTCTCCAAGCAAATATAAAGAAGGATTTACTGGAGAAACCACAATATCATTAAGTATTGGCAGTGCAATCCATGAACTACTACTCCAGAAAGATGTCTTTACTTTAGGCCCAGACATAGGTAAACCCTCAGCTAAGTTAGGACTGGTAATTGATGAAATATTTAAGCTACGAAAAAAGAATCTACCTATATATAGTGCCATAGTAGAAGCTTGTGGAAAGATACATTATTATGAATTAAGCTTAACCCCTTCTAGAATAAAAAGTATTATTAAAGATGGGTTTAGATATTACTATAATCTTAAACTTATAACAGATAATAATACTATTATTCTATCATCTAAGGATCGAGATACAGTAGAAAAGTGTATTAATAATCTTAATTCTAATAGACAAGTAAATAATCTATTATATCCTACTGATATCTTTGGAGATGCTATTGAAACATATAATGAGGAAGCATTCTTTATTGATATAAACGCATCTTATAATGGTAATCAACATACTCTTAAGCTTAAAATGAAAGCTGATAATTGAACAATTGATCTTGAAAATAAAATTATCACCTTAAATGATTTAAAAACAACAGGTCATTTATTATATCAATTTATGGAACCTGGTGGATCATTTGAAATATTTTCTTATTCAAGACAATTCGCATATTATATTTGAGTTCTACTTAGATATTGTGAAAAAAAGTATGGATACAATTCAGAAGAATGAACTGTAAAATGTAATGTTATTGTTGTTGAAACTACATCTACTAATAGTGTTGGAGTATACCTAATTAACAAGGAGGTACTAGAACAAGGGCGTAAAGAATTTTGTAAACTTCTTAAGATGGTTGCATATTGTGAGATGAATTATTATTCCGATGATATTATATTTGTTTAGTATGCAGAAGATAGAAATTCAAGCTCACTCCTTAGAGGAGGCAAAACTTATAGCTTTTCAAGCAGGTATTACCGTAGTACAAGATGCTACAAAAAATTGGAAGAAAGCAGGCTCTCCTATACTTACGAAAGACTTAAATATATACGCCGCAGATTTTTTAGAGGAAAAGGGTATGTTTGATTTTAAAGGAGCAGGTATAATTATTACCGTTACTTCTGGAGTTGAAGATACTAGAAAAAATCCTTTTAAAATTAACAGTGTCCGTAGAAAAGGTCGTTGTAAACTTAAGCGGGTTATAGAAATTCGAACTCAAAAAGATAATCAACTCTTAGGAACTGCTAGTAATAAAACAGAAGCAATAGAGTTATCAAAAGAACTAATAAAGAAGTGTCAAGAGAATATATATGGGAAAACAGTGTACTATTCTAGTGATATTGATTTTGAGATGGAATATACTCCTTCAGTACGAACTCAATTAGGTCAGTATATTGTGTTTGGAGTAGATGAAGCAGATGTGAGAATAAGTAAAAGAAAAAATAGAGAGTTTGAATAAATTATTAATTAAGTATATAATATATGACTGTTGAAGAATGGCTTAATAATGATCAATTAGGAATTGATATTTGAAATAAAAAGTATAGATATAATAATGAGTCTTTAGACGAGTGGTTTGATAGAGTTAGTGGTGGAAATGAAGAACTAAGAAGGTTAATTGTTGCTAAAAAGTTCTTATTTGGAGGAAGAACTCTATCAAACAGACAAACAGACAGACAGGCTTCGTACTCAAATTGCTACTCGTCTGGTAAAATTGCAGATAATCTTGATGATATTCTTCAAACGGCAAAAAATATAGGATTAACGTTCAAAGCTCAGGGAGGTCAAGGATTATCTTTATCTGATATTCGTCCAAAAGGATCAAAACTTTCTTCAGGATATGAAACAGACGGTATTGTTCCATTTATGGAGATATTTAATACTGTAACTGCTTCTGTTTCTCAGGGTGGATCACGTAAAGGCGCATTAATGATGTCTCTTTCAGCAGATCATCCACAAATAAAAGATTTCATAACTATTAAAAGCAATCTTGGAAAGATCAATAATGCAAACCTTTCTGTGGAAGTTGATGATAACTTTATGAATGCCGTAGATAAGTTTTATGAGACAGGAGAAGTTATAACCCTTCATATTAAATCTAAGTTTAAGGGATATCCTGATTATGATATAACTCCAATTGAAATTTATAAACTTATGATGAAAAATGCATATGAACATGCAGAGCCTGGAGTCATGTTTATGAATAGATTCAGAAATTATAATTTGATGGAGTATATTACTGAGTATCAAATAGATACCAGTAATCCATGTGGTAGTAAATGGCTGGTTATCAGTTAGTTGTATTGTTTGCCTCATGTAAAAAATTGGGTAAAATCGGTGAAGTCTAAACAAATTATTGCATGATAATACCGAGATAATTTCATAGATTACGAATAGGCTATGAAACATTGTAACGCATAGTGGATGAATAAATATAATTCCACCAAGAGTGCCCAACACTTTATAGTGAAAATATATGCTAAACTGGTCTGAATTGACAGACGTATCTCTAATGGCAATAAAGAGTATGAAGGAAACTTCCAGAATATCTAGATAAAAAGCTAAATAGGTAATATATAGGAACAACCTTTGCCAAAAAATATGTCCTGTAACTTATCCTCAATAAATCTATCTGAATATGTAAAAGATCCTTTTACAAAATTTGCAACAGTTAATTATTCTGAACTAGTTTCAGATATAAAGATTATTGTTAGGGAAATGGATAGGATTATAGATGAAAATCTTCATAACCACCCTCTTAAGGAACAACAAGAACAAATTGCTAAATACCGAAACCTTGGCATAGGAATTATGGGACTTCATGATATGTTTATAAAATTGAATATTAAATATGGAAGCCTAGAGTCGATAAAACTTGCAGAAAATATTATGAGACTTATTTTCAGAAATTCTGTATTTACCTCATATGATCTTGCTAAAGAACTTGGAACATTTCCTGGCTATTCAGACAAGGTATTTGAATCTAGTATAATGAAAGAAGCCTTTTCAAGCGATGAACTTGAAAAAATGAAAAAATTTGGTCTTAGAAACTGTTCACTACTTTCGATAGCACCAACTGGGTCAATTTCAACTATGCTTGGAGTATCGGGCGGTTTGGAACCCCTGTTTATGAAGAAATTTCAGAGAAAAACAGTATCTCTTAATAAAGAAGAAAAGGTATATGATGTTTATGCTAAAATTGTAAAAGAATATCTTGATTCTGTTCCTAATTCTTCTATAGATGATGATATTCTTGTAACAGCATATGATATTGATTCATATGATCGTATAAAGCTTCAAGCAGCATTACAAAAGTATATTGATACAGCAATAAGTTCTACAATTAATCTTAAGAAAGATACATCACAAGAATATGTAGAAAAATTATATTTAGCTGGATGGAAAGCTGGTTTAAAAGGGTTAACGATATTTAGGGAAAATAGTAGACCAGCTATTATGGGGGAATCTATTAAAGTTGAAGAAGAAAAACAATCTTTCAAATTTGATTCCATTGCACCAGTTTCACGCAAAACACTTGGTACAACACATGGTGCAACTTTTTGTAAAAAATGTGCATGTGGAACATTATATATAACTTGCAATAAGGATAATAAGGGTAATCTTGTAGAAGTGTTCACACATACATCTAAAGGTGGTATCTGTCAAGCTAACATGAATGCTGTAACAAGATTAATTTCTCTTAATCTTAGAAGTGGTGTTAAAGTCGATGAGATAATTGATCAGATAAGAGGAATTAATTGTCCTGCTTGTAGTACATGTAAGGCTAGAAAAATTAATATTGATGGTTTGTCATGCCCAGATATTATATCAAGAGTAATTACAGAAGCTATAAAAGATAATGTAAAAATTCCTCAAAAAGAGCAGATTAGTGTTCCAGATACAAAACCTTCAATAAATGCCAATCATGATAATAAAAACGTATGTCCAGAATGTGGGGAACCATTGGTTGCTACTTCAGGATGTGTAAGCTGCATGTCCTGTGGCTGAAGTCGTTGTAACTAATATCTTATTTAAAATATGAGCATGGAAACATATAGAATTAAGAATTTAGAATTTAAGCCATGTACATATATTGGAGAATTACCTAAACATATCTCGTTTGAAATTGTAAAGTATTATCCAAATAGTTATTATGGTACTGAGGCAAATTTTGAAAAACAGGGTGAATTTTATTTAGACGGAACTCATTCTATTAGAGTACACAAAAGCTGTTTTAAGTTAAAGGAAAATTGTTATACTATATTAATTTTCAGATATAACGAACATGATAATGATTATACAGCAGAATTTGTATGTGATAGATATCTTGATTTAAATGATGATGAGTGGGACACGTTACATGAAATACTATCTGTTGTAAATAAATATTTAAATAAACACATATATGAAGATTAAAGTTAAAGAAATTACTGAAGGAAGTAAATTTGAGATTATTGAAAAAGGAGATTGGATTGATCTCTATGCAGCCGAAGATGTAGAACTTATAGCACCGCAAGCTGGGGTACAATATGAGTTAAGTGGTAAGCGATTTAGAGATGTATCGTTTGATAGTTGTCTTATACGACTCGGATTTGCTATGATTCTTCCAAAAGGATTTGAGGCTCATATAGTACCTCGAAGCAGTACATTTAAGAATTTTAAAATAGTTCAATCTAATTCCCTTGGAATTATCGATAATACTTACTCTGGAAATGATGATGAATGGAAATTTCCTGCAATTTCTTTAGAACGTACTGTTATTAAAAAGGGAGATCGTATTTGTCAATTTAGAATTCAACTAAGTCAGAAGGCTACTATTTGGCAAAAAATTAAGTGGTTATTTACTTCTAAAATCAAGTTTGAATGGGTTGATAATTTAGATTCCTATTCTCGTGGTGGATTTGGATCAACAGGTAAGTAATGAATTATGATATAAATAAATTAGAAAAAGAATACAAAGTCAGATTGGACGATGCTCAAAGAAAAGCATTATCCGATTTGACTTCTTTTATAACTAGTGATGAACACTGCATTTGTTTAACTGGGTCAGCGGGAACTTCTAAAAGTATGATTGCTAGTATGTTATATGACATATTAGCTGATAACGGATACTGGACTGCTTTTATTGCTCCAACAAATAAGGCAAAATTAGTATTAGAATCAAAAGGAATGAAAGGAAGAGAAGCTTTAACAATACATTCTCTACTAAATCTTAGACCTAATTTAAATGTATTAAATTTTGATGCTTCACAATTAGAATTTAACTTTTTAGATACTTCTTTCAAAAGATCACATCAAGTGTATAAATATGATGTTCTTATTGTAGATGAGTGTAGTATGATTAATAGTGATCTATATGATTTACTATTAAAAGAATATAAGTCATCAAAGATAGTATTTGTAGGAGATCCTAAACAGCTTTATTCTGTAAAAGAAAATAAACCTTCTAAAGCATTTAGTAATAGAACAATTTATCTAAATAAGATATATAGACAAAAAGAAAGTTGTTTATCTAAAGTATTAAATTATTTAAGAGAAAAGCCATTATATAAATTTAAAAGCATTTCTGATGATTATTCTAATATTACAGTATGTAACAATATTGTACAAATGCTTAAAAAGTATAGTTATTTATTTAAAATATCTAAAGATTTTAGTGATTCTAATTTAATAAAATTAGTTTCTTATACTAATAATAGAATTAACGCATTAAATAAATTAATTAGAGAATATTTAGGATATAAAGAAGAATTTGTTGTTGGAGAAGTTCTAACAGGTTATGACACAACTAACTATTTAGGATTAAAAATAGAAAATTCTCGTGATTATATTATAACATCAGTAAATAAAACTAAGTATTTAGAATTAAATGCTTGGGAATTAGGGTTAAAATCAGATGATTCTACTTTTAAAGTAATAGTATTATCTAAAGATAATTCAGAAAAAAATATTAATAATCTAGCTTATAGGTTAGAAGGACTTAGGTTATCTGCGGTTAATGCTGATAAGAATAATGTATATAAAAAAAGAGTTAATGCTTTATGGAGTAAATATTATGATTTATCAGAATCATTTTTAACTACTTTTGATCTAAGATACGATAATAGGATAATTAAACGTAAATCACTAGATTATGGATATTGTATATCAACTCATAAATCACAGTCATCTCAATATTCTATTGTAATGATAGATATGGAGAATATCTGGAGATGTACAAATAAAGAAGAACTTCGGCAGTTACAATATGTAGCCTGTAGTCGTACTACAAGTGATTTAATTATATACCAAAAGGATGATAATACTTAATACTAATTTATTTAAGAGATACTGCAAGGACGAAATCAGATATAAAGCTAGTAATAATTAAATATTTTAATTATACTACCGCAGATAAGCCTATTCCTAACTACTTATTATGAAAACTTTAAGATATAAAATTGATATATAATGAAACATAAATTAACCAGAGAAGATTTGTTAGCTATAATAGTATGCATTCAAAAAACACGGTTTGTAGATTCTAAGTGCTCTAAAGATTTAATAGAAATAAAACAACTAGCTTGTGGTACTGTATGTATTTTATTGGAACTATACTTTGGAGAATACAACTCTGAGTTAATATGGTTGTATGCTATAGATTCAGATAAAAACAAGTTCTCTACATTTAATGAGCTATATGATTACCTTTCTGACCCTAATTCTGAATTAGTTTCAGATGTAGCATCATCATTAGATGAATTACTTGAAAATCATTCGGAGAATAAGATGTTTTTAGATTTTAAAAAATGTGTAGATGAAATACCTTCATAGATTAAAATATAAAATAAATAGGATACTTAGAATTCCTAAGTGTGTCTACTTGTGTATTAGATTTCCTTTTTTATACCCTAGAAATAGATTTACAGACAAACATCAAGTAAGTCCTAATTGGCTTGTGAAATTAAGTAATAAATATTACAAAAAAGCTTATACTGAAATTAATTTATCATATAAATTTTATAAAGACCCTAAAGAATGCACTGAATTTAATTCTATCATTAGAGATGTTGGTAAATATAATTTCAATGTTAACTTAACCCCTTCTGGTATATTAAAATTTGAAAGTACATACATTGATTCGCCGCTTGAATTTAATCTTCAGAAACATGTTGGAAAGGGCTTTACTATTACTGGTATAACTACTTCTACTAATATATTTACTAATAATCCATATATTATATATCATGTTCATAAAAATAAGATAACAAAGTATAATTATGGATTTGCTTTTAAAACACTCAAAATTTGCGTAGATAAGTTCTATAAGAAAGTGTACAATTCTATTATTTTTATTTGGGATAATATTATAAACAGAATCTGTTTCATCCCTACATCTACAGAACTAGATGCTATGCCTACTGGGTGGAGGAAAGCTTTTGGTATACAGATGTGTAAGGATCTGAAGAAAGTTCTCAAAAAGCATAATTACCTATATAAGTATAGGATTATGCAGATTAAGGAGAAGTTTGGGGTGCTTGCTTGGTATTCTAATGGTTCTCCAAATGGTTGTGAATATCCTATCATTAATACGTACGAAGAACTTTCAGAAAGAACATGTATATGTTGTGGGGCCAAAGCTAAATATATAACTAGAGGCTGGATTAGCCCTTATTGTAAAAAATGTGTATCAAAAGATGAAGTATCAGATGAAATCAAGTACTAGTAAAGATGTTAATGGATCCTGGTAAAATTGAAGCTTATAAACTTAAGTTAGTAGTATTCTTAATATGGAGCCGAAGAACTTAATAAAGTACTATAGATATATGAATAATATGTTAACAAACGAACAAATACTTACTATTTTAAACACCTGAACTGTTGAAGAAGGTTATATTAGATATAGAGATATGAGTATAATTCTAAGAAAAAATAAAGTTTACTCTATAGAATTTTCTCTTATGTTAGATGAAAATAAAGAATATATACCAAATGTTTATTTATCACTATATAAAAGAATAGATAACCGTAATACTATTATTTTTACCTACCTCATCCCAGATGAAATTAAATTAAAAGTTGTAGGTTTAGTAACTATAAAGGTTGAGGATTATGTTAAAAAGAATATTGAAGATATTTTAGCAGTTCCTGGAGAATTTGATGCATTAGTATAATGACTAAAGAAGAAATAAGGCAACTAAAAGAGAACAAGGATATCAAATTTATATATAAGATTCCTTGTTCTTTTTATGAAGAAGGTTATGAATATATTGTTGTTGGAGATAATATAACTTCTAAAAATGATAATGTTACATTCTTTAGCTTAGATGATTGATTTTTAAGAATGAAATCTGGTAGTTTGTTACCGTATGTATGTTCTATTCTTTCTAAATCAGGTAAGATTAAAGAATATGTAAATATTTATGAAAAACCTGATATTATTAAACTTAGAAGATATATTATTGCCAGGGTAACTTATTTACAAGGTATAAATAAGGATTTACCTAATATAGATATGGATATTACCAGAGAATGTTTATGGGGAATTCAGATTATCAAAGAATCTAAAGTAAATAGAATTGACGTTTTCAAAGGAAAAATTGTTAATCCTCTTAAAGATTTTATAACGATTTCTGAGCCTATATACAAAATGTGGAAAGAGTGTAATGAAAGACGAGAATAAGATATTATTAGTACTTGTTGGACCTCCAGCATCTGGTAAAACCTATTTTGCAAAAGAATTTGTGAAAGATAAGAGTACTTGGATTAGAATAAATCGGGATGATATTAGATTAATGTGTGGAGATTATTGGGTACCTTCTAGAGAAAAGTTAATTAGTATCTATGAAAAACTAATGATTGAAGAGGCTTTAACTAATGGATATAATGTAGTTATTGATGCCACTAATCTTAATCCTAAAACTAAGGCTAAATGGGAAGAAATAGCGTCTAAATTCAATGCAAATATTCAATATAAGGAAATAGTTATCCCATACTATGAAGCTATTAAAAGGGATAAAAATAGGGATTTACAGGTAGGAGAAGATACAATTCGAATGTTTTATCGGAAATATTATCCTGAAATGTTACAAACAGAATTAGATGAGCTATAATGTGAAATATGTAATTGTAGAATGACCGTATACTCAGGAGTTAATGGAACATCCTGACTTTAATGAACATGCCTGTCTTATTAATGAAGAGAGTTGATTAGATCAATATGGTTGAATGTCTTACTTTGTAGAGGAAGATTGGTTAAAATTAATAGGAAAATGTTAAATATTTGTAAACTTTATATAAAGATATATAACAATCTATGTGAGCTTAATAATATAGCTTTACAAGATAACTTGTTATATTTAAGTGTGATGATTAGCAGTTTGTTTTAATGAAAGCAAAAGTTAAAAACCTCGAAGTTGAAGTTCAGCCAATGACAAAATTTGATTATAATCATCAAATATTAAAAATGCAAGTTCAGCATACTGAGAATAAAAGAGTAAATGGTTTTTATTGCAACTGGAACGGATACAGATTTTGGATTAATGAAGATGATTTTAATAAAATATATACCGTTATAAATGATAAAGAAATATAGAAAAAAACCTGTAGAAATAGAGGCTATTCAGTATATTGAAAATAATGTTGAAGAAGTTGAAGAGTTTGTCGGAAATCAACTTTTGCGTTATAACAATACACAAGAAGAAAATGATTATTCGCTTGGAATTCCAACTCTTGAAGGTATAATGAAAGCTTCAGTTGGAGATTATATTATCAGAGGAGTTAGGAATGAATTTTATCCTTGCAAACCTGAAATATTTAGAATTACATATGATGAGGTATAATGTTAATTAGAAATAAAACTGTATACGTTTATGATATTGAAATATTTCCTAATGTGTTTCACTGTGTTGTAAAAAATACAGAAACAGGAGAACGCTTATTTTTTGAAATATCTGAACGTAAGAATAATTTACAAGAGTTAGTAGATTTATTTTGAACTGTTAGAAATCAATCTCAAATTGGTATTTGAGAAAGAAACTATACTACAAACTTACAGTTTAAAACAGATAAAATATTTTGTGGATACAATAATATTCATTATGATAATCCTATTATTAATTATATTATTGATTTTCATAAAGTAATGTTAAAGATGTCGTATTCAGAGATATGCGCATCTTTATTTAAACTTAGTAATTTAATAATTCAATCTACTGATACTAATTTTAGTTCTTGAACAAAGTGGAAATATAAAATTTATTTTGAAACATTAGACTTGTTAACTATGCTTTATTCTCAAAAGTTGAGAGTAGGGTTAAAGGAGATGCAAGTAACTATGCAGTTTCGAAATGTTCAAGAATATGAAGGCGATTTCCAAGATTATCTTCCTGTATCTGAAATTCCTAAAATGATAGAATATAATATTAATGATGTTGATTCTACTGAGGAATTATTAAATAGATGTAAAAAGGATATTGATTTACGTATAGCTATTGAAGATGAGTATGGAGTAAAGGTACTTAATAAAGATGGAGTTAATATTGGAATGAAAATTATTACTCAAAAGTATCTTGAAAAAACAGGACAAACCTGGAATCAAATTAAAGATTTGAGGTCACCTTGCGATTTAATTCCATTAAATGAGGTTATTTTACCTTTTATTGAGTTTGAATCACCTATACTTAAAAGTGTATTAGCTGATATGAAAAAGCAAACAGTTTCTCCTGGACGTAAAGGATATGAGAAACATTTTATATTTGATGAATTAGAATATACTGTTGGAGTTGGAGGTATTCATAGTGTTAATAAACCTGAGGAAATTATACCTACAAAAGATGAAATGCTTATTGATATAGATGTTGCGTTAATATAGTGGCGCAAGTAAAACGCGGTTAATTGCGGGAACTTAATTTAACTTATTAATACTGCAGCTAGTAGTAATACATAGTGTAGCACATAAGATAACGCTTATGAGAAAGTAAAAACTTAATAAGTATTATAATCCGCAGCCAAGGATCCTTATAGGATCAAGGTTCACAGACTATCTCGAAAGAGAGTAGGATAAAACTTTATAAGGTTTTATTCGAAACGCCGCGAATTTTTATAAATTTAATTTGGTTATATCCATTTATTGTTGTTGTCAAGGTACAAAAGCTTCATATAAAGGCTTTAAATGACACTACATTGAATTAAATTCAGAACAAATTAGATATAAAAATTAAGATATAGTCGAAAATTAAAATGGATATGCACTATATCCTAGCATTATTATACAATATGGATTTTATCCAAAACATCTTGGTAAAGAATTCCTTGAAGTTTACTCTCAAATTCGAGATGAACGATTAGAAGCTAAACATAATGGAAATAAAGTTAAGAATGAAACTCTAAAACTTGCTTTAAACGGTTTGTCTGGTAATCTACAAAATGAACATAATTTTTGTTATTCTCCATATGCTGTTATGCAAATTAGAATTAATGGACAATTGATGTTATTAATGTTAGCGGAGAAATTAGTTCAAGCAGGTTGTAGAATAATTCAAGCTAATACTGATGGATTATTTGTACTATTAAAACGAAACAAATATACCAATGTACAAGAAATTTGCAAGAATTGGGAAATCTTAACTAAACTTACTCTTGAAGAGGATAGATTTGAAGCAATGTATCAGTTTGCTATTAATGACTATCTTGCAATTAAGGAAGGTTATTCTGAAACAAAAGATCCAAGTCTTTTAAAGACAAAAGGTATGTTTATCGACAAGGTAAAACTTGGCAAAGGTATGGATGCAGTTATTATTCCCGAAGCTATTAATAAATGTTTAGCAGATGGAATTCCTGTTGCAGATACTATTTATGCTTGTAAGGATATTAATAAGTTTATAACTTATCAAAAAGTTAGTAAAGATTATTCTGTAGAATATGATGGTCAGTTAATTCAACGTATTAACCGATATTATATATCTACTGATGGTCCATGGCTATATAAATGTAAAATAGATTCTAATGGTAGACGATATAACTATATTAAACTATTAACTGACTCTGGCGTAACAATTTTGAATACTATTAATAAATCTGATGAATTACCATCTAATATTAATTATTCTTTTTATATAGCTGCAGCACAAAAAATCGTATGTATGTTTAAGCATAAACAATTAAAATTATTTTAATGAATGATGAAAATTTAACTTTAAAAGAAATTCAACTGTTTGTTTCTAATCTTCAATCTCGAACTTGTAAAATTGAATCAGATCAAGCTACAATAATAGCAAGGGATAGTGTTGTAAATGATGTTATTAGAAATATTGAAGACCGAACAAAGAGTAGGATTCCAATTACAAATAGAATGGTTGTATCTTATACAAAGAACTTTATTAATAATTTATTAAATATTGCTTCAGAATGTTATACAGATATTAAGTATGAATGTAATAATTCATATATTAATTTTAAATTACGATATTATATAGGAGGTAATTATATTGATGTAAGTATTAATGATATGTTGTTAATATATAATGATGAAAAGTATAATATGTACGAACTATTTGTAAATACTGTTCAGGAAAAAGCAATACTATATGATTTGAAAGAAAAGATACAAATGTTTTATAAAATGAATACATAATGAAAGATTGGTTAGGTAACATATTAGCAATTGGAGATCAAGTTATTTGTATTGAGCGATCACGAACTTCATCTTGGTTTGTAAAAGCAGAAGTTATAGGATTTACTGCAGAAAGAATCAAATTAAAATATGATCTTAGTGGAAAAGTTCACTTGAAAAGTTGTGATAAAATTATTAAAATATAATATATAATAAAATGAAAGTAAAAGAAGTTATATCCATAATTAGTAATACTGATTATTATTCCTTAATTGAAGCAACTAGAGCTGTAGGTTTATATAAGGATGATATTGTAGTTGAGAACTATAATATTACAAAGCATAAATATTTTAATATAGTAACAAATATTTATCAATGTGAAGACGGGTTTGTTGCAATTACAGGTCTTAAGAATAATATAAAAAAGAAAGATTATGAGGAATTTAATATAGCAGCATTTGCAGAAGAATATATTGAAATTCCTACTGTAATGTATGCTCCAAAATATCGTCGATAATGAAAGTTAATGAAGCAGTAAACTTAATAAGGGATAATTATCCTCTATATTCATTATATAGTGCTGAAGAATTTATCAATAATAGAATTAAAAAGGTTGCTAGTAATCTGTATATAGATGAACATAGATGGTATGAAATCTCAACAGATGTATATGAGTGTGAGAACGGATATATTGGTATAACTGGGCCTTCTAAATTATATAGTGAGGAGAATAGTTGGAAAGATATTGATAAACCCTGTTTTGTTTCAGAATTTATTGCAATTCCAACTATAACTTATAAACAAAAAGAATAAATAATTATATGAAACTTATTAAAAGTAGTTTTGAAATTTTAGAACAAGAGCCAGGTATTCAAGGAATATATAAACAAATTGAAAGAGCAGGAAGAACATGTTATAAGTCAGAGGATCGTATTACAGAAGACTCAGCAGAGAAATTTGTTAATATGATTAAGGATAGACAGCATACTGCTATGCTTGAACATGGCACTGTATATCTTTATATTTATAAGGATCATGCTTACAATGTAATAGGTGATAATTGGGTAACTGAACAATACCTTTCTAATTCTTACTCAGTTATTAATACAGATTCTTATGGTAATTATCATATCACAACTAATTACAGAGTTTTATATGAAAATGACTGGCTTGACGATTTAAAATATCTCTGTGAACCTACTGAATATCATGAAAAACGAATTACAGTAAAGTTTATTCTTCCAATTTCTATAAGTCGTGAGTTTTGTCGCCATCGCGTGTTATCATTTGCGGAACAATCAACAAGATATTGCAATTACAATTCCGATAAATTTAATAACGAACTTACGTTTATTATTCCTTATTGGACTGATTTAAAGGAGGCTAGATATCAATATTGGGATAACGATTGGGTAGATGCTGCAGATAAAAATAATATTCCCAATACCATACTAAAACATTTTGAAGGAGACTCTGTTGACATTTTCTTATCTCAGTGTGAATCAGCTGAAGTGAATTATAAAGCTCTTATTAACAGAGGTTGTAAAGCTCAAGAGGCTAGAGAAATTCTTCCATTGTGCACAAAAACAGAATTAATTATGACTGGTACTATTGAACAGTGGAGAGGATTCTTTAAACTTAGAACTGATAAAGCAGCTCATCCTCAGGCTCAGGAACTAGCTATTCCTTTAAAAGAAGAGTTTATTAAAAGAAACTTATTAGATGGAAACGATTAAACAACTAATAGAAGAATTTCTCAATTCTAGTAATAGAGAATTAGATTTACCGATGATTCCTATTGATAATATAGATAGTATTATGTATCAGATTGGAGCTTTAGAGGATTGGAGTCTTGAGGCTAACCCATATGGAAGTTTCTATAAATCTTATGTTTATGGTAGTTTAGATTTAGGGCTTAGTGGTTCTTTACGTTGTGGTAAATTTAAACTTAACAAAAGATAAAGAAGATATATTATCAAGTACTAACATCAAATTATCTAAAGATGACAGCTAAAATATAACATATAGAAGATGAAAACACTTGAACAGATTAAAGTAGCATATAAAAGTCCTACGATAGATAGAAGAGATTTATATAGACTTGCAGAATTCATTCCCTTTGAAATGTTTCCTTTTTGTGGTCTAACTCTTCAAGATAACGTAACTAAGAAAGAATGGGATAAAAAGACTATTCCTTTTACCAGAGAGAATGTACTGAAGCAGCTTAAAGAAGATGTTGCTTTTGGTTTTGAGAAAGCCTTAGATAAAAGAGGCATTTCTTCGAGTCTAATGTTTGAGGTGGTGCAGATGTGGAACTGGATCCTTGAAGAAGGTTTGGAAAATTGGTCTAATGATAATTATGCCTACTATGGATTACCTCTTTTCAAAGCAACTGCCGTTAAATATGGGTTTAATAATCCTATAGGAGATGATACTGGAGATGAAGACTATTATAATGAAAACTATGATGAATACGAATATTATTAAATTTCAAGAGCGATGAGGCTTAGGTAATATGCAAGTATTTTCATATGGGAATGCCAAATTACCAAAAGAAACACTCATAGTAAATATTACATCTGCAGTACATTGTCCTTCGGAAAGATTAGGCTTCTGTAGATGTAGTAAAGTATGTTATGCTAAAAAATGTGAACGTATATATAAAGCATACTTGCACAAAAACACATTGATTGAGTCATACATGTATTTGTGGGATGATAAAGATCTTAAGGACATGCTAATGTATTATATATTAAATGCTCCTGTTAAGATTAAATACGTTAGACTTAATGAAGCGGGTGATTTTCCAGATCAACAGTCTGTTGACAGGTGATCTAATATTGGACGATGGTTATATAAAGTTTTTGGAATTAAAACATATTGTTATACCTGTAGAGAGGACTTAAATTTTAGCGGAGTTCACTTTATAGTAAATTCTTCTTCTCCAAATATTAAAGCACACCGTTGGTTTTTCTGTGTAGATAAGTTTCAATTTAATAATTTACCAAATAATGCTGTAAGATGTAAAGGAGATTGCAGAAAATGTAATCTTTGCTTTAATAGCCGTTATCAAGGCGTAATATATTGTAAACAACACTAATGAGAAAATATTGTTTAACTAACGAATATCCTGGGATTTGTTGGACTTATGATACCAACAATCCTAGGATTTTTTATGAATGTAATGCTGACTATAAAATGTTAGATGCACCTATAAAAGGCGTTGTTAGATTAACATTTAAACGTTGGCTTAATAAAGATGAAATAGAATATGCAATTAATTAAAGCATGTAAAGAGCTTCTTATTCAGCAACCTTTTTATGGACTTTTCTTGCTAAATCTACGCAAGGAGATTGTTAGTGATAATCATCCTGTAAAAACAGCTGCTGTAGGTCCTAATGGTATCAATTTTACATTATATGTAAATGAAACATTTTGGAATAACCTTACTGATACTGAATGTATTGCTGTGCTCACCCATGAGTTAGTACACATATGTTTATTTCATCTTACTGATGATTTCAAAGCAGATAATCATGATAATATGAATATAGCAACAGATGTAGTTGTGAACCAAATAGTTACAGGATTGCCTGATGGGTGTGTTACTTTACAGAATCTTTCTAAGTTAATTGGAAAGAACCTAGAGCCCAATAGAGGGGCGTGGTATTATTATAATGAAATACAAAAGTTTGTTAAAGAACACCCTGAAAAATGTATCCCTGGTACTGAAGGATTAGCCGACTTTAAAAGTATAGATAATCATGATATGTGGCCTAAAGATATATCGGAAGCCGAACGTAAATTATATGAAAATCAAGTAAAGTCTAAGTTAAAAGAAACAGAAGCTCTTGTTAATAAACAAGTAGGCCACATACCTGGAGAATTAAAAGAAATACTTGAAAAAATAAGAAATAATCCTCCAGTTTTTAACTGGAGAAACTATTTTAGACGAGTAGTTGGAGATTCTATTAGTAGTGATCTACAATTAACTAGGATGAGACCTTCAAAAAGATTACCTGATGCTAGAGGAACTCGTTTAAAAAGAAAACCAAACATATGTGTTGTTATTGATACTTCAGGTTCTATAAATATGAATGACTTTTCTAATTTTATATCTGAAGTTAATCATATATATAAAACAGGTGTAGATATAACAATTATAGAGTGTGATACTAATATCACTAAGATATGTAAATATGATAAAAAAAGTAAATTTGAATTTATTGGTCGTGGAGGTACTGATGTTTGCCCAGCTCTAGACTTCTATAAAGAACACAAAGAATTTAGTTCTTGTGTGATATTTACTGATGGTTACTTATCTAAATTTACATTTTCAACTTGTAAAAACTTAATCTGGATTATTACATCTGATGGGAATAAATCTCAGAAGTTTCCAGGAATAACTGTATTAATACCGTAATAAATATGGAACTAACATTAGGAGAAATAAAACCTATTTTAAAATATATTATAAACAATAATAGATCTCTCCAAGAAAGAGGAGAATTTCCAATAAGTGTTCAACTTACTTCACTTCCTGGTATAGGTAATTTATTATAAAATATTTGATTAAATTGTTTTATATTATTACTTTTGCATAGATTTAATTTATTTAAAATTTAAATATTATGCAAAAAATTAGTAATGATTTAGAAAATAAGATT